ACGATGTAGACATCGCGATCCTTGGTGCTTGGCAGCTTCTCACTTTGGTACCGACCACGCCAAATGTCCACATCACCTTTGAAGTGATTGTGGACGATCAACGCGCTTCCAAAACCATCAGTGCAGCTGCTGTGATAGATGCAAAGTGGTCTCATCAGTTCTCCTCTTTGAAGACTTGAGGAGAGAAGGTCTCAATGCGAGAACCCTCAAATGCTTGAGCTTTCAAGAACTTATTGAAGGCAGCCAATTTCTTCTTAGCTTCCGTCTTGTTCTTGGCATCGATGTCGATGCTAATATCGACTTGCAGAGTGAATGCAGCCATCTGATCTCCTTGAGTGAGTTATCCGAACAACGCCATTTCTCTTTCGTCTTTCCGATAGAACAGCTTTTCTTTTGCCAATTCGTTGATGAGCTTCAAAGCATCCTTGTCAGGCATTAAACCAGCTTTCTTCAATGCCTTCGCTTGTCGTCTCATTGCTGCGATGGCTCTAACCTCTTGATCAGAACGCCCTGCTGGTCTACCGCCCATCATTTCGGCACCGTCAATTTAAGAGCCGTATGAATCCTTCGCGTCACTCTCCTTATTTCAGTGTTGAGTTCATCATTCATCTGTTTGATCATGTTGTCCTTCGCCTCTTGCTTAGTGGTGCCATAACCTTCAGCAACACCACAGCCATTGTCAGCGACCAAACAAACCCTGACTTCATCTTCGCCTTTGTACTCTGTTTTCTCGAAGAACAACTTCATCATGGCCTCCATACAATGCAGATCCCAATTCCAACGAGCAATCCAACCACGAACCCTACGAGGAAGAAACCTTCAGGAACTCCCATCAGTCCTCCTTCAGATCAGCAGTCGGTTTGAACTGTTTCACTGCATCTATAGTAGCGAGAGTGATCTTCTCGTCTTTAGAGCTAGACACCATCAAAGCTAGTTTGAGAAGGTTCTTCACATCTCGACCGGAGAGTGATGGATACTTATCAACTATCTTGGCGATATCTTTAGCACTTAACTCAATCTCCGCTTTCTTAGAGATTTTCTCCCAAAGACGAAGTTGACCATCCCTGTCAGGGATCTTGTATTCAATGAGCGCCACGCATCGTGAAGCGATCGCATCATCGATCAATGCCTTACGATTAGAGGTCATGAACATGACGCCGCGATAGTACTCCAACGTTCTGAGGAATACACCAACGACAGCATTCTGCTTGAGATCATTGCCACGTTTGTGAATGTATACATCAGCTTCATCAAGAAGCAGAATTGCTCTCCATCGTATTGCTCTAGCAAACGTCTTCAGAAGGTTCTTTTCAAGCTCTTCTGGCTCAGTTCCTAATTGTGAGCATTGAACTGAGTAGAGAGGACGCTTTGCAACTTCAGCGTAGACTTCAGCTGTCAAAGTCTTGCCAAGACCAGGGCCACCAACACCTAAGATGATAGCTCCACCACCTTTGCCTTTGATCACATCTTTGAAACCGCTCTTCGCTGATAGAAGAGCATCGATAAGATCTTTCTGATTCTTTGGCAGCTCTAAGCTTTCACCAAGCGTTGTGTCGTAAGAATACTTAGTGAGTTGATTGACATGGATCTTCAATCGCATCTGACGACGAAGATCAAAACAAACCACGTAAGGGTGAATCGGCACTTCACCGATCTTGACAACTTCAGTTCGATCAGCGGCGTTCTTCTTCTTACGACGTTTCACATCATCATCACGTTCTTCTTCATCTTCATATTCTGGACCATCATTCGCTTCACCTTTCTCGTTCATGTCACCCCAAAATGACCAATCGATATCGTCGTCTTCATCATCAGACTTCGATTTCGTTTTGACGCTGTCCTTCTCATTGAAGACATCAATGACAACATGAGCTGGTTCACCATCCTTAGAAAGAAAGATAGTGTGCTCATTGTACCCTCTCCACCAGCTGTCTTCTTCATCGTTGGTATCATCATTGCCATCTACATCGTCAGTCGCCGAACCCTCTGCCAAGTATTGGCGACCGATCTTCTCAAATGTTTCCATGAACAACTTCTTTTCTTCAAGGTACTCATTCCGCAGATCTTCATCTTCAACAACTATGTTGTTAGCTAGAAGACCATCATAAACATTTTTGCCATAGAAAGAACTCTCCCAAATGTTTATGCTTGTCTCTCTCAGCTTACCAAGAACATAGTGGTAGAGCTTCATGACCGTGTGAGCAGGTGTGACACCACCACCACGATGATGCTTGATCGGCTCATATTCGACACTACCAACATAGTAGCTCAGCCATTCATCATCTGATCTCGACTTCACAAAGATGCGATGACCTTGCATCTTTGACAGAGCCGCCTTAAGGATAGACGTGAATGTCTTAGCATCTTTGATGAGGATCTCTTTCTCAGTGCCTTTCTTCAAGATCCTGATCCACGTCGTTACGTCCTTGTAGGGCTGATTTGCTTCTTTGACCTTCAACCCTTTTTCGTACACAAGCGGCTTCAAAGCAGCGGCCAACTTTTCGATCACTTTGATTGTGAGATCATCAAGATCAACAGCTGTGCTTTCTCTGAAACGCATGTCGTCTTGATTGATACCTATGCTTTCACAGATCTCCTTCGGAAGAGCTCTGCAGACGAATCTATGAAGTTGGATATCCATCTCACACCTCAGTTAGTGAGTTTCTTTTTCTTGGCTCTGGCTTTGCTGATCCGTTCAACGTTGGCTTCCTTTACCAAGCTTCGATGGATGCTATAATCCTCAATGATCTTCCTCCCGATCTCCATTGAGAAAGATTTAGGATTTGATGTGCTGAGCATCGGGTAGTCTTTCTTATTTTCATTGATGAATCGCCTGATTGTCTCATAAGAGACATCACATACTTTGGCGATTGTCAGGAATGTGTGGAACTTGAGATCTTCAGCAGTGAACTGCCTTTTCTTTCTCGGTTCATTCTGATCTTTGATGGTAGGCTTCCATGGTTTTTTGATGAAGTTGATCGCGGTCTGGGCAATTTGTTCGTACTCAATCTTGACCGTCGCATCTCGACTGTCGACGTAAACCTTCACATGATCTTCAAAGAATGTCAAATGACACGGCCCTTCTCCAGTCATAAATGGAGTCTTGAACTCGAACTTCGGTTTTTCTTCTTTTAGGATTTCCATGTTGACCTCAATGAGTGAGTTGATAGTTGGCTGGGAGAGTAGGAATCGAACCTACATTACTACAGTCAAAGTGTAGTGTCCTACCATTGAACGACCTCCCAATGTGCACCAGTCAGTTTGCACTGACTGGTGTCCTGCAATCTGACTGAGTTTCTACCCATGGAGATGACATCGACAATTCGATATTTTCATGGGTTAGCTACTACACTCAATCAGTTCACAGGAAGCTCTAAAGATTTTGGCTCGGGTGAGGTTCGAACTCACGACCCATTGGTTAAAAGCCAATTGCTCTACCAACTGAGCTACCGAACCGAACGCTGATTACTCAGCGCCTTGAATGAGCCTCATATGAAGGCCAGTGGGATAGTCACGCTCACCATCGAAGTTGTGGTGTGCTGTGTGCTCATCAACGATCGTCGTAGCGATCTCTTTGTCCTTGAAGTACTTCAACCAGCGATGATAGAAATTGCGCATGTCTTTGATCATCGACCTAGGCACTTCACTGTCTCGTTTGGTACGGCCGATGGCAAGCTGCTTGCCGAACTCCGGGTCGAAGACGTCAGCCCTACCTTTTTGACGACTGCACAAGCTCCAACCAAAGCGAACTTGATTCGTTCCGGGAAGCAAGATAGCAACCATCACGCCTCGCTTGATGTTGTGCTTGTCTCTGATGAACTGCACTGCCTCAGTGATATGAGCCACGTTTTTCTCCATTAGAAAGTGATATTCAATTCTTTCTTCTGCTTAGCATCTTCACTAGTCAACAGCTTCACATGACCAGTGACTTTACCATGGATCCTCTTAACTGATCCTCTGCTTTTGTGTACTTGTTTCTTGATCTTTAAAGTTCCCACGCACGTCTCCTTTAATAAGTGGAGGTCCAAACGGGATTTGAACCCGTGTTCCTGCCGTGAAAGGGCAGTGTCCTAGACCGCTGGACGATGGAACCATTTGGTGACCACGACCGGACTCGAACCGGTGGCCAACAGATTAGAAATCTGTTGCTCTATCCAACTGAGCTACGTGGTCAAGTTGTTAGTATTTCTTAAATTTATCTCTGGCTGGATGCGGATCCACCCAAGTTTCCCACTCATCACCAAGTTTTTTTACGATCCTCTCAAAAAGTTCTTTCAAAAGATTCATGTGATTGTTAGCGCAAAGTTCTAGATCTTTCAATTCAGCTTTTGTAAGCTTACCACTTTGCTTTGCGAATCTATACAATCGACGAACGCTTATGATATTGTCTGCTGTTCTTCTCCATTTACTGTCAATGTCATCAATCACCGCGTCCTCCAAAGATCGAACGAAGTGCGGAGATCCTTAGTGCATTCATTGCGCTCTCAAGTTCTTGGTGCTTCTTGATGTAATCGTTGAATGCCACTTCATAAAGAAGGTTGTGATCAGCCTTCAACACCTCACGATAGCCCATAGGATTGCAAAATCCTGGAGCCATACGACACATCGCTTGCCATTTGTTGTCGATCTCTTTAACGATAGACACCATCGCCTCAATGCTCTGAGGATTCCTAACCTTCACGAGTTCATGAAGGTCTTTGTTATGCTGGAAGAACACTGTCTTGATCGCTTCCTTCCGCTTGTCAGGATCATCACCAGCCTCCGACAAGATCTTCGCCATGTCCTTTGCTTTCATGATGGGACCTCTAGTGATTGATTACCAGTCTAAGTAGTTCTTAGCCTTTCTCACATGTTTCTTTTGTCCATTTTTTGTTTTAGTCATTCTCAATGTTATCCCTGCGGCACCAATTGGAATCTCAGATATATGAACAAAATAGCATTGATCGGTAGCTCGATTATATGTGGCTATCCAATCAAAAATTTCATGTGAGTATTTTTTGCCATTAGAAAAGAACTTGACTGCTGTTCTCTCTTCATGATTGACATATTTTACTTGTAGCCTTTCAAGCTTACATTTTCGTAAAACTATCAAGTCTACGCTTGAAAATGGAGACAAAGGCGTATACACTTCATATCCATGTCTGATGCAATATTCTTGAACTTTCAATTCTGCAATAATTCCTTTTTTGTGTGTGGATCTCATTACATCACCTAGAAAGTTGGAGCCCAGACCGAGAGTCGAACTCGGATTAGAGGATTACAAATCCACTGTAATAACCGTTATACTATCTGGGCATAGGGAGCCGAAGCTCCCATTTTTCTAGACGTGAGCAGGTTCCTTCAGCTTGGCAACTCGCTTCTTCCCTTCAGCCCAAGCTTGCTCCTTGTGTTTCTCCTCGTCGATCAACTGCTTTCGCAGATCCTCGGCCTTCTTCGCAGCTCGCTCTTCCTCGATCTTTCGGAAAGGAGCCAATGCCTCTTCGTCTTGCTTGTCCTTGAAGCACCACCATTGGATCTCTCTCCAAGGCTTCTTCTCAACGACTCCGAAGTCGAAGAAGCCATGGAACTTCGGCTTGTAGCCATCCAACGATTGCTGTTGAGCAGCCCAGCCTTCATTCCTCATCGCATCGCCGGTCAGGAGCAGATGAGTGAAGAAGACTTTGTCGCCGCTGATCCTACCGCTGCATTGAGTGATATTCACTATGTTTTTCTCCTTTGTACTTGAAGTAGATGACTGTTTGTGCGATGGTGTTCATCAGCAGCAGAACACCAATGACGATGTAGAACGCGTTGTTGATGCGACGTTCCCATTTCTTAGAGAACATCAAGCCTCCTGTTCGACACCACCATCGGAAACAGCAGCGACGAGATGCTTGTTGTCTTTGTCTTCGAGGATGATACTGCCACTCGGCAACCTCATGTAGCACTTCGTACCGTGTTGAGCAGCGAACTCACTGCCCTTACGACGAACCAAAGAACGATTCGTGTCACGGTAGACTAATTTCGGCTTGGTGCCCTTGCTGTAGTGGAGAGCTTCCCACTGCTTCTGATCAGCGCTCTTCTGAACGATGACGTCATTCTCGATCGGTTCGAACTTGTCTTCTGCCACGACTGCCTCCGAATTGAGGTGATGGTACAACTACTTGATGACGGATGCCACCAAGTCAGCGTTCGTCTTGTAGGTAGTGCACCACGTCTGATAGTCAGCACGTGGCTGGTCACCACTGATGTTCCATCGGTCACCATCGACCTGCTTGATGGTGATTTTCACACAACGGCCTTGAACGTAATCCAAGTCCAAGAACTTTTTACCGTCGAGATGAACGAAGTTGAATTGTTCTGGTTGGAACTTAAAGTCCGGATTGAAATGAAGCAGGCCCATTCCTACCGGTGACGACGCTTGAGCTGCAGCAGCAGCGATCTTCTTAATCTGCTCTTCAGTGGCTGTGATTTCCACTGTCTACCTCCGTGAGTGAGTGTTATGCAGCGCAAGCTGCTTCGATCCATTCCTTGATCTCATTGTCTGTTGCCATCTCCAACATCGTCAAAATGTCTTGCTCGCTCATTCCAGCAGCAGCCATTGAGTACGATGCGATGAGCTTGTTGAGTCCCTTCTTCCTGGTGAGCGTTCCACCAATGAAAGGGCCGGCCATCGTGGTGAGCATCAGCGCATTGCCGCCGGTGATGTCGATCAGCTGCTCGGCGACCTTGCTCAGATCGTTGTCGTCTTTGATGCCGAAGACTTGATGATGAGCATAGCACGCTTCCAACAGAAGCTTGAACTCATCCATCTTCTCACAGACAACCTTCGTCGTGTCTCTGCAAGCGAAGAGCAGGGTCTCCGTCACGACGCTCATTTCCTTCTCATCGACTTTGATGAGCTTCCCACCAAAGCCAAGCTCGAACTCGATCACTGACTGTATTGCTTTAGCGAGTGGAACCTTACGATCGTTCATGGTCTCAAAAGGACGACCACTGTGTGATCTTGCTTGTATCATCTGAACCATGCTGCCATCCTAATGAGTGAGTGTTGTGTCTACAGCAGAGCCATGTAAATGACGCGATCTGCACGAAAGCTGCGGTACTGTTCCTTCTCCTGATCGAAGATGAAGACAGAAGTCTCCGGCAACTTCTTGTTCGGTTGACCATCAGCTCTAGGCTTCGGCTTGTAGTCGAGATCGACGTTGCACTTCATCTTACGAATGGTCTCATCATCTTTGATGAACCATACCCTTAGCGTCTTGCCCTTGCTCTTCTTCACAAAGGTCTTGACAGCTTTGAGATCGTGGAACAGATAGCTCTTAGCCATGTGGATCTCCTATTCTGTGAAACCATGCTTGAGGAGAAACTCCTCATTGAAGATGTTCTTGAACTCGTTGCTTCCTGCTTCCAACACGGCGAGTCGAACCTTGTGACCGGCGACCAGTTTGATGAACGGCTTATCAGGCTCGGCTTCAAGACACTTGACCTCCTCTGACAGAGCATGCTTCGCTGCTCTTCCGAGATTCGGCCAGTGTCCCATGAATCTGAGACCTTGGATCCCTTCAACAATCATCTCATTGAAGCGGATGATCTCACGTGACTTGTTGCGATTGCTGTTCATCGCCAATATGCCGATGAGGCCCTCCATGATCTCATCATCTTCCATGTCGCCTTTGAGCTGATGCTCTTCAGCGAACTTGATGCAGAAGTTCACATCATCAGAAGAGCCATCGATGTTGTTGGCCATCAACTTTCGAAAGTTGATCTTCAACTTGAAGCGAGAAGCATACACCCATCGCTCTTCACCGTCATCACACACGACCAAGACCGTCTCGTCTCCAGGAGCTTCCTTGGCTTCCGTCACGCCTTTAACAACGTATACCTTGCCATTTGTCAAGCGGACGTTGGTGTTGTTCAAATCGTTGTGAGCATCATTGAGGCAGACAACGATGTTGTCCTTCTCCATCTTCACCGCTTTAGCCATGACGTTCCTCCACAGCTTTCACCTTTTCGATCATCTCCGGTTCGATGAAAGCAACAGTGCCGTCTTTGAGTCTGACGACGAAGTAGTTGATCTTCACGCTACCACCAGCGATCAGTTCCTTCCTGCCAAGGTAGACGCCATTCTGATCTGGTGCTGATCCCCAAAAGACCTTGAGGATAGCAGCGATGATGAGCATTCGCTTCATGACTTCACCATCTTCCGCTCAGTCTCAAAGCTGTTGATCACATCAGCAACCATCTGGATCTTCTTCAGTTCTTCGAGGATGTTGTTGCACAGCATCCCAGCCATCAATGGCGGAATGTACTTCGACTCGAACTCGCCTTCCACCTCAGCCCAAGCACCAAAGTAGAAGATGGCAACACCAGTCGGGTAGAGACCATCGTTCATGTTGTCAGTGCTGAAGTGCTTCTTGATGATGGTCAACATCTCATGATTCATATCATGAGGCGGCATGCAGTCGAAAGTCAGTTGGATGTTGGCAACGCCATCCTCAACTGCTTTGCGGATAGTGCCGATCTGGATGATCGTCTTGTTGAGTGCCACGGCTGTGCTCCTGAGTGAGTTCGTCTGGTTTGTAGGTGGCTGCAGGTTGATACTGCCTGGCTGGACCATATGGATAATCAGTCCAGCCAGGCAGCCTCGTAGCGACCAACCTGTGTGGTTCCCCTCGGCTGCTGTTTCAGCCGTAGATCGCATCACCAAAAACGCAGCACTGCAGCAGCACATCGCTGGTAGTGGCGTCGCCGTCTTCCACCATCAGATCAGCAAAGTGCTTTGGGTACTTCTTCGCCATGATGGCGATACCACGTCTGATCGACGGCAGATCTAGACGGTACTCCTTGCTCTTTTTCTCTTCGGTGCTGGTCAACACCACAGCACCACCTTCGCTCATTGGGAAGTCGACGTATTCGTACACATGAGCTTTGTCGATGCGGAACGTGATCCTCTTCGGCATCACGTAGCTCTTGATCTCGTACCAATAGTTCGATCCACCTTCGAAGGCACCGATCAAGTGACTGGCGATCACCTTCATCTTCACGTTGATGATGATGTTCAATTCATCCTTCTTTGTATGGATGATAGTTTCACCAAGCTTTCCGTTTTTGGAAGTGATTGACACTTTCTTCATTGCAGTGCTCCATTAAATGAGTGAGTGGTGCGCTACTTGAGCGGCAGGATCCACTTGCACTTGTCTGTCTTCTCGACGACGACTCGATCGCCGATGCAAGGAGGATTCTGCAGATCATCGTTGAAGGTGAACTCGATCTTGGTACCATCTCGCATCTCAGCAGCAACGATGTTATTGTTGATCGATTGGACGGTGACCTTGCGGCTGAGAGTGCTCAATGATTTGTTGAACATTGTTGCTCCGTGAGAGTGAGTCAAAGCATCAATGGAGTCGAGCTCAATGCTCGACTCCATTGAATGGGACCGAAGAAGCGTCGATGTCGTCGAAGCCGCTCCTTCGGTCCTCACTGTTTTTTCTCGTTCTCTGAGATTCACTTACTCGATCCATTCGATCTTCCAGTCTGCAAGTACCGATCTCACATCGGGTCAGCTGGTGTTCAGTTATCTCAGGGATTTCCTTCCGGAAGGTCCTTTAACCTCGCATATGGTCCGGGTTGGTTGATGCCTCGGTTTTGCCATATGGCTACTCGTTTGGGTGTTATCATGAGGTGAGTTGTTCCCTCATCCTACTTGGCTTGGCATATGGGCCGTTTGGAAGCTGTTTAGCTCTACCACTGGGTTTTCAACCAGGTATCGATGGAGTCAGGTTTCGAGTGAGTTCACTGTGCAGTATAGATTGCAGGTATGCTTAACTACTGAAGGTGCCAACTCGTCGAATCGTTTGCCGTGAGGCGTTTGTTGGTAGCCGCTTGTCAAAGACCGTGGTTTAATGTGAACCTATTATACTGATAGGGAAACTTTTTGTACACCCAAAAGTTGGGCTTTTTTCGCCATACGAAGCAGCTGTGCTTGTGGCGGTTAACCGCCACAAGCACAGCTGTGCACTACGCAGTACGTTGATGCCACGTCTCGACTGTCTCGTTGAAGATGTCCTTCAACGTCTTCGTGATCTCCCACTTCGGATAGTGGACTCGCATCTTGTGCAGATCGCTGACGTACCACTGATGATCTCCACTCCTCACAGCATCTGTGATCTCGTACTCCATTGGCTTACTAGTGATCTGCTCAATGAGCTTGAAGCTCTCCAAGATCGAGATGGAGTTTGACATCCCACCTCCGATGTTGTAGATCTCAGCGCATTTCGGAGCAGCGATGAACTCCTCAATGAAGCGTGCCACGTCGTAAGCATGGATGTTGTCTCTCACTTGCTTACCCTTGTAGCCGAACACAGTGTACTTCTTTCCTTCCAAATTGCACTTGATCAAGTAGTTGAGGAATCCATGCAGCTCAACACCACTGTGATTGGGACCTGTGAGACATCCACCTCTCAAGCAAGCAGTAGGCATGTTGAAGTACCTACCGAACTCTTGAACGTAGAGATCAGCTGCTGCTTTCCCAGCTCCAAAGAGCGAGTGCTTGCAGTTGTCAATGCTCAGTGTCTCATCGAAGCCAAACTCAGCTATCTTTCGATCGTAGTTGTCAAGTGGAGACCAACGTGTCTCTGTCTCGTAGTAGTTCAGTTTGTTCGGATTGTCGCCGTAGACCTTGTTTGTGCTCGTGAAAACAAAAGGAGCCTCAGGACAATACTTCTTGGCTAGAGAAAGCATGTTGAAGGTTCCAACAACATTGGTACCAAAGTCCTTTCTCATGATCTGAGCTGCGAGATCATGAGATGGTTGAGCAGCGCAGTGAACGATGGCTGAGATCTTGTCTTGCGAATCGACAACTGTGAATACCTCTTCCAGCTCAGTGGCCATGCTGATGTCGGCATCATAGTGGAAGTAAGATCCTTGATACTTCTCAAGAAGCTGATTCACTCGCCACGCTGTGTCACCAGCTTCTCCGAAGAATCGCTTTCTGTTATTGTTGTCAATGCCATGCACCATCCAACCGAGCTTGATGAAGTGCTCGACTACTTCGCCGCCGATCAATCCACCGCTGCCTGTCACGATCATGATCTTCATCGTTTCTCCACAGATTCAAGCCATCTAACTTTCTTTCCATGAGCTTTAGCGTATTCTATCTCTGAACGTGTTGAATCGCCGATGTATCCGTTTACATTCAAAACGAGGATCTCATCAGCAATATCAATTTTTCTTTTGTGAAGAACATCTAAAGCCTTTTTAGTTTCTTCTGTCAGTACGCCGATACTTTGAAGATCAGCATCGCTTTTTGTATTACACCCTATCTGTAATACAATTCTACCAGCTAAGGTCTCTTCAAGATTTGCCTTTTGCCAGGCCTCTATAAATCTTGTACTACCACAGAGACAAACGATCACTGGTCGATCTTTTATTTCACAGTCGAATGTCACTTGTATTGTATGCATTCTCATCTCACACTGCGATTGGAGCTTTGATGGAGGGATCCGGATCATACCCCTCCAATTTGAAATCCTCGTACTTGAATGCCAAGATGTCTTTCACTTCTGGATTGATGATCATCTTCGGCAGAGACTTCGGTGTTCTGGTGAGTTGCTCAGCCACTTGATCAAAGTGGTTCTTATAGATGTGGATATCGCCGAAAGAGATAATGAGCGTCCCAGGCGTTAAACCGCACACTTGCGCTACGATCTGCGTGAGCAGCGCGTAAGAAGCGATATTGAACGGCAAGCCTAGGAACGTATCGATGCTGCGAGCATAGAGATGGCAATCAAGTCGCCCATCGGTATGCACATAGAATTGAAAGAGCGTGTGACACGGCGGTAACGCCATCTTATCGACTTCAGCAGGATTCCAAGCGCTAACGATGTGGCGACGACCATCTGGTCTATTCTTGATCATCTCTATCACGTTGGCTATCTGATCTATGCCTTTATGATAGCCTTCAAGACCACCAAAATCTCTCCACTGCTTGCCGTACACAGGACCGAGATTTCCTTTAGCATCAGCCCATTCATCCCAAATGGTAACACCATGATCTTGGAGGAACTTGACATTTGTGTCACCACGCAAGAACCAAAGCAGTTCTATGATCAAGCTTCTCAAATGGATCTTCTTTGTCGTGAGTAGAGGAAACCCTTCTTTGAGATTGAACTTCATCTGATAGCCAAAGACAGATCGCGTCCCGGTACCAGTACGATCTGTTCTATCTTCGCCATTGGCCATGATATACTGCAGCGTCTCGAGATAATTCTTCATTTCTTGTCCTCCTTGCGCTGAGTCAAACGGATCTTGAATGTGTCGAGTCGCTTCTTCTTTTCTGTTGCGAGTCTTTCCAGCCACTCAACGCCATCACGTTCAGAAGATGTTTGGTGATCGGCCATTGAGTAACTCGCTCTAGCAGAGTCGGCTCTTTGCTTTGTGATGTTGTAGTCCAGTTCCAGCTCTTCTAGGATGTCACCTGCCAAGATCTTTCTCAGATCAGGTGGCTGCCAACCAGCGGGCTTCAAGATCTTACCGTCAGGACGAAGATGCACTTTGCCATCCTCGCCGACTTTCGCCATGTTGCTGCGATGCACTTCATCCCACCCAGCAGCCATACGATGCTCAAAGCCATAAGTCAGCGCTGTTCCAAGCACGACATACTCGATGTCTAGTAATGCGTCGAAGATCTCGATCTTATTCTTCGAGTTCATTGCTCTGAACAGTTCAGCGACTTCTTCTAAGATCAAGTTCTGTCTAACGCTTTTGAGTTGATCAGACACTTCGCCAGTCGGAAGCGCTGTGAATTGGCTCTCAGCGCCTGTGATCTTGTAGAACTCACGAATGTCTTGCATCTGCTTCTTCATCGGAACCGCACCTTGTCGCAGTGCCAAGAACTGAGCATCATTCAGAAGCGCGTTGTCTTCTCTGATCTGAGCACGAAGTGCTTCACGTTGTTTACGTGTCAGTACATTCGGCTTTTCTTTCTTCGCGATCTTCTTCATGATCTCTTCTCCTTATCGACTGGTGCAACATATTCAAGTTGATGGATGCGTCGTTGTAGGTACCACTCAGCCGTCTTCAGATCTTCAAGCTCTTTCTTTGGATCCTTCTTTCCAGCTCTGCTTATGTACTTGACAGTGTTGCCAAGACAGAAGTCGAGCTCCCACGCTTCGATCACTTTGATCGTTTCGTATGTTGTGTCGCCGCCATAGTGCTGCGGATGGTTTACTGATTCGGCCATCGTATCCTCTATGAGATTGATCCACGTTGTTTTCTAGCTTCTTCTACTAGCTGCTCAAACTCTTTGCATGCATCTTCACTAAGCAAACATTTGAATGCATTCTCAAGTTTGTAGATCCACGGTTTGGATTGCTTTTTATGTTCAGCTATTGCTTGAAGTGTGAAGCCTTCGAGTCTGTACTTACCGACTTCAATTGCTTCTGGATAACCGCCAACCTTCTTGGCTGTTTTCCTAGCCTCAGCCAGCACCTGTTTCGCACTCATACCAATACTCCTTTCATTGTAGCCAAACGCCGTCTGAGAGGCCAAAGCGCTTTCTTTAACTCGTACGCAGACGCCTGTGAGAGCGCATCTCTAATGTCAGAGGTAGTTAGGTACTTGACGTCCTTTTTGACATAGGACTTCGCAACCTTCACGCTCACCAAAGCAGCAAGATCTTCTTTCAGTTTGGAAGAACCAATCCTCCCAGCTTCATCTGGGTCCAAGAACAAGATCACTTCTTCAAAATTGTTCTTGATCAATTCACGTTGGTGAGAAGACATAGACACACCGAACATCGTGATAGTGTTCTCCATATCTCTCGAGACCATTGACAAACAATCCATGATCCCTTCAACGTCTACCACTGAGTCATACTTCTTCGCCTTCTCCAGATTGAAGATGCACAGCTTATCTGGAGAATCTTTTGGGTACAACACTTTCTTCTTCTTTTCTGTACCAACGTACCTTGCTTCGAATGTCACCACTCTTCCATTCTCATCGCAGATTGGAATGATGATGTAGTCTTTATAGTACCCAGTCTTGCAACGTCTGATGTTGTACTCGATCGCTGTTGCTCGACTGATGTGCCGCTTTTTCAAGTACTCAAACGCATTCTCATCTAAACGTGATGTCGCTGGTAGGTCGTTTGGTTCGATGTCTTCTACCTTCCTTTTGAACTTTGGCAACTGCAAGCGTTTCAACATCTCTCGCAGATCTTGCATGCTGATCTCATAGTCAGACATGCCAGCAAGACTAAGGACTTTCTCAAAAGCTTCATCGTTGTCCATCTCTCTTTGAGAGGAGATCAACGTGATGAGATTGCCACGCTCTTGACAGCCAAAGCAATAGTAGGTGCCTTTCTCTTTAGACACAGAGAATGATGCAGTGTCTTCCCCATGGAAAGGACACGGCATCCACACCTCACCATTCTTCCTTTCATCACCATTCTCGAGTTTGACGAACTTGAAGAATCGATCCCACTTCATATTGCGTAGGATCTTTTCCCAAAGCAGCTGATTGGTGCTCATTGTTTCACCGTTGCTCGTAGAAGTGACCGTTTCTCTTTCTTCAATTTCTCCAGGAATTTTCTCTTTGCAGCCTTCACTTGCTTCTTTCGAATTGATTTGAATCTTGTTTGACACTCCGTTTTATCGCAGTAGTGTCGATTGGCATGACCTTTGATCTTGTCTCTGCACAATCTGCAGTAGCTACTTCTTCTTTTCTTTTTCGTCATCTTTGCTCCACGCAATATTGAGCTTCATGCGAGCAAGATCAGGATGCAAAATGACGTCTGGCATCTTACCATCACGACCTTTGACACTCGTCAGTCGCATGGTACCATTCAGTTCTTCGTCCTTCGTTTGAGCAAGACCCAAAACGAAGTTAGCATTCTCAATGATGCCGATTGATCGACCGATGTCCTCAACATCAATGTTGCGCTTTCGCTGTCCACCTCTGTTTGGCTGTGCTGCAGTCCACAGAGGGATATCCCAAGCTCTAGCAAGCGTCTTCAACTCACGAGCGATCTTGCCCTGTTGCTCATGATCTGCTTCGTACTTGCTAGCATTCTTCGAGAACATGATGTTCAAGTAGTCGACCAAGACCACTGGCTTCTGCTTGAACTGATCACGATGCTTCATCAATGTCATTTCGATGAAGTCAGTAGTGCAGCCTTCAGGTGTGTCGATGATCATGAGCTTGTTATTGCGCTTTTCTTTCAAGTTGGCGATCTTCATCTTCCACTTCGCCAACTCCTCTTCATCAACTTCACCTGTTCTGAACTTCCGGTGCATGATACCAGCAAGTCTAGAATCAATGCGGTACTCATACTCCTTCTTGCTCATTTCGATCGTAAAGATCATAGCATCATGGTTCTTCAACCACGCCGCCACTGCAAAGTTCATCAAAGCGATTGATTTACCACGACCGGTACCACCAACGATGATACCAAGTTCGCTGTTCATCAACCCACCGTAGTATTCATCAAATTGACGAATGCCAGTTGGAACACCACGGTATTTTTCAGGATTGTCTCTACGATCTTTGATCAACTTCAAACGCTCACTGAAGCTGTCAAGGTAATCGCCTTCTTGAATAACTGAGTCGCCAGCTCTATATTGCAGCTTTGCGATTTCAGTTTGAATGTGCTCGATCGAGTTCGGGATCTTTCCCTGTTCAACCAAGTCCATCGATGTTTCAATTAAACGCAGAATCCTACGAGCCTTCCAAGCTTCAGTGATCTTATCGACATAGAATCGATCGTCTCCCTTGTCGATGTCTGTATCGTAAAGCTTGTCGATCACTTGCTCGTACTTTTCAAGTTCCTTTTCTTTGACACCAAGCGTTCTGAGTCCGGTCATGCAAGCGGACTTCTTAGGATACGTTTGGTACGTCTTCCAATGTTGCTCTATCGCAGGGAAAAGATTGCGATACTCCTTGACTGAGAACAATTCTTTTCTCAGACGAGGTAGAATCCTGATCGAAGCTGTTTTGCTACGAAGAAGGAGAGCTAAGATCTTTCTCTCTGTTAGTGGGTGCTTGTAGGCGTCCATTATTCCTTGCCCTCCAAGCGTTTTTCCCAACTCTTGCTCTTCAACGTTCTTCTCATGTCTGGTCCTGTCACTTCAACTTTCTTCAGAGCACCTTCAAACAGCGAGGCAATGCTAGCGCCATATTGCGATTCTAATTGCTGTGGACGCAAGTTCGTGATCTCAATCACGACTTTATTCTTGCCTTCACGATGACGAAGGATCTGCTCAAACTCAGAAAAGCCGAACACAGTTCCAGTGGCTTCGTTCCTTTTTACATGCTCTTTTCCGAGTTCATCGATGATCAACACATCGACATTCTTGATCAGATCGCGGACCTTCTCTGTCTGCGCATCAGAGCCAAACGAGTCCATGACCATATTGAGATACGATTGCAAAGTCCCATAAAGAACCGAGTAACCATTCTTGATGGCATGCTTTGCGATGATGCATGACAACGTCGTCTTACCATTGCCATTATTGCCATAAAACAAGAAGCCTAAGCCTTTAGCAACAGCGTTGTGGATCTTCTCGTTGTAGCGCATCACCAGCTTCAATGCGGACTTGTCACCTTCAAAGTTCTTATCATTCAACTTCCAATAGATCTCTGGGATCCTAGACTTGTAGTACTCTTTGTACCTCTTGAATCGCTTGAGGCAAGAGCACTCTTCAGTCTTAGTCCATGCTGCCTTTCGTGATTGATCCTTCGCAAGGCGGTGACCGGTGTGATCACACTCATCGCACTCACCAAGCATCCTCTCCTTCATGTCCTCTAAGACCTTCCAGTCTTCGTCTTTTAACAAATAATCGAGAGTTGAATTGGTCACTTCATCCTCCTTGCTTTGAAAGCTCTTTTTAAAGATTCAGACATCTTTTTTAAACTTTCTGGAGTATGCTTGTGGCCAGTGTGATTACCTTTTTTGCCTTTCATTCCATTACTAATATTTTTCCTATGTTGCTCTGACTTTGGTTTGCCTTTTAAACCATTTCTTATTGCATTGCGATGTTCTTTTGTTTTTGGTCTCTTGTAATTCTTATTGTAAATGCCTTTTGGACTACCACCTAAAGCGCCACATGGAAAAACATTGTATCCATTTGGTACATAGGAATTATACTTTTTCGCAAGCTTCTTTTTTGCTGCTTCCAAAGATTTATCTGTGTAACATCTTTGAATAGCTGTCAGTTCAAAATTCTCTATCCCGTATTTTCTCATTGCTATGTTGATAACACGTTTTCCTTTTTTCATTTCTCTTTTATATCGATCAAAAATGCCTTGAAGATCTTTCTTAGTCTTGTTTCTACCAATGTACAATTTCTTATTGATCTTGTTCTTCCACAGATAGATGAACTTCATTGAAGAGATCCTTTCTGACTTTTTTGAATTTCTCGATCTGGTTGATGAGATGGTAGATGTCTATTGGAAATGTCTTGTTTGTCCGTTCAGCCCAATGAACGAACTCAACGAACACATCGCCTTTGATCCTGAGTCGTTTAATGCCTGATAGTTGAGTGAAGATCGTTCGCTTGTCGAAGACCTTTTGGATCTTCTGTCCATGCTTTTTCTTCACTTCGTTGAAGTATTCAAGCATCTGAGGTGCTGTCCAAAGCCTGACTGGCACCTCACCAGTTTGATCTCTATAAAGCTTTCTATCTTTCTTGTCTTGCTCATCTTGAACTCGTTCTCGTTTGATGTCAGAGAGCTTTCTCATTTTTTCAGCTTCTCATAGAAATCCTTCAATGGGATCATGAAGGTAGCATAGCGGAAGTTCCCACTGCCCTTGTACAACCATGCGAAGTCTTCTGCCTTCTCACCACGAACATGAACATTCACCATGTTGCCTCTGATAGCAAAGCAACCAGCAAGTTTCACGTCAAGTAATCGACAGAGAGTATGACCGATCTCTGACTGGTAAAGGTTTGAGTTGATCAATGGCACCTCAAAGCCTTCGTCATGCTTGAACCAAACGATGTGATCTCTCTTCACCAAGATCTTGACAATTGAGTCTTGATAGTCCACCAACGTCTTTCCAGCGTTCAGAAGATCATGGTAGCCATCCTTCAATCCTTCGATCAACTTGTCCCATTGCTTGAAATCCTTACCATGATTTGAGATGGCGATGTTGATCTCTCTTGTGTTCTCAAGTGCGAAACGAGAAAGATCACGATCCTCGATGTACTGCAAGAACTTCAACCACACTTCATCTGTGACTTCAAGATACTCAGCTACCATTGTGCAAGCTGATCTGTTCGCATCAAACTTGACAAAGGATAAAGCTTCACGCTCATTGCTGTAGAGTCTGTTGAGTGTTTCGCCAGCCATTGGATGATGATCAATGATCACGATTTTGCCTTTCGCCGCCAGGATGTTTCTCACGTCTCGAGCTTTCGGAGAGACATCTAAGAAAACGAAGCGATCGAAACCTTCAATGTTCACTTGCTCGCCGCTCTGATAGTTACGGTAGACATGGCCTTCGTCGCCATGTTTCTTCCACCACACATGAGCAGACGCAAAGCCATCAATGCAATGACGGTGGAACAGCACTAGAGTTGCCATGTTGTAGTCCTTTGATGAGAGTCAGCTTTTCATTTTCATCTGCTAGACGTCTTATCTCTAGTTCTAAAACTTCGAGATATATCCATGTCCAAGCAAGCGATTCACTGTTGCTCATTTGAGATGGTTTCTTTTTTATCTCAAGCACGACCTCGCCGCGCTCATTTCTGCTTGGTCTGATGAGGCCGAACGGCTCCTTTACTTCGCTTCTCTTCACTACACTCTTTTCTGCAACGATGAATACTGAACTGCAGAATCTCGTGTAGTGATGGTACTTCTTATCTCTGAGCCAATCTGTTCTTCTGACCTTGATCTCAAAACCTTCAACCAATTGTCTCTGTATGTCGACAATGATTGCGTCTGCTCTCCAATTCTTAAAGGTGAATTCTGGCACAAACACCTTGCTGTATTTGTCTAAGCAAAGTGTTTTGATGGCCAGCTGAATATCCTTAGCAGAAATTGGAGTTGATGGATCTACCACTATGCGTTCTTGCTTTTGCACGATGGCCATTTACTTGCCGAACCAGTCGTTATATTGCAAGTACCTATCGAGGATATCCTCTTTGGTAGTTGGTTCAACATGCACTTTGATCTTACGTGGATCAAACCAGCCTTCTTGAAAGCCTTGGATCTCAATCACTGCATAAAAACTCCAAGGTTCAATTGGATCTTTGCCACGGAAAACCCTCTCACCTTTCAGCTTGAAAGTCTTCGTGTCAAAGACGGTGATCTTCGTTGTCTTGCCTCCATCACCTTGTCGATACACAACTTTGTATGGGATTTTCCTCACTACAGAGTTGTCTTCAACATCTGTGAACTTGGCATACATCCAGCTAATGATCTTAGATTGCTCGAAGATCCTTTGTTCAATCTCCTTGATCTGTTTTGGAGTTAGATCTTTGCTCACAGCAGGATCTCCTTCAGACCTCTCACCGTCAAGATGCTGGCATCCTTCAAGTTCACAACATCCTTTTTCAGTGATTGATCGATGACCACTGAACTTACTTGAGCTCGAAGGTGACGACGCTTGTGCATCTTGACCTCGATGGATTTCTTCATCATCAAGTTCCAGACCCTCATGTCTCTCATCTGCTCAGGTCTAGTGATACGACCAATGCGTTGAGTGATCACTTCAGGATCTTCTGGCAATTCGAAGTTGATCATGTTGTTCGCACCTTGCAAGTTCAAACCAAACTTGCCTGAGTCCGTCATCAACAAGATCCTGTGTTTCTTTGATTTGTTGAAGATGTTGCGCACTTCATCTCTGTTCTGCTTATCACGACCACTGATCTCAAGGATGTTCTTGTACCCATCCTTTGTGAGCTGTTTCTTAAGCTCATCGATCACTGTGAGGTACTGGCTGAAGATGATGATCTTCTCTTCAGCTTCAATGACCTCTTGCACGATCTCCTTCGTGAAGTCGTACTTAGGAGAATCGAACTTGCCACCATCGATCAATTGCGTAAAGTCGAGCATTCGACGCAGTTTGATCCACTTGGCTCCAGCTGGCGTGTCGATGAATGAGACTGTTTTCTCCTCGTTCAGCTTATCGCTCTTCAGCAGTTCTTCAAGCTCTTCAATGTTCTCTTGATACAACGCCTTCTGACGTTTGCTCATGTCCAGTAACACTGCTTCGATCACTGGATCCTTCGCATCAGGGAAGATGTCCTTCCTACTTCTGCGAATGAGATGTGGCCCAAGCTTCTCTCTGATCTCATTGAGATTCTTGAATCCTGTCAGTGTGCCGCCACCATCAAAGATGAAGTGATGCTTCTGAAACTCTGACCATGGACCCATATGCCCTGGTTTCACAAACGCCATGATGCGAAACAGCTTGTCCAACTTTGCAGCAATTGGCGTAGCTGAAAGAGCAAGTCGTCTTGGTGAACGAAGAGACTTGATCGCCTTACTGCTCTTGCTTGTTCCTGCAAGTCTCTGACACTCATCGCAGATGATCAGATCCCAATCAACAGCACTCATTGCGTCGTAGTCAGTGAGCACCTTGTCGTAATTGGAGATCGTCCACAACTTCTTACCATACATCTCAGCTCGTTCTTTAACACTCACATCTTTGACGATCTGAACGAGACCCTTCGTCCCAGTCCAGTTTTTGATCTGTTCTCTCCATTGACCTCGCAGCGCTTTAGGAAGCAGCAGCAAAACCCTCTTCAAACCTTGCTCTTGATGCAGATGTTCCACCAATGCAATGGACTCTACTGTCTTACCAGAACCAACGCCGTTGGCATTCAGGACCACTTTGTTGCGAGAGATGTGAGCAACATCTTTGATCTGCTCTGGTTTGATCTTCTTTACCATGCTATTCTCATCTACCCATTCACGCAGTCTACCAAGCTTGATGTCAGCTTTTTCGTACTTAAGCCGCTCAGCTTCACGTTCTGCTCGAATCTTTGCAAAGTCAGGAAGCTTTCCACCCTTCGCTGGGCAGATGTCCTTAAACGTGCACCCTTTGCAAGCAGCCCAAGTATCCGCTGGTGTCGGTTTGAAGTCCTTATCTTCAATGCGTTCAATGAAGCGATTGATCTTACGCTTTAGATTGATGCGATCGTCTTTATCAACAGTTGCAATGACTTTCTGATTGTGACGGTTGTAGAACATGTTGATGTAGTGTTCTTCGATCTCAAAGCCTGGTTCGCCCATTTTGTTGAGGTAGCGATATGCCAGCGAGTACAAAGGCATTTGAATTGTAGCCTTCAACTGTTCTGGCGTCATCGGCTTTGACACAGTCGTTTTGTAGTCTGTGATCTCTACAAGTTGCGGCTTGGCTCTGATGATGCGATCGATTGAACCAACCAGTACAACATCACGTCCATCTGCCAATTGCTTGTACGGTATCTCAAACCGCTTTTCTAATGCAATCGCAGGCTTAAGCATGCCGTCCTTCTCCTCACGGGAGTAGAACGTTTGGAGTAGAGGATACCCAGCTTTTTTCCAGCCATCCAATTGCTCTTTTGTCTGCTTCTCAATGTTCGGATTAGAGAACACCTCATTGAAGACGTCAGGCCATTGTGCTAGCATAAAACGTCGATCGAACTGCTGGACCTCGTACATGATCTGAGCAACTTTATGGAATGCGGTACCAAATGCCCCTGAAGCGTTGAATCCTTCTTCACGCATTCCTTCAATGAACTTCAGTCTGAATCTCAAGCCACAACCATCGAGGCAGTCCATGCTCGATGCAGAGAGCTTGAGTGGATATGTCTTCTGCTTTCCCATCAGCCCTCCTGTTTCACTTGGTAGAAGTAGCCGGATTCGTCTGACATTGCACCGATGAAATTGCCTGCTTCTGTGAAGATGAAGTTGGTACCAACAGCTGTAATCACAGTATGCGATGTTGTTGGATAGAACACCATTGCCTCTTCTTCAAGTTCTGAGAGTTGGAACTCATGAACCTCCAACCCAGCGGTTTGAAAGAAGGTTCGAAATTCTGAGATGTGCATGTGATTCTCCTTGATAGCCTGGTCCCATTTGATCCTGTACTATATAGTATCCGGTTCGTTGGTGGTTAGGCTGTGGTTTGGAAACTATTTGTTAACTGTGTTTTTGCCTAAAACCAACACCAAACGCCAAAGGCCCAAGTCCTTGCGGACTTGGGCCTTAACGGTCTGTTGGGCACAGACTCAAGCTGGGACATGGGTTACCAGCTTGTTATGAGAGCAGGAATTCCTGCAGTTTCTCACGTGTCAAGAACTTGCATGCATCATCATAACCTTGCTGCATGACTGGCTTGTTTGCGAAGTTCAGCACATCGCCAGTTGACTGCTGTGGGTAGAACAATGCGAACTCAACTTGTTCACCGCCAGTAGCTTTGTTCAAGTCCTGTTGAGCTTTGACCTTGTTCCACATCCGCAGTTCATTGGTAGCGTAGATCATGTTGAAGCAGCGCATGGCAACATCGATCATGTTCTTCAGTGTCACAGTTGTGCTGCTGCTTTCTGGTTCGCAGAAGAGACCAATGATCTTTGTTCCACCTTTTTGTACTGTGATGTCGAATGGCTCATTGTCGAAGACACCGCCATCAACATAGCGATCTGCATAAATCGGGAATGCGATTGGAATGGCACATGTCGACAAGGCTGCGTCCTTGACGAAGGCTTCATCATCCATCACCACTTGGCTACCAACGTAAATGTCGCCAGTGCAAGTGTAAGTTGGAGTAGCAAAATCCTTCATCTTCATCGTTGAACCGAAAATCTTCTCGATGATGGCCGTCAGCGGCTCAACTGTCAGCAAATTGCGTGAACGAAGGAATTGGAATGAGAGGATGAACTTCGAGATTCCCCACACACCACTTGGCAAAGAGCCGTTGTAGATCTTGGCGTTGGAATCGATGCTGTCCCAAACTTCCAAGATCTTGTCAGGATCGTTTTGATACTTCGATGTGATCACTGAATTCAGACCACCAACCGAAGTTCCACCAAACAGTTGAATGCGTGAAAGGAGTCCAAGCTCATAAAGCCGGTAGTTGAAACCAGCTTGCCAACGACCCTTTGCTCCACCACCAACCATTGTGAGAGCAAGTTTCTCTTTCCCACCTTTAGCCTTTGCATCAAAGGCTGCAAGGATGTCGTCCACTTGGATCTTTGGTTGCAGTTTCAGTAGAGCAGTTGTCATGACACTCCCTTCTTTTTGCGTTTGTCGAGGATCAGAGTTTTGACTGTCAACATGAGAAACACAATAACGCTTATGATCGTCAACAGCATTGTCGTGTCCGGTAGAACAAGTGGCGATTGAAGAAAAGACGATGTCTGATTTTCAACGTTAACTTGTTCCTTACGCACGACGTCCGCCAAGTCCTTGGTTCCTTTATTACTAAAACCAAGAGTGTTAACAGGCGCTTGGACGGATCTATCTCCTGAGTCGAGGCGCGCTCGGCCTAGCTGGTGTTCCTTCATTAGCGTCAGTTCAGCCTTGTTCTTCTTAGCCATTTTCTGAAGGGAAAACCAGCCGCCAACCAAAGCACCTACACCAGAAACTAGCATAGCTGCCCATTTGCTGAAGTCCTTTACAACCTGGAAGATCGTCTGAGAAATTGCTTTGTAGTACTCAAGCTTCAAAAATTTCTCAGTCCAGATCTTCTTTTCTTCTGGTGTAAGATTTTCTATCAGCTCCTCAGCGTGATGTGCTTCTTGACCATCTTCTGTGGTTTGTGTTGGTCCCTTTTCATCACTCATGGTGTCCCACCCTTCACCGCTTGTTTTGCAAGTTGCTCTAACAGCTGGTTGTAAAGAGTCCATGCTGTCAAAACAGCTACAGCTGCAGAAGTTGCTGTCGAGATCAAGATGACGATCACATTTTTGTACACTGTCTGTGTCTTGATGTAATCGTCATGCTTTTGGGCCATCGTCAGAAGCGGACCAATCTTATCTGAAAGATTGCCGGCTTCTCTCACCATGTCGTCAAGCACTTTCTTGATCTCTGGGATCCTTTCGATGTCGGGTTCCATTCTTGCGAATTTGTACATGAACCCATCGGCATGATCTCCGAACAGAAGCGTCTTCACTTCATCCAAGCGCTTGTTCATAGCCTGAACTTGAAAGCCGACTTCTGAGAGCAACCGTCGATCTTCTGGCGTCAGCTCATCGCTCATGAAGATTCCTTTAGATATGAATGGCCCAATTCACGCCAACGTTAGCGGGTTGAAGGATCAAATGCTTATGTCCAGTGTTGCTAGTTGTTACTTGTGAGTCAACTTTCCAGCCGTTAGTATTAGAACCGGATCCTTCCTGATGCGTCGGATAGCCGTGTTCGTGTGCAGTTTCTATATCTGATATCGCTGTGAGCGACAAACCTGGTACATCCGGAGCTTGACTGACATTGACACCAGATGAGTGATTGTTCACAAAGATACCAGTGATCGTTGTGCTTGACACAGCCGTGATCAAAACTGATTCTGTACTTGCTCCATCAGAAACAAGAGCATATTTGCCAGTGCAGAAACCAGCGGTGATCGGATTGGTGAGCATTGCAACGGCTTGTGCGGTCCCAGCTCCAGTGACACCAGCGTTTGTATTTACGGATGGTGTTAATCCATTCACACCACGTGGATAAACGTTCTGCATGTTTGGCAGATTGAATGTAGAGCTACCGTCACCGACTCCGTAGTTCGTTCCAATCACACCAAACAAAGCAGCATAAGTAGTACGTGAAACGGCTGTGCCATTGCAGAACAAGAAGCCAAGTGGTGCAACTGTTCCACCAAATGGTGCAAACATACCAGTTGGATATGTTTGCGTTGGGAGAGAAGAACCAATCACATTCCAATTTGAACCATCGCTTAACAGCGTAACAAAATCATTTTGCTTCGTCAATTGCATTGAAGTTGAGCCGTTATCATTGATCAGTTGCCCACCAGTCGTGTTGATGGTCAATGTTGCCGCTGATGCAAGAAGTTTGATATCGATCTTACGACCAGTGTTGTAGCCAGTTGCATCGGGAAGCGTGAGTGACACGGCACCAGACAACGAAGACGCAACAACAACAGCATCGTAACCATTTGCGATGTCTTCGCCAATTGTCACTGGCGTAGTTGTCATTGTGTACGCATGTTTGTTCTGAGTCATTGACCTGTAGATCTCACGATAAATGCCATCAGTTCCCAATTGGAATGCAATAACATCAAAATTGTACTTGAGATAGGCGTTAGCATTGTTCTTCGGAACGATTGAAGAACCAGCTGTGAATTGTACAGTCTGACCAGTCGTTCCTTTGAAGTACACAATACTTCCGGCCTTCATTGTCGGTGATGAATTGATCGTGTTGATCGTTCCACCAGCCGCGAATGTGTGAGCCCATTGTGTGAGTTGTACAGCATTGGCAGCGATAGTCAAAGCTGTGTAATCGCCTGAGTTTGGTGTCTGCTTCAAGAAAATAGCAACAGACACTCGAGTGTCTGTCACACTCCCAGAATTTTGCAGACGTCCAATCTCAAGGAAGAAGTGCCCAGCACCTGGGGCTGGCAGTGAACCACCAATGGCAACTGAGTATTCTTTCAGCGTCGATGTTGAAACGTTGTACGTTGAGAAATCAGCATAGATGCTAAGATCCATACCAACGCCGCCTGGTGCAAAGGCCGGTGGTGGTGTGTACTTTCTCTCATACACATCGAGGTAGATGATCTTCTCATTGCCGCCACTTGGAACTGGAGTAGCAACTGAAAGCCCGGCGTCGTAAGAGACACCAAGCCCAAGATCAACACGTTTGCCACCGACAATCGCACGACCTGGGGCAACTGTCAAAGATCCTGCAGCGTATGTCGTCAAGAAGCTATTTCTCGAGATCCCATCACGCCAGATGTTGCCAATGAGCACACCATCAAACGCTAAAGACTTCGTCAGTTCTTGTCTCTCATACTTCTGCACATCCCATAGTTGACCATCTTCAGCGTCAACCACTGGAAGATTCTGTTTGACAACACCAGTTGAGATGTGGTTCTGTCCACCAAATGCCCAGCCAATCAAGGATCCTGAGCGAATGGTGTCTGTTTGCGGAATGCCCATGGTTCACCCTCAGAGGGAATCGTAGTTTAGTCTCCACTTCCAAATGAAAGCTTCATCAGCGTTTTTCTTGATTGCTGAGAAAGCTTGATATGCAAGAAGCGTTGTACCATCTTCAGCGTACAACCCTACTTCCATGACACGTGGTGAAGTGGAAACTCCAGTTTCAAAGAATCCATTCGCTTCAAGAAATTGCGTTGGTGTGAGAGTTGGATTCTCATTTGAATCGATGTAATTCACCAAAGCAACTCTTCTAGCCGATTCAGCATACAGTGATGTTTCAGTACCAGTTGGTTGTGGGTTATAAGGATCCCATGCAGGATTACCGGTACCAATAGCCACGTATGTTGGATTAGTTGCTGGATTCAATAAAGCCGCAGTGAGGGAGCCAGCGAAATGACGATGAAGAATGTAAGCGATGGAATACTTGATGTAGTCCAACTTCACAATCCTCAAGTAATCACTGATGAATCCCAAAACACCAAGGTAGTTGTCGACAGATACCCAAACCTGGAAGCCATAATTCGACAATCCAAAGTTAGTGTAATCTACCAAGTTTGGACGAAGACTTCTAAGATCGTCACGCATTGAATGGAAGATGCTAAGCACATATCCATCGCCTGTGTTTGGCACAGTTGTCCAATTCGTATCTAATGTGAAGAACGACGTATCGTTACCAACTACAGTCGCTACTTGAGATTGACCAGCTCCTGATGTGATGACGATCTTCATTCCAATGTACTGATTTGGTGTTGCGGAAGCAAGGAACGTTGAATCACCGAGTTTATTTGGTGAGTTGGTAACGTTGCTTCCGTCAGTTGTTCCTGCATGGATCAATTGAGCGTTGTTTCGAATCGCCCAATCGTTTGTGAAGAACGTCATGATCGCAGAGTCTTTGAAGTACTCTAAGATCTTCACCTTGTTGCTATCCAACTGCAGCATCTGTTGCAGCGCAAGTTGAAGTTCAGCAGGTGTGGAGTTCCCAAAGATCATTGCTCTGAAGCTGTAGATGAACTGTCGATATTCTGGCTCTGTGAAATTGGCTCTGAATGTGAATCCAACAAGATCTGACCATTTGCCTTTGATCGTGTCGAAGTCAGCAGAGTCCATGAACAAGTTGAAGAGGCCGGCCATCTGTCCTTGATTCACACGACAGAATTCTTTGCCGACCATTCTGTAGTAGATGTTGTATATGTTCTGAGATCGCAAGCGATTCAGAACACCATATAAGTCCTGGACATATCTCGCTAAATGGATATTTTGATTGCAGACCTTGTAGCTCAAGGTCAGGACTGCATCAACGAGATTGCGAGTATTCCATTCAATCGAGATGGATGATCGGACTTTTGACATGTTACGCCGCCGTTAGCGTGACGGTTCCCAATTGAAGGAACTCGTTCGTTGGGATGATGATGTTGCCGTAAACATCGACAGTGTAGGCATAATTCGCTACAAGATCGTTGCCATTCGACAGTGTCATCACCAATGTGCCAAGCTCAACTTGTGAAACGCCAATTGCGGATCCACCATTCTGAATCGTTGTTGTGATGATAGATTCAATGCCACCAAGACCAAGGATATCTTTACTGATGTCGTAAAGATCAGACAACAGTGTTGCCACTGAATTCTGCACATCAATGAGCTGGTAGCCAGTGAGCAGCTTCACAGTCACAGCAACATTCAATTCAGCGTACTTAGCCTTTCTGACTTGAATGTCTTCAGTCAGAGCGTGTCCATCTGGTGCACTGAAGATTGTTTGAATTGCACCGATTCTCTTGTCATATGAATATGAAAGGCCGAGGTGAGTGACTGTTCCAAGACCAGAGATGTATGTGACACCAGCTGGTGTCAGGACAATCGCATCACTCGCAAAGCTCGACCACTCCACATATACATTCAGAGGAGTGTTATCTCTTGACTTCACAAAATTGAAGTGCGTGCCTATCGTCAGTGTTCCAACGACAGCACCATTGTTGTAGACATCAACGCCAACTGGATTGACGGCAGGATTCGCTTCGACTGGCTGATTTTCCATCACATATGTCGTTTGAGTGTTCACATATGGTTGGAGCTCATCAGTCACCTGTTGAACATCATTGTTGTTGGTTTGAACATAGATGTCTACTTTACCACCATTGCCAAGATCACGAAGCATCAATGGATCACCACTGCCAACTACATCGCAAGCGCTCACATTCGATTGATTGAGCACAATGCCTTGTCTACCGCTCAGCGTGTAGATGTTTGAACCAGCGTAAGCAGCACTGATACGTGCCGCATATGCAGCATTCGATTCTTGATCTTGACCGCCTTCAGTCTTGGCAATGTTGCGTGTTGCAGAGATGCCATTGACGCTATTGACCAAGACTTTAACAGAACCAGCGATCTGATTACCATTAGCGCCAGGAGAAACAGCTTTGATGTTAGCTGGGATCTCCCAGAGTCCATTAGCTGGATTCAAATAGCTTGCTGCTAAAGCGGCGTACATCGTCACAGTCGAAGTTGTAGCGAATACAACTGCTGGGTTTGTTGATGTTGGTTCAGTTGAAACACGAGTCCCAGCTAAAATGACAGCATCGGCTGTTGGTGCTGATGTTGAGGAAAAGACCTGTGTGCCAATGGCTTGAGTCGTACCTTTTCTTGGCTTCCCAACATTTGAGCCGTGATAATCAAACAACATGTCGATGAGCGCTTGTGTTTGAACGGCTGTCATGTGAAGCGCCGCTTGCAAATTCGATTTGTATGAAGGATCGTTGTCAACTTCAAGAAGCTTGTTGATATCGATCGCTCTGTTCTTGAAGTCGTCGATGATGTAGACATTCGCGAATTCAAGAGACACTGGCGCTAATTCAGCTTGGATCAAGAACTCAGGGTCAGTGATGTCGATGGTTTTGCCATCGATCCCGTCAGTGGTAATGTTCAGTGCAAGGATGAATTCTCTGAAGCCATCCCCACTACCATCGACATTCCCAAGGACTTGAGCTTGTGTTCTGATCCCGGAAGTATCAATTGACATGCTATCACCTAGTGTTGAGTGGGGCGGTCACAGTGGTTTGCTGTCCACTTGCGGAGTTAACATCGACCGTCAATTCAAGATCTCTTGGATCAACCGTATCTCTAGCGACGTCGACGCTCACCAATTGGTTCAGTAGCTCTGAGTTGTCGAATGACAAGAACGGTACTGCAGCTGATTGTGCATTTGTCAGCACATTCAACGCAGATACCGTGTTGTTCTCAACATACATCGACAGCTCATCGTCATCATCAATATCTGCTGTGAGTGCAAGTTCAATACCACTCCCAAAGTCAGGATTGAATATTGAAGCACCATGTGGTGAGAGCAAAACCGTGTCAACTGACTGTGCAAGCTTTTGAATGCCAGTCAAAGTCTTACGTCTCCCGCTCGCAAATTGAAGATCACGATAGGCATTTGAACCATTGCATTTAGCACAGTAGTCTTCAGTTGAATTCACTCGGATTCGATAGAGTGAGGACCTATCCGGTTGAATGGCCCATTGTCCATCGATCCAAAGTTGGTTGTGAGCATTTGCGTTCACATTCACTGACTGTCCAGCCCCAGTACCATACCAGATCATCAGTGTTTTACCAACTAGGAGGTTCAAGGGCCAATTTTTCGTGAGATCCGTGAGAGAATTAGCAGTTGAGGATTGTGCTTGACCCTCGATGATAAACGAGTGGTCACACTGCAATTTTTGCTGGATCGCTACAGTGGCCATTATGCGCTCTTAGCTCTGATGTCTGGTGTTGACACCGTGTCCGGAAGGGACGGCGAAACTTCTGTTGCTAATGTAGCAGTAACTGAAGTTGTAGATGGCGTTGTCACATTCACATATGGATGTGTATGCAAATTGAATTTCTGCACTAAGTCATTGTAGAAATCGAGCAAGAACTTTCGAGTGACCAGTGCATTCTCATCAGTAGCTCCTGATGGCACCAATCCTTCAAACATCTTTGCTCCGCTTCCTGGACTCAAGATGATGTTGCCACTTGCATCGATCGAGATCTTAGTCCCAGATTCATGTTCAACTTGGTAGTGAATTTCCTTGCCATCAAGTAACACCTTAGCCAGCGTGGCATCAAGAACCGTGCCGATCGTATGAACGATCTTTTTAGCACATGATCTTAAATACCAATATGTGCTTCCATTCCACTTCAACTGTTCTCCACGTTGAATTGGAAGGACAACACCACTCTTGACGAGATCTCTCATTGTTCTGGTGGCACCAACGTCTCCACCAGATACTTGCGTCAAGAGCAAGGCTTTTCTATTTGGTAAGAAGATGCACATGCAAATTGAATTGACTTGTGGAACTGTTACCTCGCCACTTGATGCTTCAAAGCCTGTAATGGCAACTCGAGTTTGAACACCAGGAAAGTCGATGAATGTCAAATCAACCGTCATGTATCTTAAGCGTTCATCAACCTCTGATTGTGGGTTCTGAATGAGATCATCATGAACAGCTGCGATGATAGCATAACGTACCCCTTTGTTCAACTCTTTTTTCATATCTTGAACTAGTTCTTCCCCTTCGAAGATCTGCATTAGTTCTCCTGAAGGGCAGTGAAGTCGAAAGTTCCAGCCGGAATGAACGACCCGTACTTTTGTTCGACGATGCTAGTCAATCCATCAAATGAAAAACGACTTTTCTCTGGATCGTACTCAGCAGAGCGGATGAACGATAATTGCAATGTCGTTGAAGCGCTCTTCTTTGGTACCACTGAGTTCGTAGCACTCGTCACATAGGCTATCAAGTTCTTATATGGTATACGAATCGTTCTACCAGCTCTGATCTCTGGTCGTGGAACAATCGTCAATTTTGCTTGAGTGCGTTGACCTTTCAATTTGTCATAAACAAATTGAGCATAAGCTTTGATAGCTTCATCCGTCTGAAGAAAAGCTTTGCCACTCACTGGGAATGGACGAACTCCATACCTCGTCATCTCTCTGAGGAATTCAGAGTTGTTGTCCATTGACGATGGATCCCAGAACTTGATGTCTGGGAATGAGAAGAAGAATTTCTCTTTGAAGACGCTCTGTGAAACGGATGGGTTGAGTGTTGCCAAAAGATCTTCATCCCAACTGACAAAACCAACATCGACTCTTGTGTAGATGTTTTCTACTGATCCAGTTTCCTCATAGCCAATTACGTCTTCTTGATTGATGGTGTAAGCATCAATCTCAGAAACGTATGATTGTGATGGGATACTAGACAGCGTTCCATTCAGATCAAAGAAACCAGTTCTCGTGATGATGCTATTTTCTATGGCATAGTAGGATCCGTCAATATCGATATCCCACTTTGGAATGCCAAAGTACAGATTGCCTTCGGGTGTAGCGTAGAATTCGAGACCGATGACGTCAGCAAGATCCTTACACACCTCATATGGCAATTTGTCGCTTTGTTGATAGAATGCAAGATTCATATTGCGATTGAACACTGAACCGTACGCTCTGATGTTTGGCAAGTTAGCTGGGAAGATGTTGAGATTCAACAAACCTAAACTTGATGGATTCAAGATCTGAACCCTTGATACCTTTGCATTATCTGACGGTTGTGTTTTGGTAAGCACTTGAGCTGAGTTTGGATATGTCCACCAACTCGAATCGATCAGCGTCTTGATAGTATCAATGGCCGATTGATTGACGACCAGTGGATTATTCCAATAGATATTCTTCTGAAGTTGTTGATAACCTGGGCCACCATTGACCATCTGTTGAAGATTGATCTGTGATGGGACCGGGGCTAACCGCAGTGCAGTGCTGATATCGTGAGCACCATATTGATAAGCAAAGTCTACTTTTGGTTGATCAATGTGCGTGACTGATGTGATGAAACCAGTGAATGTGCACGAATAGTTGTTGGCTCCATTCGTAGGATCCGGAAATCTATTACGAATGAAAACCTTGACGATGTCCATATAATCGATCGTGACATCTGGATTCTTCACATTCTTCAGCGTCTCTCTTGGCGTGAGAAACTTCTGACCATGCACATCGATCGTCTCAACAAGTTTATCATTGATCAGCAGCTGGTTCAATGTGAATCCAGCAGAGCCTGGATTTTTACCACAGCTCATTGCTGATGTGACATTTCTCAAGTCATTCAATTGAAAGATGTCAATGCCTTGAATGATAGCTGAAATGTCTGTTGATGTTGATCCACTAGCTAATGCATTCGTTATTGCATCGTAATTGAATCGAAGCTTGAACACTTGAATGTAGAAGTCAGGTGCAACATGAACACTGGTAGGAACTGGCAACGCATTCTGCACCATATTCGCAATATAGTGTAGAATGGTTGGGATAGTATTCCTAATGAAGCCGGTCCTTGCGTCGTCGTCAGCTTGTGCTTTTCTAGCAGATGGCTGAGAACCTGGGTCGATAGATGCGAAGTCAACCATGATCACACATTGAAAGGGATGGTGTTGATGTTGAACGATCCAAAACCAGGCACCATCACACTCGGGATCTTATCCACGATGAATGTGAAACTTGCGCTAGTGATGTTCGGATTGTTCACATCTCTGGTCTTCATGAAAACGCCTTCAAAGTGTCCAACGTAGATCTTATTTTGGTAGATCAGCCCCACATTGAAGTTGTTGACTTGAAAGAACTTCTCCATCTGATCCAAATTGCTTTGTGCATCTGAAGCACTCACTCCATTGTCGCTGATCTTCGGTCTCAGCGATTTGGTGATGATCTCAAACGTTATTTTCTTAGGCTCGAGACCCCAATGGAAGTAGGCGTAACCATTCGCCGTAGGTTGCTTTGTAATGATCTTCTGTTGCTCTTCTTTGATCCGCTGTGGATTCAAAAGCAGTTCAACAAATAGACCGCCAGTGTTCAATGACGCTGAGATGAAGTTCTGTAGATTCTGTGGGATACCAAGCGATCCAGCGTTTTTCAACAAAGCCGCTGTTGCGATCTGAGATCCCAATCCAACCGCTGGATTGATAAGAGATCCTGACTGTGCAACAGTAGCAGCTGAAACAGGATTTCCAAGAGATGCTACACCAGCGACAAATGAAGCAGCTTGTGCTGGACTTGAGAGTTGTCCTGGCAAGTAGTTGCCCAGACCGGCGACGAAGATCACTCTGTGTCGTGCCATCACTTATGCCCTTCAACTGTGATACCCATATCCATCCCAGCTGGTAGCGTGAACGATTGGGTTCCAGGTTTGCTGTTCAATCGTTGTGTACTGACTTGCTGACCATTCATCTTGATGTTGATGTCAAGTGATTGGTGATTGTCAAGTTTCAATTCAATTGGCTTCGATTGAGTAGCACCAGTGAACTTTGACATTTCTCTCAATGCTTCAGCTTGTTGATGTGGATCAAGACCTTGAAACGCTTTCAAACCGCGTTGAGAATCAAATCCCATCGCATGTCTCATCGTTCCTTCTTGGTCAGCTCCAGCACCAATGTCATTGTAGAGAAGCCCAACTGCTCGTTTTGCCAGAGACAAAACGCCTGAAGTGCTCATCACATCGATGCCCAATTGATCTTTGATCGCTTCTGGACTATTCAAACGCTTTGCCCTATCATTAGCCAAACTTTCATTTTGCATTCTAGCAATGACGCGCTGTTCTTCATTCTGGTTGTTAACAACGCCTGGGAACGCAGCAAAATACTTGCCACGATCTTGATCAGATGCATGAGACTCTAAAAATGAAAGAGCTCCACCCAATGAGTTTAGACCGGGAATTGAACCACCAGTCAGCGTATCATTCATCATTCGAACCCATTCAACCATCTCTGTTGGGCTCTTAGCTCTTTGCTTAGCCATGTCATAGACCTTCGTTCCAAGTCGTTCTTGGAATTCAGGTTTACTCAGGCTAGCTTCGAACTTCGTCATCATCTCAAGTGGCGATCCTTCAATGCCCATTTGTTGAGCCATGAAGATCTTCTGACCATCGCTGAACTTGCTGCCAGTCGACAAAGCGGCAATGTCATTTAACGACACAATGCCTTTGTTCAGCGAATCACCCCAACGACCCATCAGCTTTTGTGTATCTTCAAAACTGATATTGTAGTTGCGTGTGGTTCCCCAAAGATCAAACAAAGACTTGGAGTATTGCTCCATCGACATTGAAGCTTCTGCAGCGCCTTTAGTCATGTTCTGGAATAGACCAGGTTTTCCACCTTCACCAAACACGCCACCTTGCAAATTGTTGGCATCAAGAGCACCGCTCTTAACTGCCATCGCAATCATATTGGCGACAGATGATGTCTCCATGCCAGTCATCTTTGCAAAGGCACCAGTCGTGATAGTAGCATCTGTGAGCTGTTCAGCTGTCGAAGCTGCCCCATTCCTAGCCAAACGGCTAGTGATGTTGTTTGTCTCCTCTTTATCATAGCCCATCATGGACATATGATTCTGAAGATCAGCAATGTCTTTGATCGTTGAGTACATCGAAGAGAATTGGCGATTGACATCAACAGCTTCTTTATTCAAGTCAGCCATCTTATCGACTACCAAGATAAAACCAGTGACCAGTGCAGTCACTGGCCCAGCTGCTTTCAACAAGCCGCCGATCTCACCTAAAGCAGGCGAGAACTTATCAAGAGCACCACCAAGATCTTTCCTCAATGTCTCAGAGAGCTTAGAAGCACCTTCACTACCAGCCGCCATATTGTCGTTGACTGACTTGGCTTTGCTGTTGATCTCATCAAGAGATCTCAGCACCTGTTCTTTCGATTGTTCATCGGTCGTGAAGACAAGGCCGAGTTCCTGAACGATCTTTTCATTTGGGGATGCCATATTACCTCACGATGATCTCGTCCGGCTCGTTATCGTCTGGATCTTCAACCTTTGCTGGAGTAACGACTTCAACTTCCTCGTAAGTGTCGCCGAATTTCTCACGCATCGCTTTGTCAAAGTTTGTGAGGAACTTCACTTTAGCTTCCTCACTCTCCATCTTGACAATTGGTTGATCTTCCTTGCCGAAGTTGTCGTTTCTATAAACGACTTGTGTTGAGGATTCTTCGGACCCATCGGGCCCTGATTCGTAGGAAGCCTTCAGCTCCTCATTAGCACGTTTTGGGTCCGTGTAAGATCCAAGGTAGTCGAGGAATTGTTTGAATCGCTTATCATCGCTTTTCTTTTCGCGATACTCAGCGTACTGCATATACTCGACTTGCCATGCTTGTAGATGAGAAGCTCTTTTGACTCCCCAGGGAAACGGCAATTCGCGCCGAAGAAGCGTCCACCATCTCAGGATTGGGACGTCTTTTTCTCGTATTTTTTTCTCATTTCCTCGGCGAATTCGCTTTGCTGCTTCTCGAGTTTAGCGTACTCATTGTAGAAAGCATCAACAACGAACTGCTCCCATTTGCTGATCTTCTTGATCGCCTCTTTGACCACATCAGTGCGATCTGATCGATCTTTCAATTCATCATCTGGATCTTCTGGCACCAATGAATTACCATTCAATGATTTGATCGCTCTTGCAAGCACGTTGATCTTCCAGACTCGATCCCTGGCTAGCAGATCGAGTCCGGAAGTTTCAACAGCTAAGTTTCGCAGGAAACCGGATTCAAGAGTTTTCATCGTCACTTTCTGTCCGAACACTTCGACTTCATCTTTCACTGAACCAAAAAGGATGAAGTCGTCAAGGCTCAAAGCCTTTTTCAAGTCATTTTTGACCATCATTTCTTTGTCCTCAAGCTTTTAGTTAGACAATGGAACGCACGTCGAAGTTGCCGTTTTCCGTGATCAAGATGGTGCCGATGTTCACTGACGAAGTCAGGCTCTTCAGCACACCATCGATGAATGTCTTCGCAACCGTGTTGCCAGTCTTGGCAGAACGGAAAGCGACTTGCAGATCCAGTGGATCAGTGATGTCGCCGATGTTGCGAACCACGTAGCCCAAGGCAGCGAAGAAGGTCTGCTGGTAAAGCATGAACTTCGTCAGCCCCAAGCTAAAGCTCGGAACACCGATGCCGATCTCGATGATCTCACCAGCGATATCAGCATCCAATTCACGGATGAGGATCGTTGTGAGATTCTCTGAAGGGCTCACCGATTGAACTGAACCGACCCGTCGTCCAGAGGCGATGAATGTCGCCGACTGAGAAACGACATGGTTCATGTTCGGATTGGCCATGTCTTGCTCCTAAAAGTGGGTTCTAGGGGCCGTGCAGATCCACCCAGGTGACTCCTGAGTGGATCATGTTTCACGACCTGTTGAACTATGTCAGTGAGATAACCTGGGTGATCTCGGCGTTCAGCAGTGGATACACCAACTTCATCTTGTAGGTGATGTTGATGAGCGTCGGCGTGTTTGGATCCTGAGTCGCTTTCGTTGAGTCAGGGAACCAATCGCTGATCAGCTTGTTCTGCTTGTCACGTTTCAAGATCACATTCACCATGTTCTGAACCAGGATCGGTGTGGTCTCATCAATGATGGCATCACCGGAGACGATGAAGATATTCTCCAGTGTTTGTCTCATGTCCGAACCAACAACATCGATCTGCTGCAGAGTGGTGAGCTCCTGGTATTCGATCAGATCATTGGCACACGTCAACAGACGTGAAACCGAGATGATCGTCTCACCGACGTAGTAGAGCACTGACACGCCGTTGTTTTGCAGGAACAACCTGTTCTCTTCGCTGAACGGCACCATTGTATCGATACCGCTGATCGGCTTGCGATTGATCGGGAAAGTGATGCGCTGCATGCCACTCTGCTTGCCAGCCAAAGCAGCAGCAAAGTACTCACCAGTCAAAGTGAGTGTCTGCGATGAGCCATCATCATTCGCGATCTGCTTGGTGCCTTGATTGTTGCCGATCAAGATGATGCGACCAGCTAAAGCTCCACCCAAAAGTGAGTAGGCCTTCGCAGTGCCTGTCATCGTTCCACCGGTTGATGGATCGCCGATGATCTCACCCTGTGGGAAGCTGTAGAACATGACTCGCTCTGCACGACGCTGTTCACTCGACATGTTCGTGACGTGATTGAAGATGTCTTGTCTCGTGTTGGCGTTGGTTGAGAGTCCGACGATGTAGTACACATTCTTGCCTTCAAGCTGAGCCAGCGCATTCTTGAAAGCATTCCGAATGTCACCGTCACCTGAAGCTGGAGTGAGAGTGTTCACTGGGTTGTTCACTGTGACGTTGTTCAGCTGAACCATGTACATGCCCTGTGCACCGTTGGCAAAGATCAGATCGGCAGCCAAGCCCAGAGGATTCAGCGTGTACACTGGTGAGCTGAAAGTGCCAGTGTTGATTGTGTCACCACCATAGCTTGTCTGAACATCTGAGAACGATGTGACGAACTGTGGAGCGTAATCGGTGGCGATCTTGAAGCGGTCATACGTGACATAGAACGTCGCGTTGGCAGCCGGCTTGTTGTACGCAGTGCTCGAAACTGGAGGTTGCCCAGCGGTCGGAGCAAAGGACGTGATCGTGATAGATGTGTTCGCTGTGGTGGCGATCAATGATGTCGCACCGTAGGTGCCACTCACCAAAGTGCCATACACAGTGTACGAAGAAGCCTTGGGAACGAGGCTCCAGTTCAACTGGATCGAGTTGGTAATGCCAGCAGCAATATCAACTTCAACTTCAGTCGAAGCGATAGTCTCACCCCATGCATTCTTCGATGTGATCACGAAGAACCAAGTTCCAGAAGCAAAGCTTCCACCACTGGGGATCACAGTCGATGAAGTGATCGTCGGAGGTAAGATCACCGTGTTGTTCCACACGACTCCAGTTGGCGTAGGCGATTGGATCGACACGTCAGTGCCAATCACATAATCGCTGCTGGTCGGTGTGTCACCCACTCGGTTGAGCACCTTCGTGATCGGATTCGCTGTGTTGTCATTGTTGCTTGACGGCGACTTGGTCACAGCTTCTGAAGTGACGATGAACCAGTCACGACCAAAGCCAATGACGCCAGGAACCAGTACACCACCTTGCTGCACTGGCACGGTGTTGATGATGGTCTTGGAAAACACTCCAAGATCCCTGAAGATCGGACTTGACATGCTATCCTCCTTTATGGATTGTTCTCAACGTTCCAGAGAAGTTTTGTAGAGCTTTGAACTTGGCCTCTGACGAGTTGAAAAGCCAATTTGAACTGTTTGAGTAGCGGAAGGCGTTTGTCGAACGGGAATTCCCACTCTCCCCAGCAATGCGCAACGATGTCTGAGTAATAGATGCTCTTATCGTTATTGATGTAGGGGATTGAGTTGTATCCGCCGAGTCGAACAGTTTGAAGTGTGACACCATATTTCCAGAATTCCTCTCGTTTGATCAAGAGGACTGCCATCACTCGATCTGTCATCTTCTTCCTCATGGCAGTGGACTCAGCCATGCATCTGAAGACCATATCGAACTCACCTCCACCTCCAAGTACGTCACCGACATGAACACCATCTTTGACATATGGTCTCATGAACTGACCAAAGTCGAGATTCTTCATGTCACCATTGGATATCGAAGTTGTGATGGTTGGAAATCTTTGAATGTCGAATGGCTCTTTCTCTGTGATCACGAGACCTTCAGTCTCTTCTCTGTTGTTGTTCCATGTCAAAAGCCTATCATCCTCGTCTGTCGCTGAGGATTTGTCTTCACCAGTGCAGTTTGGATCGTTCTTGCTAAATGCATTTGGCTCAAAGCCGGAATTCTTAAATGCATCTTGCAAAATCGAAACACCAGTAAGGATCAACTGCTCACCGAAGACGAAAGCTGCTTGATCGTTGGCCATGTCAATCCTCTACGATGATCTTATAGATCCTTGAAAGATGTCTTCTGACATCTGGCATTGTCTTCTTCAAAGCTCTTGTGAAGATGAACTTGCCTTCCATGATCGGATAAGTCCATGACTTACCAGACTTAGAATGATCAGATGGTCGACCAATCATTTCAGCAGTCACGTGCCTGATGATCGTCTTTCCATCTTCCGTTTTGAATGCAATAGCGTTACCAGTGACCAACCACGTCATTGGCCTCTCTTCTTTGAAGCCATACTCAATAGCTGACGCTGCTGGGTGTATTGAGTAGATCCTGAGGTAGCCTCGTCTTCTCTCTACCTTGATCGACTGAACGTACTTGCCGCTGGTCTGTTTGAAGTCGGCTTGAGCTGCTTCAAGTTGTAGGTTGCGCATAAGATCTTGTCTAATGAGATCAAGAGCTTTTTCCGTAACCTCAGTGAGTGTTGTACCGACTACTAATTTTGCTATAGCGCTCTTTTTCATCTGCAAAGAAACTTTGAATCCCATCATAGGAATGACATAGCATAGGCAGGATCCGTTGACGTCAGTTCAGTCATTTGGAAAACCTGCGATGTATCATGCACTCCAACATTATGCATATTCCAGTTTGTGATGAAGAAACGTTTGCTTTTTTCATTGCCATCCACTTGCTCAACGATGTCCTTATCCTTCATGCCTGGTTCTGGGATCGTCCAGAATTCTGCTTGGTTAGAAACAGCGAAGCCTTGTTCCTTCAACTGTTGAGCTCTTGCACTGAAGCGCTTTCTGATGCTCACGTAACCAAATGGATGTTCTGGATTGTAGTAACGATCATAGCCACCTTCAAAGGTGGTACCAAAACAGAGCGGACATCTTGGATTTGAAGACTGCATTGAGACTGGGTCTGTACAATGGCAAATGGAATCATATTCTACAACGATCAACTTGCCAGTTGGATCGAAGTTTGGACTGAATAGCAACACGATCGACTTGTCCTGCATCACTTTGATGTAGAATGAGAAGGTCCCAAACAGCGCTTTCTCATCATTCACTTGAGATAAGAAAAGACCATTGGCCTTCACGACAAGTTTCTGTGTGTTTGGATGTCCGAAATTCGCATTGCGCCCAACACCACGAGTCCAAATGGTCTTGCTGTATGGACTCGTGGTATCAAACTCCGAGATCTTGAAGGTCAGATGCTCACCATTCAGCTTTCTAGAATAGAGCACATATTCAGTGCCCCAATTCTTCACAGCCATGTTGTGGCGACGCCTGATCTCTTTCGCCATTTTTGGCGTGAAGAATTTTGAATGCTTTGGGGTGTAGCTTTCTGGTTGTACAACTACACCGCTCTGGTCCGGCACCTCTGAAAAGACAGAAGTGCCGAACCGTGAGGTCCCAAATTTGGTAGACATCACTGATCCAGAGCGAATGGCTAGTACAAGATCCTCGCTGTCCAATTGACGTTAGCTGTCACCGTCTTTGGTAGTGAAGTTCCTGTATCGATTGCTGTGATTGTGAACTGCTTCGTTCCATTTGTGATCTGATAGAACGTTGATGCATCATAAGTTTGAGCAGTCACTGTCACCAAGTACGTTGATGGCAACCAACGGTTCAATCCGCTCAATGTTTGTGTCACAACCGACACATTGCTAAATGCAGCAACACCAAGGAGATAATTCGCTGGATTGACATAGACGTGATTGATGATTGGTGTGCATGAAGGTGTTGCAGTTGGTGACGATGTAAATGTCGCCGTGATCGTAAATGTTGCCGTGATCGTTGGCGTTGCCGACGGTGTAACTGTTTGCGTTTGAGTACTCGACAAATTCGGACTTGCTGTGAATGTCGGAGAAATTGTCGGACTCGACGTGTATGTGGCTGTGATTGTTCTTGTCGGTGAATTGGTTGGCGTTGCAGTTGGCGTTGCAGTTGGTGTTGCTGTATATGTTGGTGTCACAGTCTTCGTCTTTGTGATGGTACGTGTAGACGACAATGTGAATGTTGGACTGATCGTCGAACTTGGCGTTGACGACATCGTCCAGGTCTTTGTTGCTACCAGGGTTCTTGTGACTGTCAATGTCGGCGTGTCAGTATATGTTCCTGGAAGCGTTGGTGTCGCTGTCGCTGTCTTCGTAATAGTTGGCGACTTCGTGCTTGTTGGCGTTGGTGAAGAAGTGAGCGTCACCGTGCTAGTAGCTGTTGGACTTGATGTTGGCGTTGGTGAACGAGTGAGTGTCACTGTCTTCGTATTCGTGAACGTGAACGTTTGAGTAATGCTTGGTGTTGGAGACACAGTTGATGTTGATGTCCATGTCTGAGTGATCGTTGGAGATGTATTCGTCGAGTAATCAACGAACATGAAATCCGGCGAGATCAAGATCCAACCAGCATTTGTGTATGTTCCATTCCCTTGAACTGATGGGAATGTGTTCACGTTGTTCAATCGCCATTGAACGTAATTAGATGCGTCGATTGAAGGTGTTGCTTTGGACAATGACATCCAGTACTTCTGACCTGGAATCAGGGAGACAGAATTCGTCATCACCGTGAATGTCATGTATTGATATGACGTTGGCACAGATGATGCTGGAATTGCACCGATGATAGTTCCTTGTCCAAGTGGTTTATCTGTTCCACTACTCGAATCATTCTGATGGATACGCAATTGAAGATTCCCAATTGCCATTCCAATCCCTATCCTCTTCAGATAGAGCCACACCTTACTTTGTGGCCCAATCTGATTTGGATAGAAGCTCACAGCCAAAGAGATATTGTATGGCTGAGTTGCAAGACTTCCATTCAACATGAACGCTGTGTTCACATTGTATTGATCAGCATCTGCATAAAGAGCAGTTGGAGTGATCGTTGGTGTATTCGATGGTGTTGATGTTGGTGTTGATGTTGGTGAAGGTGTATTCGATGGTGTCGCCGAAATTGTAGGCGACACAGAATACGTTGGTGTAGCAGTCGGACCGCTAGGATCAAGTTGATTTGGATCGCTGCTAAACATCACACCATCAAGCAATCCAATCCAACCGATTGGTGTACTGCCATAGCACATTGGGAAAGTACCAGGTGGATAACCACCAATCTCAATGTCAGTGACAGTTGAAATAGCTCCATTCTGCACAGTAGTTGAGCTTACTACAACGCCATCCATTCGGAGTCTTGCGCCGAATGAACCCCATTCGTATCTGAAGTAGTGATTGGTATTTATTGAATTGAAATTCGCAGCTATGTAACCATTGAGAGTACAAGATCCCGTTGTGTATCTTGGAATCTCAATATAATGCAGTGACGTTTGATCGTTTATGTACGAGATCCTCATGATCTCAATTGGATTGGAGCTTAGATCTGTTCCACCAATTCTCATGATGAACTTATTGACTTGACCTGTCGCTGGAATCGTTTGTCGAAACCAGAAGCCAATTGAACCTTGACCGTTGTTGTACACAACAGTTGGAACCGTCATGTAGTTTGTTGTAGACCAATTGTCACCACCAAGCCAATGATCACCTTGCGGAGGTGTTGGTGACGATGGGTTAGCAACAGTCCCGTACATCGTCAGATCATTGCCATTGTTCGAGTAGTCATGTATCTGACCGCCAGACGCATCACCATAGTAGAGACCATTGATGCCAGCAATTGGTGCTGGTGCTGGAGCAAGTTCTACTAACACATTTTCATAGTTTGAATTTGAACCAAAATTTGATGCGTATGAAAAGCCTGAAGGCGTTGACCATTCCAAAGCGCCAGCAGCTGCATTCGAGAAAAATGAAGAGTTGTATATAGTGCCAAGGAATCCAGCTGGAGAAACCGAGCCTGGTCCACCATTCGATATAACAGCATCCAACATAAGGCTATCGCCAGATGCTGGAAACATCGAGATAGTGCTGTTTGTGCCTACTCCTTCATCATTTGCGTTTTGAAGGAATGGAGATCCAGTATTGCAACCAGAATATTCGATGGCTCCAATGAGATATGAACCAGCGCTATTACTGTAGTTAAACAACACGTGAGCATCAGTATTCGCTGGTGGATTCAGCAAATACCAAAACTCAACATTTGCATAGCTGATTCCATCAGTGTGATGTCTGTCAATGTACTTTGTCAATGGCAAGCCATTCCAAGTTACACTGGTCAGCGTAGTCAGTGATGGATCGTACTGTGTTGACGTTACGATCAGGACTCTGTTAGAACCAGATCCAGTCATAAAGTCGATGTAGTTGCCAGTACCATCACCAGTGAAGTTGACTGTGGCTACTGGAGATGTTTGTGTTGGCATAGCTATTGCTGAAGACACAACGGCCATCAACAATAGTGCCAAGATCTTGATCGTCTTCATGGTTGGTTGCTCGTGAAGAGAGCGCCAGTTGCATCTACCTTTAAGTACCACTTGACGTTGTTCACGTCTTTCAGATATGGAGCAAGGCAAAACTGTTCAAGAGCAACTATCGCATCTTGAACAGTATTGAAGTCCTCTGCAGTGATTGGATCACCAGCCGTGAGATACTGCACTGTGATCGTTTGACTCTTGTTGTCAGGATGAAAGGTCACAATGCCTGAATTGTAGTCGACGTTGTATTGACCTTTCACCTGCGGTGTACCTTCTACCTCTTTGAATCCGAAGACAAAGACAGTAGAAGAGTTGATCACACCATTCGTTCCACGTGATGGGCCCTTAGGCTTTTCACCTAGTTGGATTGTGAATGGTGTGGTCGCCGGAATGGATTGTGTTTCTTCTTGTGGGACATCTTCATCCACCTTATCATTAAAGGTGTCGATGCCATTTGGGAAAGCTGTAGACATGTTCACCTCTAGATGCCGAACACATTCTTCATGTTAGGCAGGAAGCTGAGCGGACGAAGAACACGGAATGGAAGTCTGCTCGTACCGAAGCCAATGGCTCTTGGGCGATAAGCTCTCTTCCATCTTTGAGTAGCTGTATCAATGTTGCTGAACGTACCATCAGAAGCTTGAAAAAGCTTCGAAGCACGTTCATATGTCAAGCTGACGCCATCGCTAAATTGGAAGGCATTGAAGTTCTCCAAGATAGCTCTCGACTTCAATGCGTAAAACACTGTCCAGTCCTTGACCAATTCAGTTGGAAGCACCTGATCTTCAAAACTGAGATTGGTTAAGCGAGGAGGCGTTTGATTGACGCGATTGAGAGCTTGTTGCAGGAATGAGTTCAATTGTCCTGTGACCCAAATGAAAGTCTCGTCATCAAGACGATATTTCGTCGGATCAAAATCAAACAATCGGTATCTCACATCTTGAAGCATCTCGTATTTCTTATCTATGTAACCAGCTTGACCTGGTGCTGTTGGTGCACTCACTTGACCAGTTTGATTCTGGAATTGAATGGTATACCAATGGTCAAGAGTCCCGTCAAGATCTTCAAACATCGTGACTTTGCAGCCGGTCTGATCGACGGCATCGACGTTCGCAATATTTGCGAATGGTCCGCCAGCTAGAGGCGAACGATTGATCATGACTCTAACAACGGTGTTCTTCTCACCGATGTCGAGGATCTGATCAGGTGGAATCCAAGAAACCACGACGCTCATCGTTCGCCTCTCTTCTCAAGACCAGTGAGTTCTGGTGTTTGGGGTCGCTGAAGGATATCACTCACGACTGGGAGCTTCGGTGTTGTCGCTGGTATGGAGCTTTTAACATCCCAGCTTAAAGTGAGAATTCTTTTGACAGCCGTTGTGTCAACACCATACGCTGCCACACCATATGGTGATTTACCGTAAGCTCCCATTTTCAACTCCTATGGAGCGTCGTTCGTGAGGTATGAAACGTGGTACGTGTCAATTGAATAGAATGGAGCGATCTTTGAAAATGCATTCACAACCTTCCCAGCGCCTGGATAGAACACGCCATTTTGTAGAGAGTACTTTTGAAGTGCATCTTTGACATTGGCATATTCAGTTGCATCTGGAAGCACTGGCCATTGTGATGTCTTTTTATTTGTAGAGATAGACATCGTAGCGCCTTTTGCAAAAATATCCCACGTTCCAGCTGTAAGATCGAAGATGCCGAAGCCAGTGTTGTTTTCATTTACGTAAATCTTGTTGTTTGTTTCATCAAATGCAATGCCAGCTACTGTTTGTGGTGTCGTAATTGGCATCGGCCACGGGCCATAACCGTTAGCCGCAGATTGTAACGGAGTACCGGTAATTGTTATGATATGCCCAGTGCCTGGATCTATTTTTCTGATGATGTCGTTACCTTCATCGACGAAGTACAAAACATCACCACTTGAAAATGTCAATGCAAATGCTGTATTGATCTCGACATTGACAGCGACACCATCACCATTGTAGCCTTGGCCATTACCACCAGCATATTTAGTTATGATGTTGGTAGTTTGTGTGATCTTTCTTATCACAGCGCTTGATAGATCGCTGAAATAAACATTGCCATGGCTGTCTATAGCTATGCTATTGCAAAAAGTAAATGTAGCAGAAAGCGCTTGGCCACCATCACCAGAATATCCAGAAGAATTGTATATCCCAGCAAATCTATCTATGACGCCTGTGTTTAGATCGACTTTTCGCATGTTCGTATATGAACCCATGTAAAGAAAATTTCTGGCTGGGTCCCATGCTAAATCACCTGGGTTTATTGAAGCTGATGTTGCTTGTCCACCATCACCAGTGGTACCGTTAGATCCATTGCCAGCGACAGTTGTCACAATACCAGTTGATCTATCGATTTTTCTGATCCGATTATTTCCTGCATCAAGAACGAATATCGCTGTTGGATACGCTTTCACACATTGAAGATTATTGAATTGAGCGTTGATTGCTAATCCACCATCTCCTGAAAACCCAGTCGTGCCATTGCCACAAAGAGCCGAGATCTTTCCACTTGGCTCTATTTGCAGAATCTGATTGATCTCATTGACGCCATTGTAGTTTGGAACCAACAAAATGTTTCCAGTGACCGTGTCAAATGACATATATCCACTGCTATTTCCTACAAGCAATTGGAAGAACGTCTCTTGAACATAGAGATTGTTCATGAACGCAGTGAACGATTCGATGGCCAATGGTGTGTAATGAAGCGTCAAAGCAACTTCGCTGTTTGAATGAGCAACTGAAAAGCTCTCTCTCACTAAACGAGTTCCTTCACCACCACCGCCAGCTGCAGCAATTCTTGCGGACACAGTTGAATAGGATCCTTGTGGATTGGTACCAAGGATCTGTTCAATTGATGTGACAGCGTCTTGAATGAAGTTTACGTGTTCAGCCATGATCCATTGACCTGGCCCATCAACACGTTCTGGAAACTGATCAAATGCTGCTGGATAAACAGTGAGTGACATCGTTTCCTCTAAAGCGTGTCGCCTTCAACGACGACTTGAATTGATGCCGCCGGAAACGCTTTCGCATTTGGTGGCGTTGTTCTCAAGATCCAGAAGCCTTGTGATTGTCCTGGAGCTAGATCTGGGAACGAAAGTCCAGATGTCTTGTCCAGCGGCGAGACGAAATTCAGGCTCGTTGGATTGCTATCATTCACTGTCCCAAGAGCTATAGAACATACATCGTCATCTTGAGCTTGACGCAGCAACCACAGGAGTGGATTCATCAACGTCAGAGTTGAGTGATTGTTCTTGACGAAGACCTTGCGATAGTCCTTTTGGCCAGTCACAGCGCCGTCACCAGAAACGTCAGGAAATAGATTGTTGAGTGTTGCATCAACGATCTGAAGAGCTGAAATTGTACCGCCAGTGCTTCCAGCATTGTTCGACTGGTAGTAGAGTAGATCAGAAGCCGCGATCGACATGGTTTCTCCTATAAGCCTTCGACTGGTTCATCAGTGACGCCCAACGTTGCGTCAAGATCTACATATCCACCGCGGAACTTGCCGTGTCCTTCCACGATGAGAAGCTTTCGAGACAAGACATCTAATGCAAAGGGTCGATTCCCTTTGATATAGCTTTGAGCAGCTCGAAGCCAAACGACAGTTCTCATCCAATCCCTATCATCTTGCTTCAGTGGAGCAAGCATGGGTTTGATGACCGTCAGCACAGCTTTGAACCAAGAAGCAAAGCCTCCATTTTGCGTGTTGATGTCAAATGCCAAGCACCAAGTTCTGAAAGGTACTGGACCTGACCCATTGATGAATTTGGCGAGATCATCAACAGCTAGGATCGCGTTCTTTGCTTCTGCCATGAAAATGTCTTGGATCTCTTGATGTTTTCCTAGTGCAGCAAAAGCTACATTCCATTGTGGAAGCAATCTATTTGTTGCTGAGTTCCAGTTTGTGACAACAAACGCTGTCTGTTTCTTCGTATCACCGATCGCCAACATTTGATCAAAGGAAGCCTTCAAGCTCCCGAGCTCAGCAACCAATATTGCTTGGCAACTGACAGACATTCTTTGCAGCAACGGTTGAAGGGAGCCTTGTCCAATGCAAGTCTGACGAGGACCCCACGACAACCCTTGCCCATCAAAGTTACCACTAGCTTGTGTAAATGGTTGATCGCCAGTTTCGAACCATGATGTAATTTTGAATGCCGTCTCGAAGGCTTTGTCTTTGGTCATGTCGTCTCCTTATGGAATTATTGGCTGTTCAAACCACTTCAAGTATGTCACCAGGCCGGTGTTTCCATTGATTGGATAGATCTGCACGTCAAGGCGCCACCCAGGGGAGATAATAAGTTTTTCATTCCAATTTTTAAAAGCTGTCTGCCCTGGCTGAAAAACTCCCATCCAGACCTTTGACCCAGAAACCACCAAAGCGCCAGTCCCGATAAAGTTGGCCTGCGCCGTAATGGTACTTGGTGTACTTGTAAATTTAGTATCATTGGCAACTGGAACCACAGCACTGGAAACGTTGGCTGGGAACGTTACCGCATTGGTCAAATAGAAATCCACTCTGCCAGAAACTGGATTGCCATTCAAACCGCCATAGACATTCGACTCATCCAAAACAAGATTGGTAGAAGCTGAGTTGTTCACCAAGGAGACCATTGTAAAACCAATAGTACCAGACAATGCACCTTGGCCTGTATCTGCCATGCCCAAACCAGCTACCACTAAACTGTAACCGGTATTGCTGGTGGTCCAAGCATAAGTTGCATTAGCGGTAGCACTGACGCTAACTGGCATTTGAGCTAGGCTTAAAGAACTCAAGCCGAGCAGTAGAACTAGAAGACTGATTTTTTTCATAATAGACTCCCTATTTCCAGTTAATGATAAATTTCAATGTTGAAGCAGCAATGCTCGTTGCGTCTGTATCACCACTGTTAGCTGTAGTAGCGGTTGCAATCCCAGATGTAAATGTCAGACAGGCAGATGCTCCAACTGGATTGAGAAAACCACCATTTGCTGGGACGCCTATGGTTAGCATCGGTACAGTAACACCGACTTGTGGCGTGTATGACACGTCATAAAGTTTAATATATTGTGTACTGCCATTGGTGTTGCTGGCCCACAATCCAGTAATCATGCCACTGCTGGCTTTAATGGAAGTTGCATTCGTAGCCCCAGCGGCTGTGGTGACGTATCGCCCGGTAGAGTAGTTGCCAAGGTTGCTGAAGAACGCGCCGTTAGTTGCATTATTGGCAGCACCTGCGACGTACAGATTTGAATTGACCGTTCCTGAAATAGGAATTCCAGCAGCGTTCAGGAGAAGGCCTCCTAATTCCATCAAAGCAATCTTTTTATTACCTAAACTCGTGATGGCGTTGGGTTCTGGTGGTAAGGTACCGTAAGTGGTTTCTAAATTAAATGTAGTAGTGGTGCCTGCCCCCGTATTCTGACACCGCACCCTAAAGGCGTCTCCAGTAATCATAATGTTACGATTGAATCCCTGACTTGCGATGCCAGTAGTGAATGTCACATAAGTAAAAGTATCTGTTTCCACAACGTTGTTTAGGGCGTTAAACTGGTCACAATAGATGGTCATGGGTTGGTCGCCGAAGACCATAACCTGTGCAGCTGGTTGGTTAAAAGCTCCTTCGATAGCTCCAGTGAATGTAGCAGATGAAGCAAGTTGAACAGAACTATTGTTACTCACACTGTTGTAGTAAGTGAGTCCAGCTTGATTGACATATTGTGGATTGCCAGAAGAAGTTCCAATCGCACCTGCAACGAAGGAAACAGAACCAAGGAATGCACCTCCCACCGGATTGGCTGTCAGGTAAGTTCCCGCTGGTATGGAAACAAATACTGGAGTTGCAGCCACAACACCAACGCTTGGTGTGACGAATGCAGCCCATGCTCCGCTTTGAGTCACTGCATGTGTATTTACGGATACCGAACTCGTGATGCCGCCAAACCATCCGACAACGGCAGTTGTAGTCTGCGCTCCCAGACTCAGCCCAGAAGAAGCTCCACTGCTTCCGCTAGTACAATTAGAGCAAGTCACTGGAACCTGACCTGTCACGGAGATGAAAGCAGGAGAACCACTGGACGTACCAACGCTTGGTGTGACGAATGCAGCCCATGCTCCAGACTGCGTAACGGCATGGGTATTCACAGTCAAAGCGACTGCATTCTTCAGATTAACCCACAGACCATTGGTGGTGTCACCCATTACGTTGTCAGCAGTACCAGCCGTGTTCGACATCTTCAAGTAGGCTTCCACTGATGCAAGTTGAGCTTCTGGCGTATCACCTGAGACCCAATCGCCGTTTGTCAGTGAGGTTGGGAAGTTGTTCACTCCAAATGCCCCGCCGGTGGCGCTAATGCTAATTGCTGATGTATTGCTAATATTTATTGCACCAATGTAGTTTGTTCCAGCTGGTAATGCCGCCGTCACACTAACTGGTAACGTGATACTCGAAGCAGTAATCGTAATCTGTTGCGCAGTAGAAGAGGTGACATTAGCATTCACCGTGCCAGTGATGTAGACATTGGCCGGATTAATTGAAATAGTTGGCATACTTGTCACACCAACGGCACCTATTGTATTGTTACCAGTTGGAATAGATCCTGTAATTGTTCCGCTCGTAACCCATGGTGAAGTCCCCTGTGTGACGGAACCACCTCCGCCACCTGACCCAGAGGAACAATTCACGCAATAGACATTCTGTACTTGACCAGTTGGCGTGACACCAGATCCAGCAGTGATCGTCACATATGGCGAAACCGCTGATGCGAGGTTGTTGATGTCAAAAGCTTGAACGCCGAATCCATAACTCACGCCAGTTACAAGGCCAGACACTTGAGCATTTGTGCCGCCATTGTTTCCGAGTAATGTTCCATTCTGATAGATGTTGTACTTGATACCAATGCCGCTGACTGAATTCCAAGTCAGATTAGCACTTGTCGCTGTGTTTGTCACAACGGCAAGTCCCGTTGGTGTTGATGGATTGGCCCATGCGCTGATGGTGCACATCAGCAAGCCAATGAGCAGCGCTGTTCTCTTCATTGCTTGTCTCCCTTGTGGGTGGAAAAAAAACGTGGTAGATCCATTTGTGTTGTGAATTCGCTGTTTCACAACACAAAGGGATCTCCCTCTTTGCTGAGGGAGATCCTTAATCGCTGTCCACCTATTCCTGGCTGGCTTTGCGACGCTTCTTGCTGAGCTTGGTCTCTTCGTCTTCCTGGTCTTCCTTGTCCTCAACCTTGTCCAGACCCTCATCGAACTTGGTCTCAACACGATCAGTGACCGGCGTGTCCTTCGGGAGCTCTTCACCACGCAGCTTCTCTTTGTCCTCTTCCTGCACAGCGTCCTTGAACTTGAGATTCTCGCCAGTTGCCTCGGCAACATTGGCAGGAGTCTCCAGCACTTTCAGATGCCCTTCCTTCAGGCAGTAATCCAAGTGCGATGACTGACCGAGCTCACGCTTGGAGAAGAAGCGAGAGAAGTCCACGATCTCGTAAGGCGTCAGAACGATGCCGTTCTTGCCCAGGTCAGGGATCATCAGCTGAGCGTTCAACGTGTTCTGAACGAAGCGGATGTTCTCGATCATCTCACGTGTCACGACTTTAGCATTCGACATGGTAGTTCCTTTTGTTTGAGTCAGAGGATAATGGTTAGAGGAGGAGGCTGATAGCTCCTCCTCCTCCTTCCACATTGCGTCAGTCGATCTTAGGCAGCGATGTTGAAGCTGCCCTTCACCACGCCCAGGGCGTTGAAGATCGTCATGGCCAGGAGCTCATAGCCGACGAAGCCGAGGCGCAGATTGTCCGGGTCATCAGCAGGGATGACGTCGGTGTCTTTGCGGATCGGCATCCAGCCGAAGAACTTTGGACCGGTGAAGGCGTAAGCCGTACCAGCCGGGATCTGATCTGACACGTAGAAGTCAGCACCCCACATGTTGCCGAGGTACCCGGTCTCCCGGACTTCCTGCATGCCGACCTGGTCCAGGTTCTGGAACTGCAGACGACGGATGCCCATCGTGCCGTATGGCGACATCAGAACCGTCGCAACAGGCAAGCGATTGGCTTCCACTTGCACGAACATCTTGGCCAGCAGATCACGGTCGAAAGCACCGGCCGTCACCACCGGGGTGTTAACCAGGGAGCTCGCGGTCTCGATCAGCGAGAAGCCGATCAGATCCTCACGCAGCTCCATGCCTTCGATCAGACGATCCTTGGCACGATCCAGGGCCCTGTACCGGCGAGTGAACAGCTCCTCGTAAGGAACCTTCACACGGCTGGCGATCTCAAAGGCCTGGAGCTCCACACGCTTGCCTCGCATCTCGATCATGCGAGGTGAACCGCCCTTGCCGACCTTCACGGCAGGAGCCAGCGGCTGATCCTTGTCCCAGATCAGCGGGACGCCATCGGGCATCTGTTCCACAATGACGAACTTGCGGAAGATCCCTTTGTAGTCCAACTTGAAGCGGACAGGGTTCGACATGTTCGCGGCGATGCGCTTCAGACCAGCCTCGGTTTGCAGAGCCTGGGTGAGAGCAGCCTCACGACGAAGATGCATGCGCTTGGCAGCCTCACGCTTCTCAGAGCTCACCTGGCCGGGGTGCTTGCCGGCAGTAGCAGGGTCGCCGTTGTAAGCCGAAGCGAAAGCCTGCATGGCACGTGACATTCTCGGATCCATTGTTGTGATTCCTCCGGTGACAGTTATGTCGGTTGAGTTGGCTTAGGCGACGGCGAACATGTAGGCTTCCAGCGTCGAGTCTGTCGACGTCGGGGCCTTGGTGATGATGCCCTTCGCAGTGCCGTTGCCAGCGCTCTGGTTGGTCCACAGGCCGGACACGTGATCGATGTACAGGTACTGAGCGTTGGCGTACGTCTGAGTGGTATCATACGGAGCGCCTTCGATCACATTGCCTGACAGGTCAGTGTTCTCCACCTGGTCCGAACCGTTCATGAACTGCACCTTGCTAGCGCCGAAGACGATCGTCACGTTGCCGTTCTGAGCGTCCTCGTACTGTGAGTTCTTGAACATGCCGATGTAAGCCGGTGAACCACCACCGCTGGTAGCCTTCGTGGCCTGACCGAGCGAATTGATGGCAGCGGGCTGACCACCGAAGTAGCCGTTCGCAGCCACGGTGGGATCCAACGGGATGTTGCCATCCTTGAAGCTGAGTTGCAGGACCTGCATACCCATTGTTCTTTCCTCCATTGCATTTGAGCTAGATCATCCAGCTCAAGGACACTAATGAGCTTCGCTCACTAATGTTAGAAGCTTCCGCGGGGTCCTTTGCTGCCCATGGCACGAGCATCGTCCATGAACATGTCCGCCAGCTGTTCGTCAAGGTCCGATTGCTTCATCAAGCCAGCCACAGGAGCTTCCACGCCTTCAAGTTCTCCATTGGCGACACGGGTCAAGCCCGCAGCAGCCTCACGGAGATTCTTGCGCAGACCCTGCACACCAGCCACTCGAACAGGCTTTGCAGCAGCGAAGTGGGCCTTGATCTCGGCAAAAGCAGGATCCGAGAGTTTAGACCAGCGTTCGATGGTGCTCGCAACCTGTGTCTCGTCGATCAGCCCCTTCTCCTTCGCCATCTTGATCAGGCTGGAGACCGCTTGAGAGCGAGCAATGCGCTGGATAGCCGCTTGCTGCTTCAATTGGGAGGCCTTCAGTTGAGCATTCTCTGAAGCAAGCCGCTTGGCCGAAGCCGACTTCTGCATCGAAGACTCGACCGTCTTCTTCTCCTCATCATCGCCCTTGCAGACCTCAGCCAGGATCACCGAGGCCTTCTTGACCATGATGGAGAACTGACCCAGCGCTTTCTTCCGCTGAGCAATGTTCGCAACCGAAGCAACGCGCTTGCCGTTGTCCTCGATCTTGTTCGCCAGGCTGTTCAGCACAGCGACTTTCTCTTGAAGTGAAGAGATCCGCTTGACGATCAGCTTCGCCTCTTCCTTCAGGCCGAGGGAGGCGAGGTTTGCGGCCTCTTCCTTCAGCTTCTTCTCCTCGTCCTCAAAGGCGGCAGCAGCGGTGTCGAGCTTCCCAACCACTTCCTCTGGCTTCTCGGATTTCTCTTCCTTGGCGCCTTCGACCTCTTTCTCTTCCTTCGACTCGGGAGCCTCTTCAGCAGCGGCTTCCTTCTTGCTGTCCTTGGTCTCTTCAGTGCCTTTTTGCATTTCCTCTTCGGTGCTCTCAGCTTTCACCTTCTTGCCAGCAGCGATCTCTCGCTCGACTTCAGGCTTCTCGACTGAGGAACCAGCTTTCTCTTGATCCAATTCTTTGTCTTGCATCTTGTTCTCGCCTTCAGCCTTGTCTTCAGTGGCTGGTGACTTCTGCGTCTTGTCTGTGCCGTCCTTCATCTCTGGCTCAGCAGCGGCTTGACGAGTCTCGTCTTCTTTATAGCGCTCATCAGCTTCTTGCTTGGAGTCGTCGAAGTTCTTGCCCTTCATCATCTCACTCGTGATGAAGTCCACTTTCTTGTCTTCGTTATCAGCTTTGCGCTGTTTGGCAGCAGCACGCTTGGCCAGCTCGACCTGTTTCTCACGATCCTCTTTGGTCGAATTGCCAGCGGCATCTTGCGCCTTCTTCTCTTTCTCAGTGGCACCAGCATTGCTGTCAGCCACTGACTTGGTCTCTTTGTTCACATCGCCAGCATCGTAATCGCCAGCATCCTTTGCGGTCTCTAAAGGATTGCCAAGGATGGCACCAATTTTGCTCATTGCATCAGCCAAAACAGCCTTGGCCTGAGCGAACTTGGAATCCTTGCCGCTCAGCTTCACATCTTTCTTAGCAGCAGTGGCAGCTGTTGGCTCGACATATTCCTCTTCGCCCTTCTCAACCATGCCTGGCTTCTCACCGACTTCCTTTTTCTCAGGGACTTCCTCGACGCCCTCTTCCTCACCGGGCTTCGCCTTGTCCTTGTGCATGTCGACCTCATCAGCCTTCTTCTCGCCTGGCTTCTCAACTTCCTCTTCCGAGGCGATGAGTGGCAGCAGGGAAGCGATCAGCTTTGGATCGGCCTTACCAGCTTTGCGAAGGACTTGCACTGCAGCCAAAGCAGCGAGTGTGTAGTCGCCACGGTCGATCATGGTCTCCACCTCATTGCCTCGCTTCTCGTCTTCCTTCTGGCTCTTCTGCTTGCTTTGATCGAAGAGAGCCTTGTCCTTCTCGCTGGCTTTGCCGTAATCGCCTCTGTCCTGCTCTGTATCCGTTGGATTCCCCGGACCAGCAGCAACCACTGGCTTCTTCTCAGCACCCATGCTATCTTCTCCTTTTGAGATCCGTTTCAAATGTGCAAGTCGCACATTGTCGAGTGACCGAAAGTTGATGTACGGCGCTAATGCCGACTTGTCTGAAGGTGTGTGCTGAGGTGGAGCGAATGAAGCGATTCGAATTTTTTCGTTGATCTTGACAGACGCAAAGCGTTGTCCGAGTTTGGCGTCTGGATCTGCGCCTTGAGTTGTGATGATGCTCTCTTCAAAGAAGGTCACGCCACGATTATCTTCATGGCAGATCTCTCCATCCGGATCAGGCATTCCTTTACAGAATGCAGGCGAATCTTCATCGACATGCTCGCAATAATCTTCAGGCTCCATTGCAAGCCCTTGACCCTGCACAAGCTTCGATTCATCGCCATCGGCCTTCGTTCTCAAGCAAGTTGAGCAGATCGACCATTCTACCAAGCAGCCCATTGAGACGTCTGTGATAGCTCCAGCCTCAATTTTCTTGATGACTCCAGGGTACAACTTCTCTGCTTTTGCTTTATCGATAGCCATGACGATCTCAACCCATTGTTCAGGATTGAGTTGTGCGTCGATGATGATACCACAAGCCCATTCTGGTGCGTTGTTCTTGTGGTCGATGTTGACAGCAGCTCCAATGAACGTCATGTACCGTTCTTGCAGCTCCTCCCAACGAAAGTAGTCGCCGTTGTCGTTTGGACCATGTACTTCACCGCCACTCACTGCTCTCGCTTGAACATACAAATACTTCTGTGGGTTCAATGCGATTGGCTTGATCTGAATGGTACGATCAAGTGCTTTGTCTTCCAGGATGGAAGCTGTTCTGACCTTTCTGTCTCTGATAAAGATCTCATCCCACGAGGCGATTCGTGTTATCTTGGCTTTCGCATATCTCAGTAACACGCCTTCCTCCGTGTTTAGGACTGGATCTCGTCCTTTGGAAGCTCTTCCTTCGGACCTTCATCGTCATCCGGAGGATTGGCATCCTCTTTCTTGATCTCTGTCTTTTCAACAGCACTTCCAATGATGTGGTTCGGCACTTCCGACTGGATTCGCTTCGTTAACCTTTGAGCATCTTCCAATGTGAAGCATTTGATGGTGAGCCTTTCACCGTTCTCGTAAAGTTCTGGAGTGTAGCTTAGTTCCTCACCAGAAGCATGTTCCACGAGATCAGTGAGAGTATTGAAGCCGAATGCTTTATCAAGTCGAGTGATGTTTACCTCTTCACCATCACATGTGATCGCTATGTCAGGCATGATGCTCCTCGGTCAGTCCGTTTGATTATGCACAGTCACTTAAATGGTGCCTCAGGGACCAACCTGTGGGGTACGAGATGGATCCCTGAGGTGACTTTTAGGTCCCTTTTACTTGATCTTCTTCAACCAACGCTTGGCGGTGTTCACCACGAACTCGCCGGTCTTCTGGTTATCAGCGATCTTGCCGTTCTCCACATCGTTGTCGGTGTCGTAGGTCGCCTTCACTGCGGTCTTGCCCCAGGCCAAGGCTCGCAGCCAAGCAGCCTTCGCCTTGACGGTGTCACCAGCCTTGGCGTACAGTCGACCGACTTCCAGGGCGTACTGGCCACGAACAGCTGAGCGAACAGCCAACTTCTCGCAATCCTCACGGCTCGCGATGTCGCTGTCGTCACCCTCGGCCTTGGCCTTGGCAGCAGCATAGTCGTCCAGCTGCTTCTTCAGGTCGGTGATGGTGCTGTCACCAGGGCCACCGTAGTTCGACACATCGCCGGTGAACCCAGCGATCTGGAACCAATTGCCATCGACGAACTTGGCGCCGTCCAACTGCACCTGATCCGAGGCAGGAGCCACGGCAGCGGCAGTCGTCACGGCCTGATCGGCCTTCAACGAGGTGGTAGCGAAGGTTGTGGTAGCGGCGATCAGCAAAGCCAGCAGAATCTTCTTCATTGTTTGTTTTCTCCTTGTGTTCGTTTGAGTTTAGGGTTGATCCTAAACTTCCTGTGAAACTTCTTAGTCGAAGGTTTCTTTTTCTTCAACTTCGAAGGTGAAGGTGGATCAGACACCACCGTGTCATGTGCTACTTTCGAGATCTCCTCTCTGCTTCTGAAGTCGATCATTGCATTGTTGGTTTGCTTCAGCCACAGTTGAGGGTCAGACGATTTGTAGTTCTGAGCGAAAGGTATGAGGACCTTCGGCAGAAGTTCAGGGTCAGAGAGTATCACTCTCCACGCCTGTTGGTTGAGCATTCGCATGAGTGCAACGTACTGCCACTCCATTACTGGAGTGTTCATGCGGATGTTCATTGGGATGATTTGCATCCCAACCTCGAGCGTGTCACCTCCATTTTCGTGCTTTGCAATACCGGCTGGTACCCACCACGGTATTCCCATCGTGTCAGCGTTCCTCGTGACACGTTCGAGGTGGGTAGGTGTAAAGCCCGGCAGTTCAAAGTTACTCCGTGCCCTTAACATCCTATTGTCCCCAATTCGTGCAAGTACTTCTTCAGCCTTTGCATCTTCCAGCGCTTTGGTGTTCCGATCAAGCACAACAAGTATAACGCATACTGTTGTGAGATTCATGAGCACCAAAGCGAGGATGATCGTCATAAAAGCTTTCTTTGTCTGAACTTTCATTTAGGCTCCTAAGATCATCACGAAGCCTTGTGTGTCGTTGATTCCTGCGGCAACAGTCAGTGCAACAGCCGATGTGATCTCCAAAATCCCGTATCTCGTGTTCTGCGCACTCACAAGTCCAGACAGATTCACTGGGTTGTTGAAGCGATAGAACAGGAACTTGGAGTTCGTAGTACCTGCCGGAAGTGGAACATTCGCAGATGTGTTAGCCGGAATATTGAGATTCCCTTGGTTATCTGCATTTGATGCTTGAGCATCAGCAAACCCAGAGAAATCAACACCTTGGTACACTGGCTTTGAAACAGCTGGATTCAATGGGTTAGCCTGTGTGACGACCACCGTCGCATCGATCTTCACGTTCAATGGTGTGAAGCTCATCACTCAACTCCTTTCACTTGCTTAGAGTCAGCATCGAACATGTGATCGATGATCTCATCGATCTCTTCCAGATCTTTCTTGATGCGTTGTTCCTCACCCATCTCTTCTTTTTCATGAGCTTCATCAGCTGTACGTTTGGCTGATGTTCTGACCATCTCACCAGAAGAGATCTTCGCTTCGAGGCTGTCAGCATCAGGATAAATCTTCGTGCCAGTGAGTGGCTCCATCAATCCGATGCGATTGTCAGCGTTTGGATCGTTGCTATCAGTTGACTCGATCACAATCCATTCAAGATCGTTTTTGTCTCTGAATCGATCACCGACTTCAAAATCGTATTCATCTGAAGCAAGACGTTTTAAAGCAGCTTTTGAAAGCATTCCTTCTTGGTAATCATCTTCACCGCCGCCTTCAAGCGAGATGGTGTAGATTGAATTGCCATCGCCATCGAAGTCGATATCCTTCACGACACCGAAGCCTTGCTCGCATTCCACTTTGTCACCAATGCCGAAACCTTTGGCGGTGCGTTTTGTTGATGCATCAACAACATTTTTATGTTTAATGATCTTCACTCCATCTGGCCAAGTGTGATATGTTTCGCCATCTGGCCCTTCAACTTCCACTGACCCATCATCTCCAAATGCAATAACACGAGCTTTGCGACCTTCAGCATCGACAAGAGTATCGCCAATTTGTGGTTGTTCATCAGCTTTCTTGAACAGACGGCCGACCACTGTGCCAGATTCAACTTGCTGTCTCACAAATTCTGAAGGCACAAGCACGTCACCTTCTTCCGTGTTGATGATCACTGCTTGCGTGTCGGCACCGAAGCCCATACCATCATCGATCAGCGAATCGCCTTGAGCAGCAGCTGCATCGTTGCGTTGCATCAACTCTTCAATGGTGCCTTCATCAGCAACAAGACCTTCGACGTAGTTGAAACCTTCAGCATCAACAACAACTTGCTGACCTTTGAATGAAGCTGTTCGCTTTGAAGCTTCTATCACTTTACCAGTGCCAATTGGTGAACCATCTATAGCCCTGTAGACTTGGTCACCTTCCAGATAAAACTCCTTACCACCAAATTCGAATTCATATGAGCCATCATCTGGGTTTTGAGTTGCCCAAATTGTTTGACTGTTCCATTCGATCTTAGCAGCGGTTCGCTTTGAACCAGTAACTCGAGTGGCTTCACCATTCTGAACTTTGTTATAAAGCTCTTTCTCAGTAAATTCTGTTTCTTCTCCATCAATCGTACCCAGCACACGACCATTATCTGCAAAGCCGGTGATAATGAACGTTTCTCCATTACCATCAGTGATTTTATCACCAACAGACATTGAAGCGGTTCTCTTTGAAGCGATGTAGTCCACATCAGTTGAGTGAGCAGCGTCCTCAGGATCTGGAGCGTTCTTGCTCTTGACACCGTAAGTACCCTTCTCCGTGAAGCTGTCAACGTCGTTCTCGGTTCCTGAAGGATTCCACGCCTGTAGGTCGGTGACTTCGATAAGCTCAATTGGCCCACCAAAATCAACACCAACCATTCCATCGCCTTCATCACCTTCAACAACTTTTCCTTCTTCACCGATCTTGTTCTTCACAAGATCGCCAACTTGAAAAGACGCCTTGCGCTTAAGCTTGCCAACACGAATGCCTTTGGCACCAGTCACAGTGTTTCTCAGTTCTTCAAAGAGACCGCTAATCTCTTCTTCTGAGAGGCCATCTTTGCGCAGATCATTCTTGATCTCATTTGGCGGTGAGCTGACTAAGTTATGCTTGATGTAGGCAAGATATTTCTGTCTCTCATCGTCATTATCGATTGAAGCCTTGCGCTTTGAAGCGACTTTCACGACGTCTCCTTTTTTGACCGAATTGGCGAGAGACCTTGCATCGACATTCGATTCACTGCCGTCATCAACGTACTTGACGGTGACTGTGTCGTCATCTTCGATGCCATTGAGCACATCAAATTCTCTGCCATTCCAGTCCTTGTATCGTGAAGCAGTGCGCTTTGAACCGACTCGAACCAAGCCAAGATCGTCCAACGCTGATTCACTCATCTCCATGTCAACAACTTTTGGACCATCATAAAAAACAGCTTGGTTGACTTCCACCTTGAAGAAGGCTTCATCATACTCATCTGCAACTGACGATTCCTCTGTTGAAGACTTGATCGTATACTTGTTGCCATTGACATCGGTGTAGATGTCACCAACTTCGTAGTCGCCTGAAGCAGTGCGTTTAAAAGCTACCTTCTCAACGCTAATGACACCTTTTAAGTTGTTGTATTGCTTCATTGCTTTTTCTTTCGCATCATCCTCTGAAGTAGCATCGAGGATACGGATCTTCTCTTCGGTGCCGCTCTCAGTTTCCACCGTGACACGATAGGACTCAGCAGTTCGCTTTGAGGCTTGACGCTTGATGACGTTGCCATCCCGCTGGTACTTGACGTAGGTGGTGGCACCATCAATGATCGCTCTCACCATGTACGCATCGCCAGTGCGATTGACATCAGTGAAGTAGTCGATCAGCTCATCTTCATTGTTGAATTCTTCTGGGGCATTTGTTCGCACAGCAGCTCGTCTTGAGGCTGTGAAACCATCAGGAGCTTTTTCTCCTGGCGAAGCAAAATCATTCGGCTGATCGATCTTGTTCGGCGCATGCTCGCCATAAGCAGCAACTTGAGCGTCGTTCAAAATCCCTTCAGTCAAATCGAAGTTGTCGGCATCAGCCGTTGTCTTGATCTTGCTCATCGAATCCTCTTTGAAGTATGAATGATGCTTCGAAGACGTTGCGCATCCAGCACATTGCAGCCTTTGTCGTCGATGTAAGCAACGGCCAATGGCTTGTCTGATGTGCAGATCTCATCATAAGGAATATCGTGCAGTGCAAGGTAGTCAGTCATCGCTTTGAGTTGCTCAGCAGCAGTGCTCTGATCATTCAGCTCAGACGATGTTCGGCAGCTATGGATGATGATCTCAAACCCAAGCTGTTTCGCTTCTTCCATGTACGCAACGATCTCTTCATTAGGATCGGCGATCTCAGGGAAGGTATTTTCCGATGTGATAGTGCCATCGAAATCGAAGACCAGCGTCTTCGTCTTTTCTTTCATTACTGCAACGATCTTCCTTTTTGATGCGGCTCTCTCAGCATCTTCAGAATCGAAGTAGATGTAGAAAGTGCTGTTCAATCCACCGCTAGAATCCTGATGAACTTTGTATCCTTCCTTCTCGAACTCAGCGATCAGCTTTGCAGTTTCGTCTTCAATGTTCGTGTCAAGCTTCTGGAACATCGTATAGCCGCTGTCAGGTGTGTAGCCATTGCGTTTGAATATCTCGCACATTGATCTCCACAGGTCTGAGTCACGATCGTCTTCAGATGAGATCATGACCATACCGTGATTCACACCGATATTAAAGCTCACGCTTCTACGCTTGGCTTTGAGCTCTTTCAATCTCGCCGTAGAGACCATGAACGTCTGACCTTTCTTGTCAGCGACGTGTGTGATCTCACCAGTGACTGAAGCAACGGTAAGTTCACCAGCAATTAAGCTGGTGAACTTATCCCCTGCATTCACTTGCTTGTAGTCAGTTTGACGCATCGAAGGCGAAGGTGTGGAGGTAGTGAGACCACGATCCTTCAGCTCTTTCCAATGTTCAGAAGAATAAGGAACAGATTGAGAACTCTGTCCTTCACCACCTTCACCTTCAATGCGCTTCATGCTAAGCTCCTTCGCCTTCCATGTGGGAAATGTCTTCAGCGCCTTCCTTCACTGGTTCTTGGTACTGTTGCAGTTCCTCATCACCAGTTCGAGCGATGTGTCTGAATTGATCCATGCTCAGTTCATCACACCCACCAAAATGCTCGAGCGGCATGTGTTGCAGATACATGCCGACAGCAGCTTTGGTGTCTGGGAATCCAAGCATGTACTTGTACTCGTCATGTTCTCCAGTTTCTGGAACCAACTGATCGATGCGATGTACTTTCTGCGTTTGCGGATCGCCGATGTAGCAATCAAGATCTTCGCCATCATCGCCAAGCGAATTGCGAACGTAGCCATAATCGCATTTCATGTGCTGTTTGAAGCCATCGCTGTATTGACGCATTGTATCCTTCGGCCATTCCACACCGCAGGAAATGTCGTCAAAGTCGACATGCTTCATCAGCTTGTCGTTCGCAGTTCGCTTCATTGCAATCCTCTTTGATGCTGATCTGATGACTTCACTTGGATTGACGGTAATGACGTCTGTGTCGTCATCAATGGCCATGAGATCGAGATCGCCGTTTTGATCTTGCTGAACGACCTTGAATTTCTCACCATCGACGGTGACGACTTCACCGTGCTTGAACGTCTCTTCAGCCGTCTTGACTGAGCCGTTCTTCTCGCTGTTACGGAACTGATCTACCTTATCTTTGATGTCAGCACCATCGCCAATATCATAGGCCAATCGCTTGGCCAATGAAGCTTTGACGAATTTCTCTGACTTCTTGTAGAAGCCGACTTTCACTGTCTCTTGAGGGTGCACACCAACAAGCTTGTCGTCGTATGAGATCATGATGTTCCCACTGTCCATCACATCAACAACTTCAACTTGTTTTCCTTCCCACTCAACAACGTCATGAACATCGATGTCTTGTCCTTGCATGTCTGTGATGTCAGCTTTTCGCTTCATGCCGATTGAAGCCTTTGGATTCGAATCAGTTGGTGTATGCTGTGAGTTGGCTCGCATATCAACTGGCTGTGGAGCCTTCGTCTTATCTGTTTGAGCTTCGCCATTGAGGTCAGACAGTTCTTCAGCATTGAAGTGACGAGACCCAACGTACAAATGATCGCGGTCAGGCCAATCCAAAAGTTCCTGCCTCTTGTTGTACTCAAGAACCTCTTCTGCTTCGTCATCCTCTTCACCATGATCGACAACTGAGTACGGATCGACCTTCATTGGCCCAGCGGCATCTGTCGGCGGATGATCAACCAACAACATGACGCCATCATTACCAATGACAGTTCCAGTCCAGATCTCATCGTTGTGCTTGAAGTCGATCATCGTCCCAGGCTTGAAGAAAGCAACTCGCTTAAACTTCTTCGAGCCATAGCGTTCTTGTGATTCATGATCGTAGCGACCTTGCTCGAGATCAACAGCTGCCGCTTTTTCTTTCAGCTTCATGTCTGTGAGCAATCGCTTGATTGTCCTATAGATCATGAATGCGTCCGGGTCGTTCGTCTGCAGGACGTACGCGGCGAGTTTCTTGATCGCTGCTTCGAGGAGCTTGATCTCTTCATCTAAGTCGTTACGACGAAGATTGGTTGGTTCGTCCTGCGCATCCTCGCGGAACTCTTCGATCTTGTGATTGGGATCTTGATCGTCATGATCCTCAATCCCAGTCGTGTTCTGCAGCGAATCGTTCTGAGGCATGTTCACCGAAGGAGCCATGTCAGCGACTTTTTGCTCAGCCTCTGCGAAGCTCGCCAGCAGGTCGTTCAGCGGCTTTGCCATGCTTATCTCCTTTCAGTTCAGCTTGCTTGACCTCAGCAACGTGCTTCTTAGCAGTGCTAGGAAGATCTGACGCAAGATCAGGCTTCTTCACGCTTTTGTTGACGCCATAGCGAACGAGTGTCATGTCAGCCTCCTAGCGGTTATCAGTCAAGTACTGCAATGTGACGATGTACGTGTGTGATGAGTTCATCACGCTTCCACCGCTCGAACTGAAGATCATGTTTTTGTTGGTATCCCATGACACGACTTGATGTGGAGTTGAGTAGGTGAATGCATCCACCGAGTCAACTGGACCAGCCACTGTCAAGTCCGAACCAATGTTCGGATAGCCAGCCACCGTCGTATCTCTGAAGTACACGTTGATCACTTGAACGATGTTACGTGAGAAGTGCGTCTTGTACTGCGTCCCAGTCCCTGGGAAGTTCAAGATCGCAGATTCCTGCACAAGCGAAAGGCTGCTGTAGCTCGGAATCTGTGTTGGTGTAGCTGTTGGCGTTGAAGAAGGCGTCGCTGTTGGTGTTGCTGTCTGACTGATCGTCGGTGTCGCAGTTGGTGTGTTGGTTGGCGTGATCGTTTGACTGATCGTCAAAGTCGCAGAGAACGTCGGTGAGATCGTGAACGTATTGCTGATCGTAGGTGTTGGTGTAGTTGTTGGGCTGAACGTGAACGTGTTCGTAGCTGTTGGTGTACTTGTCTTTGTGATTGTTGGTGTGTTCGTCGGAGTCGCAAGGGTAGGTGGGTAACCCTCATTGATCTCATTGCTGAACAACACTGAGTCGATGATGTTGGTTGACGTCATCGGGAAGTAGGAAGCTGAACCACCGATGTTCACTTGGCTCACAGTTCCAGTTTGCCAAACTGTTGAGTTGGTAGCGTAGAGGCTTCCGTTGATGCTGATCCCAACGCCGTTCTCGTTGTGATTGATCTGCACGATGTTCCAAGTAGACGTATTCAACAACGGCGAATCGATGTAAACAGCAGCACCGCCTGGCTTGCCGTTGTAATAGATCCGCATGTTCTTCTGACTGTAGTTGTAGACCAGTGTCAGGTTGTTGCCAACTGAAACGCCTCGAACCTCCAACACCGTTTCAACAGAAGGCTGTAGCACTTGAGCATAAGCGTAGTAGTACAACGCAATGCTGCCATTCTGTGTGATCACAGCCGCTGGTGCAACGAAGTAGCTGTTCAATGCAGCGAAGTTCGTGCCCAAGTTCTGAGAACCAATTGGTGCAGCGGGACTGGTTGTTGGTGGGACGGCACCGTTGGATGTCGTCAGCACCAAAGCCGTTGAACCAATCGTGTTGCACAACTGGCAACCGACGTCTCCGGCATAGAACGCAACGATGGCACCTGGCGTAGGTGACGGTGTGATCGTTGAAGTTGGTGTGATCGTTGGTGATGGGCTGTTCGTCGAAGTAGGAGTATCAGCATGCGCTGAAGCTCCAATGAATAGCGAGAGCAGAAGTGCTAAGAGCAAGCGCATTGCCGTGCCTCCTATTTACATGGTTTGGAAGTGTATGGCTTCCGATCTTTCGCCTCTTGCACAAAGTGCTGCGTCTCAGTACCAAGGCTTTTGAGGTAGAACAACTGCTGACCAGCAACTATGCAGTCAGCGCTTGAGATATTCATTGCGAGTGAAGGCCATAGGAAAGGGTCACCGTACACCTTTTCCGATACTCTCCACAAACAGTCACCTTTGACCACGGTATAAACCGGTTGAGCAACAAAAGTGTTTGACTCACTCAACACAGGTTTGGCAGTGAGTTCCTTCTTCAGATCGCTCTCAGAAGCGACATACTGACCAGGCAGCTTCTTGCCTTCTTTCATGGCAGAAGCACATCCGATCAATGCTGTGCTAAAGAGCAGGGCGATGCAAAGCTTGGTTCTCATGTCGTTCTCCAATGGGTAAGGCGAGGCTCAATGCTTGAGCTTTAAACTTCGCCAGTTCTTCTGAAAAGCTTGAGATCCCTTGGAACGCTTGAACAAGCGTTGAATCCAAGGTCTCCTTGCCTTCTTCAAGAGACATGGTGGTTCTCCTCCGCTAGATCTTGATGTACATCGGCGGATTACCATTGATCCGCTTCAGCTTTTTGGTGCTGCACAAGACGTCGAGGATATTTCCAAGCAACACGAAGTCGGCTGAGTCTTTCATCACTTCACAGCGGTCAACGATCTTCTGAAACGGGATAGCATGTACTTTGCCAGCGCTTAGCGTCTCAGCATCGACAGCGTTCATCACGTCAGCGGCTGTGATCATGTCTCATCACCATTTGATCTCTCTTGCTTTTCTGGCTTCTTCATCCTTCACCTCGATGATACGCTGCTCAATGGGCACAGTGATGTTGCAGCGTCTCAAGAAACGTTCGGCCGACGAAACATCTTTGAACCACTGATTCATGGTCGCTGGTTTGTTCTTGATCTTGTTCAGTTTACCGAGCTCCAGCACGTCATGTGAGAAGAGACCAATGCGATTGATCCGCTTCTTCTTCATCATGTCAAGCACTCGTTGTGGTGTACGAATGCGGTTGATGAAGTGGCCATCGATTCTCAAGATACCGTAGTTTGAGTAGTAGATCGCTTTGACCACCATCAACTCGTATCCAACGTGTCCGGGCTCAACCATGATGTAGCTCATGTCGGCCTCCAGTTTTCTGCATCTTAGGAAGAGGTGAGATTCGAACTCACGGATCCATTGCTGGATCGCCTGATTTCAAGTCAGGTGCTTTCAACCACTCAGCCACCCTTCCACTTATTTCTGCTTGTGCTGGAAAGCCATTACAAGCTATACGTTTTCCTTGTTGAGGTTTACCGCACTTTTCTGTATACACGTTTACCGCATTGTAGTAAACTGGCAGTGAGCCTACTGGATCAGCCAGTTCGCTCAGAGCCACAATGGCTCACTCATTCACGAGGTTCACCATGAAGAACGCCGACAAGAAGACCGCTAAGAAGGCCACCGCTTCCAAGGCCGAGAAGAAGGTCAAGGCTCCGAAGAAGGAGCGCAAGTCCTTCGGTCAGGGCCGAGTTGCCTGGTTCAACGGCATCAGCGATCGGCTGAGCAAGCGGCTGGCGAAGAACGCTGCGAAGATCGACAAGGAGATCGCCAAGGTCAAGGACGACAAGGACGCTGTGAAGGCGCTCAACGCCATCAAGGCCTCCTTCGAGCAGGCTGCGAAGGCCGTGAAGATCTAGCCCACCACAACGACTTCCTCCCTGTTAAACTGCTCTCCCGAAAGGGAGAGCAGTTTCTTTTTACGTCCGCATTGGATCAGTAGGATCCTTTGGTTGACCAAGCCGCCTTTGGCCTACGGCGTGTGTCTCTTGATGTGGTAATGGATCAATCGTCTTCGACCGGTGGCCGTCCTGAGGAACCACCTGTGGGGTTCGAGCAGCATTCAGCAATGGCCGTGATATGGTCAGTAGAGCGGTAACACCTACACCGCAGTCAGTGCAGAAATGTTTCTCTTCTCTCGACTCCGATTCACGTCCAAAGATCTCACGTGTTCGTTCGACCAGTTTCTGTGTCTCGATGTGCTTCATCTCTTTCGTGCAGATAGGACACTGCATAGCTTTCTCCGTCGATTGGTCGGGATGGTGAGGTTCGAACTCACGATCCCCTGCTCCCAAAGCAGGTGCGGTACCACTCCGCTACATCCCGATGCCCATTGATTACCGGTCCATTGTAGGTTCCTCATCGGTTCCAAGACCGGCGTTGAGTCGTTACTGCACTTCTCTCCAGCAATTACCAGCGCCATTGTTCCAAGCGCCTTCACGTGGCAGCGATGTTGCACGTTCAAGTTGCCGTCCGTACGAATCCTGCTTGTTCTCATCAGCAGATGCAAACATGATGTTGATGCAGTCTTGACTGAACACTGCAGTCACCAATGCTTGTCGCTCGATTCGAGTAGGATCGATGTACACTACGTGATCACCAATCTTAACCATTCGTCTCACCTCCTCTCTTTTCAATTTCAACGTTGATCTGCATGAGTGATTCTCTCATGCATCTCCTACGGACACCTTCAGCGGCTTCTCTTCGCCCAAGTCAACGTTGTTCTTCTGCGATAGTTACTTGCAGAAAAATGAAGGATCAGGTACTTCTTGCTTCATGGGCTCTCCCTCTTTCAAGAGCCTCACGATTCGGAAGTACTTGATGTTCGGTATTCCAACCATTTGAACATCTGAAATGGTTGGCTCATCGAACTGGAATGAAAAGTTATCAGCATTGAAATCCATCTTCTTACTTGCACTCGCTTGGGTAACTGTTTCCTCTACATAACGCTTCAATGCTTCATAGCGTAGAGGATTCTCTTGAATCGGCAGAATGTAAGGCTTGTAGTACTTGATGTCGCCTCTCTTCAAACCCCACTTGATGTCGTCCGCATTTGCGAAGATCTCAAATGAGTGAAGGTCCTTGTTCGCCAATTCCATGATGAGTGTGTCTGGATCTTTGCCAGTGCCACGAACAAGGAACTCTGGTACAAGCATGAGAAAGTCATGTTCATCCATGAACTTCTCTGTAAGTTTTCGAGGCTCCGTCACGACATCACCTCTATCTGATGCTCTCTAAAACCGAATTGAATTGGGATACCTGTTCCCTCTAAGATGCAATAGAACATCTCAAAGCTGTATCTTTCTGGGCGTTGCCCATACACGATATTGGGTGGTGTGTGGTAACCAACCTTGTTTTTCTTTTCCACAAGGACCAGTGTCGTGTCTTTTGGGATTCGAATGTCGCCAAAGTGAATGTCTTCCTTAGTTTTGAACTTCATCACCGATCTCCTTCAGTTCTTCAACCTTCCATCTACCATAGAAGTTGAGTGTGAACTGATGGTCGCGGCTTTCCTCTGTAGCAACAGCCATGCGACTGAACTCAAAGACGTTTTGAGCGCCTTCTTTCTTGTTCATGACAAACGCTGCTGCACGACCAGCTTGCATCTCAGCGTTGTCGCGAGTCACATTTGCTATTTCGATCTTCACGAACTCGTCTGTCAGTTCGTTCACAGGACGATAAGGAACTTTCTGGTGCTTGAGTACTTCGGCAAAACAGCGAATGAATTTGAAGCCAACCTCTAGTTTCTCTGTTTGTAGAGCAGATGGAGGCGCTACTTCAGGCAATTGCATGTCGACCTCTGTCAGATGATGCTTAGGATCTTTTTGATCTCGTCAAGTGTGAGCTCACCTTTGTAAGCTTCTTCCTTTATTGCATAGGCTTCGATGTTCCCCAACCATCCGGCTCGATGGACCACATCATATTCCACGAGTCTGTTAAGGAACTTGCGAACTAACACTTCATCCTTTTCAACCTGCTTCGCTTGATCTATTGTCAAGATCTGCGGTTGATTTGCTTGCTTCAATCTGCGAAAGATGAACTTGGAGAAGAACTTCACATGCTCATCGTGGTCCGCAGCCTTTCCCTCCACCACGTTGTTGGCGTCGCTCATAGTGACTTTCTCCACTTCTCTTTGTTTTTCTCCTTGATCGCCTCGTGTTCTTGTTCACGAAGATGATCTTCGAGAGCCCCATTCCAGAGGATCCTTCCTTCTGCCACAAAAATCGGATTGTGATAGTCATCGCCCTTAACTCGCACTGAAATCGTTTTCGAGTAGTAATCAACGAATGTCAGTGTGGTATCATGAGGACGACGTGTGTCCATCACTGCTGCGAAGAACAACTTGCCGAGTTGGTCAGGATCCTGATGTTCGATCGTCACTACCTTACTTTTATCTGGTGTCGCATCCCACTCCTCTTTACTCACACCATTTGCGAATGTGACTCGGTAAGGAATGAGGTTGCCTCTCATCAAGAAGTCGAAGTCCATTCTGCATAGACCATCGAGTTTCGTGAGTAGATTCTCAAACTTATGCACAGTCGTCTTACCCTTGCACTGCTTGAGTAGCGTGTCAACTTTCTTCAGCATGGATCTCTCCGTCAAAGAAACCTTGCGGTTGTGTAGGATTGCTACATTGGAGGCATGACTCCAAACTCGCTCAGCCTACGATGCGATTTCCCATTCGCATTAGGGTGGTCATACTTGAGCAAAGGAACGAGGGGGCCGATGCTCAAGTCCTGGGCCCTTTGGCTCTTGCACCAACTGCAACCGCAAGTCTTTAGAACCACTTGAACAAGAAGTCCACTTCAACGATGCCGCCATTCACTGTCACCAAATGCTTGTAGAAAATGTGAATGTGCCTTTCGTGATGACCCTGTGCAATTGGTCGCAGCAGATCAGCAAGAACGTGTTGACCAATCCCGTTCCCACTTGCTTCAACTGAGTGAAGCGAATACTTCTTGGTGAAGATCTCCCAAGTCGTATCAAACTGCTCTTCTCTCTCAGGTTTCAGAAGCTGTAAAGCATTCAGCACATCTTGCTTAATTTCTTCTTGCTGAATCATTTTCCTTCTCCCACGTGTCCATTCCAATTTTCAGGAATGTAGCGTCATGGTCGTTCACAGCTTCAACGACAATGAACATGCCCTCGTCAGGGAATACGTATTTCTCTTCATCTCTTTCGATCTTGCCGAATGTGATCATCAGCTTCGAGTCGTCGATCTTCCATGCTCGAAGGATGTTGAGCTCCTTCAGCACGTCTAACTGATCGCCTTGCAGCATCTCAGCGAAGATGCGTGTTGACTCGTGTGTGATCCATGTCTCGCTGTACTTGTTGCGGTGATTGACTGCACGTTGAAGTGCCTTCTGTGTCCACCACAACAGTTTGACCAGTGTGATGTACCATCGAAGCAACAGCTTGTCGTACCAGTGCTTTACACGTGAGTCCTTTTCAGCTTTACGTCGAATGGACTCAACGCGTTCAAGTTCTTCAGCACGAAGCTTGTCGACAATGCTTTGGCTACTGAGCAGGCTGGTCAGTTTCATGGCTCACAGCCTCCGCAGCTTTGATGGCATCCTCTGTAGCGATGTAGATCTTCAAGACGTTCACATGTGTTGAGATCATGAGGCTCACACAAGCGTCGTCCAAGATCGTAGTTGTGAATGTGGCAAGCTCTCGTGTATTGTTCTCTCTCGTAGCTTTGTTGATCTCACCACGTCGAGCATCGATCACGCCTTTGACCCACCAGTGGATGTGGAAGTACTTGTCACTCCACTCTTTCGAGTCCTCATTCAGATTCGAAAGCTCTCTCACCATTTGCTTGACGTCGTCGTCTACAAATGCTAGACCAAGTAGCAATTTGTAAGCAGCGTAGTCGAGCTTGTTCATGGTTGCAAACAACGCATTCATCTTGTCTCTAGCTTCGCCATTCAACTTGGTGCGAAGCTCGTTGTTCTTAATCATCTTCATTCTGTCTTGTAGTTCCTTAGGTCCGGCCATTACCTAGCCTCAAGAGCAAATTGGTCAAGTGCTTGTTGTTCGTGATCGAACACCTGCACTGAAATGACTGGGTCGTGGTAGCGCATTTGTCGTCTGATGCTACCATGTTGCGACACGAGTTTGATGCCGCCTTTGTAGTCTTTCAAGTACCTGTTTTCTTGTTTCACATATGTGATGAAGTTCTCAGGAATGAAATGCGTTGTGAGGTTCACAACAAAGCAGTGCTTGCCTACTTTCTTTGCGAACTTCACGATCTCCTTAAACTGTCGAAGCAATGATATGTCGACATCGCAGTTGAAGGTGACGGAGATCACATTCATCGCTGGTGCTTCCACTTAGCGTAAAGAACGCGTTGATCAGTGAAGATCACAATGCTGTTGGCAGGAAGCATCCGTTCAGAATAGAACGTGATGTGCTCCTTCGTGCTAAGGTACGTCGCAGGACGCATCTCATCGCTGAGCTCAGGATCCTCTGTTGGTTTCACAGCCTCTGCTAAGAAACCATCGATCATCACAGCGCAGATGTAGTCGTCTGTGTGAACATCCTCGCAATTCACATTGATCTTGAGTAGCCGTTCCAGCGATTGTAGTGTCCCACCAACTGGCATGCCCAAACGCTTTCGAGCATCGATCAGTTGTATGCAGCGTTTTACGTTGTCGAAGTACGTTTCTTTCTCAGTCAAATCCTCTTGTTTCTTTCGTAGCATTTCTGCTCCAAAGTCGAATGGATCTAGCGGCGTTGCACATCACAACGCCGCTAGTAGATCTGCATCGTGTTTTCAGCCTTGCGATGACGGCAGAACCACCACCGGAGCTGCGGCAGGAGCCACAGGCTGGGCAGCAGGTTGAACCGGAGCAGGAGCGGCGGAAGGAACAGCAGCCACGGCACCGGCAGCAGCCTGAGTGGCAGCTGCGACCTTTTGGGTAGCATCAGCAACGCTGCCAACCAAAGCCGCAGCGCTTTGAGCTGTCATCGGCTTGCTCAGATCCGTTGTGACGATCGTCTGACGAGCAGCATTGACCTGCTGCATTGCGGCCTGCACTGCATTCAGCGCATTCGCCATCTCAGGGTGACCCATCGCTGTAAGTGCGCCACTGGCGACCTCGATGGTCACAGGATTCTGAGCGACGATAGCAGCATCACGCCCAACCACTGCGGCTCCAGCTCCGATCTTAGCAGCAATGCTCTCAGCCTTGCCAGCATTGCCTTTGATCGCATTCCACAAACCTGAAAACCATGACGCGATGCTCATGTCGAGCTCCTTGTTTTATGAGTCAGTACCTAAAGGTACAGGCCTCGTTGTTTGTCGTAGAGTCGACCATCGACTCCATGATCTTGCGATGTACCTCGTTTGTGTTTCATGAAGCCACAGCTCAAGCATTTGTACGTGTTTTCTACCCTCTGCATTTCACGATCACACTTTGGGCACGTCTCCTTGTGCTGTTCCATCTGCTGCTTGATCGTCGGCTTTCCCATCCGGATCCTCCGTCTTTTCTTCCAACTCCTCACCAAGCTCGATCTCCATGAACTTGGCAACATCGTTCGCTTCCATGCCAAGTGGATAGCTGCAATACTTGGTAGCTGCCTGATCCATGTTGGCGATCAGATCTCGCTCTTCCAAACTCAGCTCGATCATGATGGGCTCTTTTTCTGAGTCGAACTTCTTGTCTCCGATTTTAACGATCATTGTCCTTCACCTCTAGTCCTTGTTCATCGACCAACAGGAAGTGCTCACTGTTCTTCCCTGTCGCGATGAACTCCCTTAACATCTCAGCGATCTTTGCATCGATGCGTGTGTTTGTCGAGTAGCTGTAGTATCTTCCACCGACCTTTTCGTGGAACTCAGCTCTTCGAACAACGATCACACGCTCCATTGTCGCCTCACTCATGTGAACCTCTTGTAGGTGTACTTGCTTTTGTCTTCACCGTCAATGCCTACATACTCACCTTCGATCTGATCGAGTGAATACATAGAGCTTGTGATCGGACCACCGTAGTAAGGTGAAGGCAGCTGACGACGCATTTCCGAGAGCCAAGCACCTCGTTCGTTGGTTAAGATCTCTTCACGAACAAGATGTCGATCGCGGTTGCTTGTACGAAACAGCGATTTGGTGTCACGGAACATTGCGCTCATTGCATCCACCATGTTGGTGTCTGAAAAGATGGCTACAGACCCGTTATGGTCTAAAGCGATGCAACCATGCCGTGTCACGTCACCTTCGTCGTTCTTGAGGATTGCAATGAGATCGATCATGTTGTTGTACCTCTAAACCTTGTGAGTGCCTTCAACACCGCGTTCAGTTCTGTTCTTTGTCCGTCTATTCAGCGCTTCAATGGCTTTGAGGATGTGATCGATCGCCTCTTGGTTGTCGGCGCAATTGAACTTGCTGCCTTGATAGAAATCCAGCCTGTTCTTTGCGATGTGCAGAACAGTCTCAACAAAAGCACCGTTTGGATCGCGTTGTACTCCACCAACCTTCAGCGGACCGTGTTGCCATTGGATCCGAATGCCTGTGGCTTCACTCAAGCCACCAGCGGGATTCTTGTCTGCATCGACGAAATGCTCTGCTGTGAATGGCTGTTCCATCGCTTATATCCTCTCGAGATGTGAGGCAAGCAGTGACCATTTCTGATTGCCTTGTGTTCTGATGAAGTACTGATCGTTGTTCAACTTCTGCATGATGGTTACCACCTCACCTTGCTTGATCTCAAGGTAGCATCTATCTCCGACTTGAATAGATTGCGGAACCTTCACTCGAACTTCTTGTCCGACTTCGAAGTGATCGGCTCGATATTCATCTCTATAGAACAACACGTAAGCGATGAGTTCGAGTTCTTTATTCAAACCACGTGGCACTGGCAGTACACCAACTCGTTTACGGAAAGTGATGAACTTGCCTTTTGTGCTCTTGCCATGTCGCAACATGTTCTTGACGAATAGATCAGCGAATTCTTCAGCGATGAAATGCTTGCTTACGCTCGTGATCAACGCATATTCCATGATCTCACTACGAGACCAATGCGGTAAACCATCGGGTAGCTGCTCGACAGTGAAGCCGTTATTCGCAAGATATGCGCCAATTGTGCGAAGCATTCGCTGTTCTGTGTTATGAGCAAAGCGCACATCGTCCTGGTGCTGCGTTTGATAGACATCACGCATTACGTGAGATGTGACCGTCCATCCAACGATGTCTTGGAACAAGATCTTCTTGCTACCAAGAAGCAGCGACATATTGTCAGGATCCATGTCGTGAACAATGCCGCTCATCAGCGTTGCATTGTTGAGTTGTAGATCAACTTGATCGCCGATGCGAACGTCTTGTGCAATGTTCATGCTCATCACTGCACCGCCGGTTCGTAAGTACCATCGATGATGATGTTGTATGCAGCTTCACCTTGTTTCGCAGTTCTGATTGGCTGAGCTCTGAATCCTACAGTCGCCATCTTGTTGTCGATCTTACGAGATGGCACATCAGCGACGTTCGTCACCTTGCATCTGATCGACATCACGTTGTCACTTTTCTGCACGATCTTCACTGGCCATGCCGCTGCGTTGTTCTCCTCAACTCTCACGACTAAGAACATGTCGACAGGTGTTGTGATCGATGTGGTGGTGATCGGCTTCAGATCGACAGAAGTGATGTAGTCGAAGTGTGCGTCTTCCAACTTGTACTTCGCTTTCACTGCAACATGCTTGTGCTTGCGGTGATGAGCAATTCGCTTTTGCGTAGCGAGCTCATTTGCAGTGAGTGCATCAACGGCCGCTTGCTTTTGAACATCAGCATCAGCGACCTCTTGCTTGAGCTCTTTGACTTCCTGTTTATATGCATCGACTTGATTGCTCTTCAGCATGATCAAGCCGATGAACAACACGGCGACAAGAACGGCGACCACCATGTTCCAGTGCCATTGCTGTTTCACTCGCAGCTTGATCTCTTCTTCTATGCGAAGCTCTTCTGCCTTTTTCTTTGTCAGTTTGCCAGGATACTGCATGTGGTTCCTCGTCAGTGTATGATCAGATGGTTGCATGCGTCTGGTGTTGAACAGAATTGCCAAACTCCACTGTTCAACACTTTCATGTGCTTCAAGCACACTGCGTCGGTTGTTGAATCGATTGCAACGAACGTTTGACTTCCTCTCGCTGCATTCTTGAAAGTCAGCAGTGCAGCATCGGAGAAGCATGAGTGGTTCCTCATGTCGACGATGAAGTACTTGTTGCCGTAGTTCCTGAAGTAGTTCAATTGCGTAGCGACTGCATCACTGAACGGCGGAACGAATGCAGTCCCACCAGGTGTCAAGATCGTAATGTTGAAAGCGTTATGTGAGAAGTAGTTCTTCACCACGTTGTACTGCGTTGTCACGTTCCCACATTGCGTTGCTGGATTGAATGTTGCTGTAGGACTTGGTGTTGCAGTTGCTGTTGATGTCGACGTTGATGTGACTGTCAACGTAACAGATGGTGTTTCTGTAGGCGTGGCGGTGGGACTAGCTGTATCGGTGTCGACTGGAGTCGGTGTGTCTGTTTCTGTATCTTGTGGCGTGTCTGTAAATGATGGTGTTGGTGTGAATGTCGATGTTGGTGTAGCAGAAGGTACAGAGCAATCCCACGTGGAACTGGAAGAATTTCTTGGATTCGCCGGTATTGAAGAAAAATCTGTTGTATTGTTGTTTGTAGTCAAACACAGATCTGTTCGAAGCATCGAGTTCGCACCAAGGTTCGCAATGTACGAAGATGCGGTACCTTGAAAACAAGGTGATAATCCAAATCCAACAGCGTCGACAACGTTTGGATCGGCGCAAGCTGAATCAACCTGTGTATCAAGAAGCAAGACATACCTGTTAAGACCATTCCCGTGAGACCAGCCTGTTGAAGTTGCAGTTTCAATCAGATCTGGTGTTGGTAATGCCGTACCTGCAAGTGTTGGCCCGAATTGAATCAAGTAGAAGCTATGCGCGGCAATGGAACCAGTTAAGTTGGTTACCAAATGCACATATGAACCAAGACTGAAAGCAGTTTCAACGGCTCCACCACTCACATTCACAGTATACGTTGTAGAATTGAACAATGTAATATAGCTATGATCGTACCCAGCACCAGTGTTTCTATTGATAAAACATTCTGAAATTCTTACACCATTCAAAGGACTCGCTGCATACAAACAAGTTGTGAGCAGCATGAACAAAATTACTAGCGTATACTTTTTCATTTATATCTCCTATGCAGCTTTGGCGAGGACCAATTGCATTCCGATAGCGACAAAGTCCTCATCAGTCGTGCCCTCATTGCTCTTCACGACTTCTTTGCAAGCTGAACAGTAGGCATTGTTGTGGTTGGTAGCAAAGATCGTTTTCTTCTCTCTCCACTCAGCCGCTTTGTGGCACGAGCCAAGTTCACAGCACCGCATTGTCAGCCTCCTTTTATTTGGGTTGTTTACACGTACATGGTTGTGGATTCCAGCTTAACATCTTCAACCAACACAATACTGTGTGCTGATGATTGATGTCAATTGAAATCATCACTGCCTCTGAGAAGTAGTGATGTCAAACGATGTCCCCATGCTGATCTTCACATTCGCTTCCATCTCTTTGATGACCGCTGCGTCTGTGATCTCCAGCGTCAATGTGTCGCCTGACTCTGCAACCACTGTCCCAATGCGTTCTTTGAAGTTGCGACTGACGGGTAAACCTATCCATTTTGTTGTCCCATCAATCGGCTTGCTTGTTTGAACTCGCAGAGTGCCCATCACTGCATGAACTCAGCGATGTTCACAATCCTCACCGTTCCTTTTCTTCCAACTAACTTGATCTCAGTTCTCGACATCTTATCATCTACCTTCAACAGTGCTTGCCAGAACTTACCGAGGATGCCTGTCTTCCTCACCTCTTGCATTGCTTCCATCGAGTGAGGATCAAGCATGTCAAATTCTCTGAACACCGATGTTGCAAAAGGAGAGATGATCATCTCATCTACCGGCTCTCGCTCTTTCTCGATCTTTCCGAATTCGTTTGACAACACATCGTGCAGTCTGTTGCTAACGAATTCACGTTTCCAGCTTCTTATCTTCTGTCTAACGAATTCTGCCCATTGCTCGTCAGTACCGATCTTAGGCAGTTCGTTGAGCTCTTGTTGTAATGTGTCAAGGATGCTCATCATCCACCTGCTTTCGATGGTGTGTGAAAGGCTTCAGCTTCACGTTGTATCTGCGCTGCAGTTCTGATCTGTTCTACTGCTTGTTGTGCAGATTCGTCAAGGTCTTCCTCTTTGCGTGTTGGAAGGAAGATGCATTGCCATGCACATTCGTTATCACGCTTCCAGTTGTTGATACGGTACAACACGATCCACCAACCAAGCGTCGTTTCGAGGTACGTCTCACGTCTCTCGATCTTGCGGTGTTCGCTGTTGTAAAAATGATAAGGCATCAACATCTTGTTCAACAGCATATAGCAACCTGTTTGCGTTTGCAGTGCTGATGCAACACGCACCGCCTTTTCCTTCGAAGTTTCAAAGCTTTCTAACGTGTGGCTCTGTTCCAACGTATGAATGATGCGCTCTGTCGCAAAGCGTTGGAAGCGGTATGTCCAAAGCAAGTCGCTCAGCAGCCTTATCACGACGGCTCCACTTTCTTGTCGTTGCTACCAAGCTTGAACTTGAGGCCGCTGTCCTCGAAGCTAAATTCTCTGTCTGTCAGCTTCTCCACCAAGCCACGCAGGAACATGTTCTCACTTTGCAATACTGCTTGCGACTTGCAAAGATCTTGAGCATCAGCAATTCTTTGGTGCATGTTTCTTACTTCTCTTTGCGATGCTTCAAAGTTCTTAGCATTGGCGTTGTTGCTGGTCGTCATCTTAGTGAGGAGATCTTGATCCTCTGCCGCCATTGCACATTTGGCGAGGAAGAGCGTCATCAGCTCGTCTTTCGTGATGTCGTCGAACGTGGTGCAGCGTTCGTTGTTGAGGATGTGAGCGATCACATCGACTCGTGTGTAATGCTCAAACCATTTCCTCTTGTCTTCCAGCGTCTTTGGCAGCTCTCCGATTTTCATGTCGTTCTCCTTAGTCAGTGGTGCGTTTAGTTTTCCGGGTCAGATCTCACAAACCAGATGAATCCGATCAGCAGTGCTCCAGCGATGAAGCCTAAAACGAAACCAAGCCTCATTGCATGTACAACTTCAATGCTGTACACTGCCGCCTCCTACATGTCTTTGCCACCGAGTGCTTTGAAGATCTCATGAGCAGAAGCTTGTTTGTGCTTAGGCCTGCCTACATGAATGCATTCACCATTGCGTAAACAACCGCATGGCTTGTGTGTTTCTCGCTCTGCTTTCATGTCGTCTTCTAGCTGTTTGAGCGTCGTCATGCTCCCAACTGGAAATATGTCGTGTGGGTACACCGCTCTGCTACGCTCTCTAGCATCACGTCTTTCGTGTATCGCTCCAACGACAAAACCAGCGATGAATCCGATGAGGATGAAAAGAAGAAGTACAGACATGTCAGTACGGAAAGTTCTGAAGCCACAACTCAAACGATCCGTCCGGCTGTCCGACACTCGAGAAGAAGATGTTCTCGTCTTGAGTGCAGTTCTCAGGAGTGTCAGAAGGTGCACCACCTTTTGAGTGATCGTACACCAACACAACCTTTCCATCGCCGTATGTATTCTTCACGTACTCAAGCTGCTTGATCATGTTGCTGATCGTCATCACACCCTTTTCAGGTGGAGCGTTGATCCTCAACCAAGCTCTGCATGCAGCAATTTCTGTTTGTTGAAGAGATTGTGAGCATTGCTCTAGCAAGTTCTTTACCGCTTCTACCGATGTGTCACCAAACCCAACGATCTCCTCTTGCAGATTTGGTCTTGAACTGAACGCCGCTGTGTGTGAAGATCCGTCCATGTCGTGGAATATCTCAGGCAGGTTCAAATCGCCTTTCGTCTCGTCGCTCATCGCTACACCTCTTCGGCTTTAGGCTTTTTGAAGATGCTCACCAGCTCGTAAGAGACGATGTCCAGCATGATCTGATCGAATGTTGCTTTTTCGACTTTACCGCTGTGTAGATCATTTGCTTTCGGAGTCGTATCGCCTGGCCTGATCTTTCGATGTTGAGCGTAACAAGCGATGTAGTTCTTTTCGGCCGACACTGTGATCGTGTACTTGAACTCGTTTGTCCACAGTGTGATCTTAAAGAACCCCTTCACTTCGTCTTCGAATGTGACGTAGTCCTTCCAATCAGCTCGACGATACTTCATACCGTCTAACCATTGGAAGACGAGAGCCTTCACATCCTGCAATTTCAGTTGTTTGTCCGTCATGTCAGTATAGCTCCAGTTGTCTTGGTCTTCCCATGTACAGTGCTTGTAAAACAACAAAACGTTAGAATGCCCAGTCCTAACGCCTACGCCTGCCTACAGTGATCGTCTTGTCTTGATTGCACACACACATTCCACACGTTTACAGCGCTAATTAAGGCAAACGAGCGACTAGCGCAACAACGTATCTGTCCGCACTACTACTCTCTTACCGAATATACCGAATGCATTGAACCCTACCTGCACCCATATCTCTCTGTTCTTATAATCTATCCTCTCTATTACCTGTCCGTCTCTTGTGCGTAGTGCTTCTTCTTTGGTGTTGAAGGCTCTCATATGCTTAAGCTCAGATGTAGCCACTCTACTTTGTGAGGCACGGCGTACACATTTGCTATCATGCTCTTTCCAGGTAGAGCTGTGATGATAATGTTTGCAGGTTCTGATTGGTGCGATAAGATCTGTTCACCATCACGTGTGAGGAGGTCATGCCTATGGGTATTCATAGTCCACCTTCACATTCTGATCTTCCAGCTTCTCTACGATGAGGAAGCCTCTGTTTATCGGCTGTAATCCAACATGGAAGTGTCCGCAGTCGAGGCATCTATGTGCAGCTCCAGACCAGTGTTGCATGAGTCCGAGTCGATGCTCAGTGTTCAACGATTTGCAGTCAGGACAGGGTATTGGACTCTCAAGCTTCTTCCAATCGCCAACCATATGCTTGTGAATCACATCACCTATCTTTTTGATGCCTGATTGCGTGCTTAAAGCGGCAGCGAGAAGCCGTTCTTTTTCTCTCAGCTCGTCTTCCTTGCTCATCTGTCTCCTCTTGTAGAGGATAGTTTTCAGTGTTGCATTGATCGTATAGCCAAAAAGCATGTTCTTCAGGTGTATGATCCAGTCGAAGGTGAAGAGGCGAGGAACGAATTCCGGCTTAGCCTCATATTCTTCGCTGTTCTGATCACGAAATGGAGAGCCCCAATCAGGCTTGTACATCAAAGCATCTCCTCTGGTATTCCAAACGCATATGCAAGAGCATCTCGTAAGTCATTGCTCTTACCTGATCGCCTACCAAACTCGACCGTAAAAAAACTCTGTAGTGACGATTGGCCTGCGTTTCTTTGTACTGATCTGTGTTCTGATCTTCTGTTTCACCATCGCAGCTTCTTCCTCGCTGTGAGTACCGAGGAGCACAATGCTACCACCGCTTGTTTGCGTGTAGTTGTGCATCTTGTCGTCGATTACGATCTGGTCTATGATCATGACCAGAATCCATGCCAAAAGATGTAGAACTCCAGGTAACCGTAGTCGTTCACACGCTCACCGAAGTCTAATCGTCCATTTCTGGTGTTCAGCTTTGTTTTGTCGCCTTTGAGTGAGAGGATGCGATCGACTAAGATAGGTGCAGCCATGATCGGTTCACCAATGAGCATCTCAGTGTGCATCGTCTCTGGGCGAAATGTTGTGCCTGTTTCTTCGTAGTGTTGCAATGTGTAGAAACGACTGAAGAAACGAAAGACCTGTGCATTGCACTCGTCCTTCAGCTTCTCCAACAATGCTCGTTTCTCATCATCAGTTTTGAGCTTGGCGAATTGAGCTTCAAGGTACGGATTGACGTACAGCACCTCTTTCGCACTCGCATCTGGGTCGTAGCGTTTGAACTGCGCTTTGTCAGTCATGCCAATCCTCTTAGTCAGATCCCTTCCTTCGTTACGATGTGAATCGCAAAGAGGAAGAAGCAGATGAACAAGTCCTTGCGGTAAGGTTTGGGATGCGTCTCCCAATAGATACCAATCCACAAGTTTCTGAAGTTGAACTGAAGCTCCCACGTCGTTGTACGCACCGGTTTATGTTTCTCTCTAAACTCAGCGACTGCATCATGCAGACTTTCTCGCTTTGCCATCAGAAAGATCCTTTGAAGTAGGCTTCAATAGCAAGAGTGATCTTGCCAGGGTTCGTATCGGAGTTGCTTACACCGATTCTGAAACGAATGCCATTGGCGATCATCTTTGCTGTGAGCTTAATGATCTTCCGCTGCGTTGCTTCGCTGTTAGGCTTGCCTACGTATTTGTGGAGAGTCTTCCACAGCTCGTCTTCAATCGCTTGTTGCGTGATCTTGAGATCAGCTTTAGGAACGCGCATTTTTTCGCACTCCGTAAACGATGAAGCCATGAAGCTCTAACCATTTGACCATCGCATCAACTGTGCGGTAATGATCAATTTTGTCCATCCAAACCAGTCCCTGGAGCACTATTCTTTCCACCCAGGACGGTTCAGGCTTCAATCTGCTCAGCCTGACGTGTATCTTACGCCAGGTCATTGCTTTGAGGTCCCGATTGGTCTTCGGAACGTGATGAGCAAGTACGTAAAGGCATGGATGTGCATGATCTTCTAGCTTGCGTGACTTCACTGTCTTACCGCAAAGTCTGCAGCGAGATCGTTTGTCGTACACATCTTCATTCTTCATCTTACTGAGACGAAGAATGAGCGCACGATGATTGGCCACCTTAGCGACCAGTTTGTCGTTCACCTGTTCGAGGTCTAGCATTGAGCACCTTGAGTTGGTTTTCATAGTCAGCGATCTTGAGGTTTACCTCGTTAATAGCCTCAACGATCATTGCAGCATGTTTCGGATCGGATGTGATCACTTTCTCTTTCCACATCCCATCCTTTACTTCTCGAAGCTTGATGAGTGTTTCTCTCACAGTTTCGAGATCGATGTCTTGCCTTCTGCCAGGAAGGAATACCTTTCGGCGATCCTTCCTGGCAGCAAAGGCCCTTGCCTCTGAGTCGATGTCCATTACCGTACAGCTCCTAACTCGAAGAAGTCCTTGCCAGTCACTTCCGTCATGGTTGTGTAGGCTTCTTCGTCTATGGTTAGCAACCTATATGGGTTGGTGACGAATGCAATGAAGCATTCTACAAAGTACGCTTCAGCGTTCTGTTCAGCATCGAACGTGATGAATGGAAGATCATGTGCGAGATGTTCTTCGTACATAGTGCGCCACTCACCTTTGTCTGCATCTCTCCAAGCTTGTGAAGCTTGTGAGACCACCATGCTGTAGGCAAACGATGAAGCATCAACGGCTTGTCCAGAGATCAGCATCTTCTCAGGATTCTCATATGTGATGAGTGTCCCGCGAAGATCTTCCTTCTCCATCTCAACCATTTGCAATGCTTCACGTTGTCCATACCCAGCATCACGATGCTCATTGAATCTATCTTCCTGCCATTCAACTGTGTCGACAATGTCAGGCACGAATTCAATCACACCTTCAAGATCAACACGTTTGCTTAGCTCTTCAACTTGCTCTTGCAGTGAAGTTGGAAGATTCGAGATCTCAGCATCGTCGACGTCTACATCAACCAATGGCTCAGTGAAGTACTCGTCGAGTGATTGCCAATCAACAACTGGAGTGTAGAAGTCTCTGCATTGAGGATGTGAGGCATAAGTAATCGGATCATCAAAGCCAAGCAACTCTTTGATGGTATACCGATTACGGCCAGGTGCACACAGCATCCTACAGATCTGACAAGTTCTGTGATCATCAATACAATGCCGTTCCACTTCAGCAATGCCTTGTGCATCCCATTCTTCGAGCTGTGACTTAGCATATGCGTTGATCGTTGTCGTTCGCACAATTCGTTTGTAGACGGTTTTCTGCTTTTCCCAGAGTTCATAGAGCGCTTCACGCAGTTCCTTCTTGCTGAAGCCTTCATCTTTGAACTCTGACAATTCTTTCTTGATCAATTGAGGGATCATGTTGTTCTCGCCGCCTGACTCAAGCCATTCGGCCTTGATCTTCTCAACGATCTCTGCAGGGATACCATCAATTGCTTCGAAAGCTTGATTGACTGAGTCCTCAAAACTGCTGGCAGCAGTACGAACAATACCAGCGATTTTAGGCTTGCCAATCATCTTCAAAGCGTGCTCTTTAGCTCTCAGTCGGATCTTTTGAAGGTAGTCATCTAGCACTTCCTTCACGCCAACTGAGTTATCCTCACACGATTGAAGAACTCCATTCGTCAAATCATTGACTGTGATCGTATCTTGATCAACGAGCCCTTTGACGAATGGATTACCATTCTTCTCGAGTTTGGTGAGTAAGGCTTCCTCAAGGTCTTGAATCAGACCCTTGCTTTTCTCATCGATCTTAGTCTGCTTCAATCGATCATACCACGCTGCTGAGCGATAAATCGCTTCACCGTGGCTGTCGACTGTTAGACTTCTTCCGAAGCGAAAAGCGAAGCCCGACTCACCTTCAGAAAATTTGCTTTAGCTCCTTCTTTCTGACCTGGCGTGTTTGGCGCCTTGATCTTGCTCTCATCAGAAGGAGCTTTTGGAGCGCTACCACTTGGCTCTTTGCTTGGTGTTAGCGTTTGTTTCACGATCTCTTGTTGAACCGATGGATCCTTGTCAACGCCGGGAAGTTTCTTCTCAAGTTGAGTAGCGCTGTCCATCGCACCTTGCTTCTTGTACTTTTCAATCTCGACAGGATCGATCGGAGTGCCACGTTCCTCCCCGAGACGTTTGATCTCCTGCTTGGCATCCATCCCAAGCGTTTCGTACAGAGTGCGAGCCGAAACTTGTAGACGATCACGAAGCTGCATAACATACTGCTTCTTCGCTGTGTCTTCCACAAGATCGAGTTTCTGATCCCAAACAAATTCAGGCAGAATGAGCTCGCGACCCTTATCAGTCTTCTTCCAGAAGCCATTTGCAATAGCGAATGGAATGAAGATCTTGTCTCGAAGGTAAGCCACGATCTTGTGGCGCTTCGACATATAGCGTCCTTGCAGGTATTGGAAAGCAACCTGAGGACCTGACGAGAAACCTGGGCCTTCGCCCTTCAGTACCGACTTGTTAGTGTACATCGCCATCAAGATGCGCTCTTCATTGTACTGGCGCTCTTGAATGATCGGTTGGATCTTACCATTATAACCGATCAGCTCTAACTGAGTACCGTAGTGCGTAACGATCTGAGCATTTGGATCACCATGCAGTCGATCCAACAGTGCTCTGAAGTCCTCGATCTCCTCGTCGCCTGGCATGTAGTCGTTCTGTGGATCGCCAAGTTTCCAGATCTGACGAGGTGTGATCATGTTGTCAGCGATTGATTGCTGCAGCTCGATCAGTTTGTCATCATAGAGCAATGTCTTCAACGCTCTCAAGATTGGCGTCTTGCCTCTTGGTTCGTATGGTGAAGACTTTCTTGCGATCTGAGCTACTGAGAAGGAATCTATTGGGATGTTAGTCCCTTCCTCCACAGCACGAATGATCATTGGATCCAAACCACTTCTAAGCTCAAGATCTCGTGGATCGGTTGAGTGCACCAAACGTTTAGTGTCTTCATCTGGCTCTAGCTCAACCTTAATCTCGTTCTTGTAAGCGAGATAGGCTTGATTGATGACCACATAATCCGGGTTCAAGATCGTGATCTTGTCCCAACGATTCAGGTTCTTGTCCCAATGAGCAAATGGGAACGTCTCACCGATGAGCTCATATTCACGAGACATAGCCAAGATCACATTGAAAAGATCAAGCTCCTCAGCGAGTTCGTCATACGCTCTTAAGATCACCTCATCATCAATGCCATCGAAATGAAATTGAGAGATTGGGTATTCAGCGTGAGCATCAACGCAGTTACCAATGAGCTCATTGAAGGTGTCGTAGTAACGCACCCATTGATTGAGGACCTTGTAATTCTGCGGAAGATAGAAGTTGACGATGTTGAGGAGAGGGTTGCGAACTTCAGGCGCTGAAAGGGTAACGTCGGCGAAATTAGCTTTGCGTCTCCCAAGACCGTGATGAATACCAGCTGAACCTGGCACTCGCCTCACTGACTGAGCTTGACGCATCTCGCCTTCCAATCCTTTCGATGCCATGATAATTCGCTTATCATCTGAAGGGATGCGAGGCATTGATTACTCCATGGTTGATGGCAATCATCCTACCAGCGATTTCTCACTGGTAGGCTGTGAGCCACCAGCTTCTTTTAAGCTCTGGCTCTACGCTTTGCAGCGTAAGCTGTTCTCTTTGCAGCTTCTGATGTGTTCGATGGTGAGATCAAACGAGCAGTTCCAGCTTCATTGCCTTGTTCATCGACAACGCCACCAGCCTTTTCGTCCTCACCCAAGATCAAACCAAGCTTCTGACCATTGTAGCTGAAGTTCCATTCGTCAGAATTCGAGCCTTGTTTTGCTTCGATCTCCTCGCCTTTGTATTTGATCGTGATCTTACGAGCAGCTGTGATTGTAGCTCCATCCTTACGCTTCATTGAAGCTTTTGTGACAATACCATCTCTTAAGCGATCAGAGAACTGTTCCTTTGTATATGTCAACATACTTCCGCTGTCTAAGGCGAAAGTATATGAGTCAGAGTCGCTATGATCCAACGTCATATAGCTCTGCTTCTTTTCATTGTAGAAACGCATTCCATTCGGAAGTGCTGCGGTGATAGGCTTCCCACCTTTGCCATTCTCATCTTCATAGCGATCGTACTTTGGTTCTTCATTCTCTTTGTTTTCCTCTTCATGATCTTCGCTGAAATTGCCGCTCATCAAACCAGCAGTCTTGACGAAGACGTCTTTCACTTGACTGACGTTGACGATCTCCTCTTGTCCATCGCTCGTCTTCACACGGCAATAGTCAGAAGACTCATCCCAAGGCTCTGTGCAGATACCTTCCTTCATCTCACCATGGAGATCGAAAGTGACTCTGTCACCGACTTCAGGATCGTTGTATGTCTTCGTCCAGCCATTGTCAGCCTTCTGCTTGAGCGCACCTTCTTTGATAACCTTCGCCAGATCGACTTCGTCACCAGAATCGTAGATCTGAACGACTCCGTGACTGATGTCGTCATAAGCAAAGCACAGACCATCACGGCCAGATCCATCATTGAAGATGTAGTAACCACCTTCATGTTCAGGAGTCGCCGTGTAGATCTTGCCTTCGAACTCGATCTGAATAGGATCACCTTCAGCTGCTTGTTTCTTGATGGCAGCAATGCGCTTCGGCTTACGAGTGAGAGAAGCTTGCCGCTTTTTGGCGGCAAGCTTCTCAACACCCATGTCAAACATCCGCCCAACTGATGTAGACGCGAGATCGATGCCGTGTTCTTGAGCAGCGATCTCGAGCGAATCAGCTGTAAGGATCTCACCAGTGATCGGTGAGCGTGGTTGTTCGATCCTTGGCATGTGTGATCCTTAAAGGGCGTTGTAAACAGCGGCCAAGCTGTTGCGCAAGCTCGTGTCTGTCTTGACCAGGGCTTGAGTTGGGAAGGCAGTGACAGTCAAAGCGCTGTCTGACTGATTGCCAACTGGAAGGTTGGCGGCAGTGACGATCGCCTTGACAGTGGAACCATTCGGAGCCGTGAGAGTGAAGGTGCCACCAGCGCCAACATTCACGCCAGTGCCACCATCAACAGCGAGCAGCGTTCCAGAAGCAGTGTAAGCGAGGCTGTGTGAACCCACAACCAGCTGACTGCCAAGAGCGATGCCATCATTGCTCAACACGACGCCAGTGATGTTCGAAGGCTGCTTTGTGATCTTGTTGGTGTTGACATTCGACATCACCGTATCGAAGGTTCCAGCATGGGTGTTGTTCACATCCACCCAAGGCGCTGACTGCATGATGCGGTTGAAACCAGCCTCAGCGTAAACCACACGCTTGTCGTCGATGTTGATCGGGCTGCTCACCACGATCGAATCAGTCTGGTTGCCTGATGGCAGCGAACCAGCTGTGACCACGGCATTGATCACACGACCATCTTGGCCGGTCAACACGAATGTGCCACCAGCACCGACGTTCACACCAGCTCCACCATTCCATGACAGCAATGTGCCTGAAGCGGTGTACACCAGAGCGTTTGCACCTGGTTGTGGAATCTGAGCAAGCGTCAGACCAGTGAAATTCAACACAACGCCAGTCACATTGGTGACGAGACCAGGCGTTGAGTAGATCAACGACTTCTGGTAAGCCAACTGGTTGGCACCGTTGTTGGAAGCCTTGATTGGCGCATCATTGAACTGCTTGCTGGTAGTGCCGCTGTACGGAGGATACGACATGATCTCACCAAAGTACGAGGATGAGAGGCTCAGTTGTTAAAGTTAGCAGACCACTGCATGGTTCTCATGAAGCCTTCACGTGCTTTCATGATCTGAGTGTCTGACTCTTTAACGCCCAAAAACTTCTTGACTGCCTCTTTCGTCAAGAGATGGGCGGCGCCAGTTGATGTCGAAAACTGGTTCGTATCTCTTAGCTTACCGTCTATCACAGGGAAAGAAACCGAAATGCTCATCTTTCTCCGTGAACGGAAAGATCCAAGCGTCATACTGAAGTCTACAGCACCGTCAAGGATAGCTCCGTTGTCTGCAACATGCTTTGACGAGATCCTCGTCAGAACATATTGATAGACATAAACGACATCAGCAAGAGATGCCATTTTTGTCTGAATCATCTGAGCGGCCAGATCAATTAGCTCGCTCTTCCCCGTCATCAGTCGTACTCGCTTTTCGTTTTCAGATTGCACAAGTCTTGGTTCGCTGTGTCCTACGAATTCCATGTCTCCAGAAAATGCTTCAGCGATCAGATCTTCTTCTTTCGACATGACGACACCTCATTCTGGGATGGTGTCGTCACCACCGATTGGAAATAGACCAGCTTCAGCACTGCCTTCAAAGAACAACTTCGGTGCTTCGGCTTCTTGCACCGTGCCATCGCCCGGTACAAAAGCTGCCACCGCAATTCTGTTGAATTGAGGAGCGTCGAAGAAATGATCAGATGAAGTGAAAGCATGACGAGCGATGATGCCATTGCTCTTGATCTCAGCGACCTTATAGGTCGATGAACCAACGAGTACATCATCACCAATGTTCAATTCAGCTTTCTTCACCATTCCTGTTTTGAGACCACCGGGACCTTTCATGTTCGTGATGTGGCGACCTTGCGTCTGTTTATCATCGCCAAAAAGAGAATCACCAGGTGAGCGATCCACCATGGTACGATTCTCTTCTGTGTCGAAAGGTTGCTTCACCTTTCTGTTCTTCACGTTCAGAAGATCCAGCGAATCCTTCTTTGCTTCTCTTGTTGATGCTGTTCTCTGCATGTTGTCTGCCTGATCAAAGGTGAATGTCTGTGTTCTTGGTTGACCTTTTGTCTCACCACAGGTCGCATCAAGCCATTCATCCTCACCATTCACTTCTTTGACAGTCCAAATCTCACCTGTCTTTTCATCAAGGAGCTTCTCCCCGACATTGTAGCTACCGTCATCTTCTGACGCGTTTCTCTCACTGCCCATAATAGGCTCCCTGAAGGGATTGTCTTTTCTCTCGATGGGTGCTTGGTCGATGCCTGGAACTTGCGATTGTGTTTCGAACTCGATGTTCTCTGGTCCGACTTTGTCGACATCGCGCTCAAAGAGAAAGCTATCATCATTGTCTGGAGCTAATGACTCATTCTCAATGTACGCTAGGCGACGTTTAGCGGCGTGCTCTTCGCCTGTCCGCATAGGTCCCGCTTTCTACGCGTCGCTCACTGAAAGCCGACATTGAATCTTGACCATTGTCTTCATCTCGCACTTCCCCATCGCCATCCTCTTGATTGACTTTACGAGGAGATAATGTGGGTGTGCCAGTTCCACCATCGTTGATACCAGCATTGATCACTTCAACATCTTTCTTGCTTACATCGATCCACTTGCCGTGAACTGTCTTCACAGTCACAGTGTTCCCATTGTCCTCGTACACAGAACCAAGGACATCAAGTGAAGCGATGTACACTCGCTGTTTGAAGTTCAGCTTTCCAGCAGCAACTGGTCGATGACCTGACGCTGGGCTCTCACCTTGCTGAGTCGTGTCGAGATCACCATATCCATCTCTCTCTTGATCTTCACCACGATCTTGCTGTGTGAGTGTAGGTTCTTGCTCCTCAGCAAGAGCTTCCATCATGTCAGTAGGCATCTGATTCTCTCTAGCGCTCTTCTGGAAATAAGCTTTGAAGTGCGTAGAGCCATGCCTTGGATCACCATCCGCGAATTCCTCGATGCCTTCGAGGATCTGATCTTCTTCCATCCTCGCTAATTGTGCAGCATCCATCATCGGAATCTCTTCCGCATGAACATTGGCTCCACCACCATGTCCACCACCAGCATAGCGATTGATCTTACCAACGCTTGTTGCCGGGATGAAATTCATCGCTTCTTTACGAAGCCTATCTCTCGGAATCGCGGATGCCATGATGTTCTCCTCAAACCATCGTTATCTGCGTGGCTTTGCCAGCAGAAATGTATTTATCGCAGTATTCAATGCTCTTTCTACGGATCTCTTCATGGAAGTCATACATCTCTTTGCTGATCTTCCCGTGTTGAAATGCTCGCTTCAATTCTTTCTTTCTGCTCATCAAAGTGAGCTTATTCTCAAAGATCCAATCGTTGAAGGAGATGCCAGTAACAGCTCGACCAGTTGCTGTTCTCATCACCTTCCCTGACTTCGCCATTTCAGAAGCTAACTGATACATGCGAAGAAACTCCTCGTACACTTCAGCTAGGTATTCAGAACAACGAAGCCTGAAATCTCCATCTTTAAGGAGGTGACCATTCAGATTCATCTTTTGTTTGCGAATGTCGTCTGGAGTAACGATCTTCTTCTTACCCCAAGGATCTTCATTGTAGATCAAGCCACTCTTTCGAACGTTCTTGTCTCGAGCTCCAATATTCTCTTCAAGCCTGATCTTACGAAAGATCTCTTCAGCTTTATAGTCAGCTCCCTTACGTTGTGCGAAGATCATGTCAAAGCTCCGTAGTCATTCCTCGCTTCAATTGTTCGAGGCGAAGTAAAGGATTCTTGTCGAGTTTCTTTTTTGCTATGTCGAGGGACTCTAAAGCTCTTTGGAAATCTAAAGCAATTTCGTTCAAGCCTCTCTGTTGGAAGCCCATAATCAAGTCAGCAACACCATTTTCGATGTTGCTGACTTTGTTTTGAGCAAAAAGCAAGCCATCGCATTTGCTGCTGCAGAGAATGCAGTATGGAATGTCCTCTGATGTTGCGTTGTTTTCATTGCACACAACACACAAAAGACGATCATCAGCACCATAGATCTTCTTTGCAGCAGCCATCGATTACCCCTTTTTGTTTTCTGTAGAGAAGGTCAATCGCTTCATGAGATCTGGACCCATCACCTTTTCGGCAACTAAGCCTTTCACCCCAGAAGAGAAACCAGGATCATAGATCCACGATGTATGAAAACCGAGAACTGACAATTGAGCGGCCTTATTGTTCAAGGCTTGCTGACTGTCAAGCTTCTCTGGATCCGTTGGCCGTGTGATGATGTGCATGTTCAGATCTTCATCTTTGGTGATGTTCTCACTTTGCAATACCGGTTCAGTGTCCAATGGCATTGGCTTCTCCTAAGAGTCAAAGCTTCGAATTCGTTGAGCAAGTTCTACTGGCGATGGAGCTCTGTTTCCTAGATTACCACCGTGACCAGTGAGAGAACCAGTCCCAGAAGTAGTTGAAGATCTAGGCATTCGTTTCCTCATGCCTTGTCCATAGCTATCTTCAAGGACTCTGACGACTTTCTTTCCTTCCCATTCGATCTCTCTTGTTGGTGTGATGCGTGTGTTGACACCAACACCTGGATGACCAGCCAAAGGATGTGAGCCACCAAGTTCTGGAACCATTTCTGGTCCAAATGGTCTTGGCTTAGATCCCATCAAAGAAGAACCAATTGTTGATCTTGGCATCTTCTTACTGATCTCATGCCTGATCTCTGGGTCATTCAGCAAGCGAGTTACACCAGCTAAACAGTCAGAGATATCCTTTGAACCACCGTCCTCTTCTGGAGGGTGATCAACCTTCTTTCCATTCTTCAACTGCAACTGCTCAAGCTCTTTGCGTTGTACTGGATGGTTGAGTAATCTAACACCACCAGCATAAACAAGATTGCGAAGTAGCTTGTAATCATCAGTGTTGATCGTGTGTTGAGAAGCCTTGACACCGCTCTTTGCAAGCGATTCAATAGCTGAAGCACTGTTCCACTGATCATATGTGACATGTCTAATGCGAAGACCAAGCTTGATCAGATCAGTCAGCATCGTCTCCATGTTGTTCACTGAAACTTGGAGATCTCGCTTTTTATCTGGTTGCCAAGTAACGATGAGATCCTCAACCACCTGGTTGACAACCACATCCTTCACTTCGTTTGATTCAGCATCGTACATCTTCAATATGACTGGAACGCCATGTGCAACGACCAAAGCGCCTCTATCTCGCACAAGACCAGCATCCAAGTGAGCTACTCGTGGAACCTTTAGATCGTCGCCTTTTAGCAAGAAGCGCTCGATCTGATTGCCAACGAAGTGTTTGACCTCACCGGTAGGCTGCTTTGTGGCAGCATCGACTACCTGATGCTCAATTAGGATCTCTTCGATCATTGCGATCGATTTGAGATCCTTATCAATGCACTCAAGAATTCTTGCTGGGAACTTGAAGAAGGCATCCAGCGTCTTTGGCGGGATGCAGTAGTATTTCTGAAGGAAATCTTCTGGATCGAGTTCCTTCTCCTCCTCAAAGTCCTTTTCAAACTTGGTAGGATTGACTTCAAAGGTCGAAGCTTTGTCGCAGTAAAAGCTCTGCTTACCTTGGCCCAAATTGTAGAGCCATTCAATGCAATCATTCTCATGACGAGGATAACTGATAGCCATGCCTCGCCATACACCTGGGAAACGAGAATGAGCAGAGGTGCGGAGCATTTTGTACATTTTCTTTCCATTCTGCTTTTTCGTCTTATCAGAAAAAGCAGCAATCTCATCAGCGACCCAAGCGATGAGATTGAGACCTTCAGAAGATTCCTGTTCTGAGTGTCTTGAGAAAGTGCGAATGTACTTTGGGAAGGTGATGCCATTGAGACCGATGTTCACTGTGTTTCCATCAGGCTCATCAACAGCGCTGACCACCTTACCAGATTGCTTAATTGAGTAGAGTTCTCTCAACCATTCCCAGTGAAGAATTCTTTGCTTGAACTTCTCAAAGAACACTTTCTGAGCTTGATCTGAAGAGTAGGCCACATTGATAATGTCAAGAGCTTCACCAGCCGGCATCTCGAAATAGCTTTGTGGGTCTCTCAACATAAGCAATGTGTAGACCAAGTAACAAATGATGATCGAAGCAAGCGTATCCTTACCACTGCCTTTGCCCCATTCAAGAACTGCACAGCTGACTTTGTTGTAGTCTTTATTCCACATCCGTGAGATCCTACGACGACGCTTGTCAGTAGGCCATGTCATGAACTTCTTGTACTTCACTCCATAGCAGAGTACATAAGCAGCATCCAACTGCTTCTCTGATAATGGAGGGAAATTCATGTGACGGGAACTCTTGCAGAACTTGCCAAAGGAAAGTGGAATGTCTACCCAAATGCCGTGGTATGGGTCATCAACTTGTTTCTCTTGTCTGTCGATCATTTCTCCGACGTCGAAGAATGGCTTGCTCACCATCAACTCCTATTTCTTGTGTCGGGTCCCGCAATACGGGCAGCGGTCAACGCCATTCATGAACTCCATCCCACAAGCGCCATTGCGACAAGTGGTCATCACACTTTTGGAGACTTCATGAGGTTCAACACCTTCGTCCTGCATCTTCTTACCTTGCTGGAAGGTGGAGCCTTTGACGGAAACTGATCCATCAACAACTTCCACTTCGGTTTTGATGTCACGCAATTTCTTCTCGTTGTCCATTACTTCCTCCTTGCGTCAAGGACTTTCGTCGATTGTTTTCCAGGTAAAGATAAGTCCTTCTTGAATTGCTCAAGTTTGTTGAGTCGTGTTTCCGTGTTCACCCACTGCTGCAATTCCTGCCTCAATGAGATCTTCACTCCTTCTCGATCCTCTTTGCTGATCTTTGGCAACATCACTTTGATGCAGATACCAACAACCCTTTCAAGCATTTCTGATCGCATTTCTTCTGCATCAACAAGGAAGCCTTGCTTCTGAGCTTGAATTAGACGAAGCTTTTGGCGAAGGCCATCAATGATCTCGAGGTTCCGTGAGATCTGTCCTTCATTTGTAGGTGAGAAGAAATCCTTGTTCTCATTCTTGATGATCTCGTTTCTCACATACAATTCGTTGATGTCTTTTTTGATCTGATCTTCTTCGTCCGTCAATTCCTTTCGAATGGACAGAGCCTCTTTCTCAATGAGCTCGTGAGCATCCGTCCTACCAAGTTTGTAGTGCTTGCTCATCTGTGCGATGAGTTTCAAGTTGTCGGCTTTGTTAAGAACTTGGGATTTGATGTAGCCGAGGATGTTCCTAGCTCTGAACAGATCTTTGTTGCCATAGACACGTTTCATCTCACGGATGATCGTGTACAATGGATAGCCTCTTGCGATCAGATCCTGAAGCATCTTCTCATATTTGGTACCAACGATCCCGTTGTCACCCTTTGTCCAATCACGAAGTTTACCAGGGTTCTTGACACTAGCAAAAAGATTCTTCAGTTGATGTTCAACCGTTTTCAGTTTATCATCTTGAAGATCTAATTGTTTGGGACCGTTTTCTTCTTCCTTGAGACGTTGCTTGGCTCTGTCGAAAGATGGCATGACTTCCTCAGTCGAATTCCAGCCCAGTCAAGCCTTTCCGCTCAAGGCTCTCATCGACCAGGTTCTCGTCGCTTTGCTCTGACAATGAGAGCTCACGAGTCTTGCCTTGCTCCTTGTACTTGTTGCTCACATCGAGCTCAACACTCTCTGGAAGGGTCTTCATCGGAGGCTCTTCACCGCTGTCGGCTCGACGTTGCATGTCTTCCTCTTGGTCGCCACCAACACGCATCATGGCACCATCACGATCCTCGTATTGAGTCACGTTGCCAGTATCATCAACGGCTCGATAGAGGTTCTCACCAATGCCACTGACACGACCACCGTGATCTTCGAACCACTCGTAGAGCTCAGCACTTGTTGAGAAGGACTCTGGTGCAGCTGAGGCTTGCTTCTTCTCGAAGGCCTCACCTTTGTCACCATCGTTCAGGTCAGTGTCGTAGCTCATTCTCTCGAGATATGGCTGACCATCAACATCACCTTTGACTTCCCAGAACTGTCCATCCTTAGTTCCGAGGTTCTCATTGGCGACACTCATCATTAGCCCTGATCCTGCCTCGATGAAACCAGCTCTCTTGGCAGCGGACTTCATGATGCGTTTCTTTTGAGCTGATCTCTGAATCGGCTTTGCGTCCATCAAGCCGTGAGTCAACTCCATTAGCGTCGCTTCAGCATGGCGCTGCAGCATGAGAGACCTCCTTGAAGTTTGTTAGTGAAGCGTTTGAGTGCGGCCTTTGTTGTTCCTGATAAGATGATTATATCCGGTTTTTCCTACGCCAGGCGGAGGCTCAGGCACTTCCCGCCTGGTCTGCAAGAGTCAGCTCATTTTCATTACAGGGGTGGTTACTCTATGAAGGTAAAAAAGATTTAATGATTCCGCATTTTCAAATGGTGTCGTACAACCTTGTTATGAAATCTACGTCCTTGTCGGTCAAGTGCTCGCCAGCCTTAAATTTGGCATTGATGGTCACCAGTCTTTGATGATGCATGTGATCCACTCTGCCAATGCGCTCACATAACGTCTTGAGCTTAGGCTCTAGCTTAGCGACTTTCTCATTGTGAAGGAAGTCACTGATCTCACCCATGGTCTATCCTTGAGATGTGAGTATGATAGAAGAAGGAGCTGTGATCTCATGTGATTCTTCCTTGATGATCTCAACGTCAGTGACCTTACGATCGAAGATCCCAGCCGTGCATTGATGCACTGTACCTTTGTATCTCACGCCAGTGATCGTCTCAGTTGCTTTGGTGACCATCACGCCATCAACGTCACCTTCAGCATCTTCCAACTTCGTATCGTCCCACTCAACGACTGACGAAGTGTAGGCCATGCAACCTTCCTTTAGACACGCCCCATTGATCAATGGGCACACACGATCCTTGAATGGATCCTTCAAATAGCGAGAATCCGTCATTTCCTTCACGGCCTTCACTGCAGGATCGATCTCCAATTCCTGCTTTTTCGTTTCTTCCACTGCTACTTCTTTTTGGTCGTCCATTTGCTCTCCATCAGAGGTGAAAGGTCCCATCCATCGACTGTGTACCACTTGTCTGTTTTGGCATTGTACTTCTTGATCTTCGCCATTTTGATCTTGATGCCGAACTGTTCGCAATAATTCTTCGTCATCGAACTTCGTCCAGTCGTTTCACGGTACTCAACAAACCGCTTGACCGGAATGATGAACGTGTCATTCACCCTATCACGACGTGGAACTCGCCATGAACTTCTGAAGTTGATGATGAACCACCCGTGGCCATTTGGTGACTTGTCAGTTCGACGTAGGTCTCTGATCTGGTGCTTCTTGATATTCTTGAATGGGAAGGAATTCTTGTTTTGCGTGGACTTCGCTTCTAGGTAAAAGAATTGACCAGTCTCATGAATAAAAACATAGAAGTCCGGGTGGAGTTGTGGGATGCGTTTGAAGCGTCCACCAAGCGCTTCGTTCTTACCAAAAGTCAGAAGGCGCTGGTCTTCAGCCGACTTAAGGAAGTTCTTGATCTCAAACTCGAATTGCTTGCCAGCGCCTTTAGACATTGAACACCGAGAAGAAACAGTGAGGACCGAAGTTATTTGGCAACATGGAACTTGCCAGTGCCAGTGTCGAAACATATGCGTTTGAATGCTTCACCGTTCACCATCTCTTCTTGTTTGGCGATTGAAGACTTGCAAAGCTCTACTGTGATACCGCTGCACAGTCGCTGGATCTGATACATCGTTGCGAGGTAGTTCACACCATCGACATCAATGTGATGCGTGTCTGCCATTCGCAGATTGATCTGCACTTGCTTCATCTTCTCAGTCATGCCAGCCATGGAGTCCAACCACCTTTCTCTTGGGCATCACGTTGACTTTTAAATCTGTCTCATCCATCTGACCGTATTTCTCTGGATCGATCAACTTACGACCATTGAATGTCTTTTGCCGATTCCTGGCCTTGCACCTTTTGCATCGCATAGCGGAGGATGGATGGCGATTGTGATAGTGCTCATCGATCAACGGCTCCACAACAACCTGTTCCATACCGTCTTTTATGAAGTCGAACTGTTTGGCACAAAACTCGCACCAGAACTTTGTTGTGTCCGATTCCAGTTTCGCTTCAGCCACGGTGATGAGGCTGAAGCCGCTGGTCTTTGCGATCTCAGTGCAAATCGTTCCAGTCGTCATATTCATCTCCAGTGTAATTGTGTGTCGCTCGCCTTATTGCTTCTACTATGCTTCTGTTTATCAGAAACCTTAACTGTTAACAGGCGTCTGGGACGGATCTAAGCGCTGAGCGTCGTGCGGCGGCGTTGCTGGTTTACCATCATAAGCCTCTCTTTCTGCGCTCATCCGCTTTGCTGATCACCTCTGTTGCAGCATCGATCAACCATTGGCTTCCGCATTGCGGTGTGGTGACCAATGCTTTGTACTTGGTAGCTTGATCTTCACAGACCAAAACGACTTTGTGTTGTCCGTGCTGTTGGCAAAGCTGTTCAAATGCGAATTCAAACTGCGTCAGGTCATTCAAATCACACCTCTACGTCGTTCCCAGTTCCACACAGGTGGGTCGTGCTTGATGGTTCCTGGCATATCCGTTAGGATAATCAGGTTGGTGCCTTGGGTGGCGTTTTGGCTCTCCACCAGTCGTCGAATTCGTCTCTGCATTTTCGACATATATCCTTTGTCACCATCCAACCAATGCACCAATAGCCAATGCGTCTTGAAACTTGGCTGTAGTAGTTTTCACCCATTTCTGCATTGCATCGATCGCAAAGGTGTTTGACTGTTGTGACCTTCATCGCTTCTTCTCTTTGGTTTTTGGCTCTGGTCCAAGGCAAATGAGACATGGCTCAGTGAATGGTTTGATGCCTTTTGTCTTCACCTTCACTTTACCCTTGTCACAGTATGGACACTTAGCCTTTGATGAGTTGGACGTCGGCATCTCGACCTTTCTTGGTTACTACCAAGTGGTTGGTGAAGTATTGCTTGATGTTCTCTTCATGCGAGACCACGATGATGTGCTTGAACATTGTGCTCAATTTGTCGATCATGTCAGTGAACTCTTCAATTCCAGCGTCATCGAGTGCATTCACTTCATCGATGAGTAGGAAATCGAATTGACATCCACGAGCATGAGAGAGTCGAATAGCATTGCCAATGCGGAATGCGAAACTCACTCTCATCTTCTCACCACCACTGATCGATTTGAACCCGGTCTTCTCTCCATCCACTGTCACACGGAAGTCGAAGATCTCATTGCCCTTCTCGTCTTCTGTCAAGATCTCGAGTGTGATGTCACTCTGATCGAAGCGAGCCAAGATCTCGTTGCTGTACTGCTGAATCTCTGGAACCGCTTCTTTCACGATCTCATTCGGAAGTAGCTTCAGCATCTCCAGCACTTTAGCAAGTTCGACATATGATCGCTTGATCTTGAGCTTTGAGCGAATGGCTTTGCGTAGATCTTTCAGCTTGTCCTGCTTCGCCGTGTCGTTTTCTTTCGCATTTGCAATTCGCTCTGTCAGCGTTCCAATTTTCTGTGTGATGCGATCATAGCGTTCCTTTTGATCAGCAATCTGCTCATCAACGCCATCAGTGTTGACAACCTTCTTTTCCAGATCTCTGATCTTAGGCTCGTTGTCATCACGAACCTTTCGATGATTGATACGTGCTTGATCGAGTTTGTTCCAAATCGCATTGTAGCTGGCAAGCTGATCTTTGAACTTCGTCTTCTCTTTGTCTAGCGTCTTCACCTGAGCTAGGCCAGTGTTGACACCTTCAAGTTCTTCGTCCAGCTTCGCTTTGTCTTGGTATAGATCTTCGAGTTGTTTGTCGTAAGAACGTACATCAGCTTTCAACTGACGCTTCTTCTCGAAGAACTGATCCTCCGTCAATTCATTTCCGCATGAGTCGCAAACACGCTTGACCTTGTCTAAACGCCCTTGGCTTTTGCTCATCAACTGCTTGAAATTGGCGATGGAGTCAGTCGCCTTATCCAAAGCACTTGTGAGCTGAACTTTGTCTGCGTGTAGCTTGTCGCTGTCAAGCTTCCTCAGCTTTTTATCGATCTCAGCGATGCGTTCTTCTGCTCGCTTCCCACCTTCAAGGATGTCGGCGTTAGGATCTTCAATCGCTCTGACTGCGGCTTTCGCATCATCGATCGATTTGCGAAGGATCTTCATCTTCTCCTTCGCATTCTCACTTTGTGCGTTCTTCTCTTTTTCTTTCTCCAAAGTCGTGATGGTGTCTTTGATCTCATCACGGCGATCTTGCTTGGAGCGCAGTTCTTCCTGCAGATCTTTGATGTTGGCTGAGTCACCAAACAGTTCTTTGAACTCAAGTTTGAGATCTTTCACCCTTGAGATAGCGACTTGCAACTCAGTCTTCACATTGGTCATCCGCTTTCTACCGAGTTTCAAAGCCTTTTGGTACATCAGCAAGCCTTCAGGTCTACTGAATACCTCACGCCTCTCACCTTGACGCATCTTCATCAGCGCACTGATCTCGTCTTGTCTGATGTAGCATGTGTGAAGGAATATTTCTTCGTTTGCTTTGATGATGTCTTCTATCTTCTTTTGAGTTGCAGCTTTGCCACCAATGCCTGTCTCACTGATGTTCTGCCATTCGCCATTCTTCCAATGCTTCAAGAAGAGAGCGCTATGAATGCGCTCACCACGACGAACGAGAGTTCGTTTGACCAAGTACTTCTCACCACGTTCTAAGAACTTGATCTTCACGAACCCTTTGTTCTCTCCCCATTTCAGAAGATCGTTGTTCTTTTCTTCTTCATCACGCGGAGTCTCAAAGAAGCACCAGCTGATACCATCAAAGATATGGCTCTTGCCGGTGCCGTTCGATCTGCGGTAGTCTTTTTTCTTCCTACCGAGAATAGCAGCAACACGGAATTCAGTGAAGTCTATCACTGAATGCGAGTGTGGGCCATAGTTATGATAGACAGCGCTAAGCAGTTCCATCTGGTTTCTCTTGGTTTGAGAATTTTTCTAAGGCCACTTGATTTCTGCGATGTAGTAGCTGGAGCTTGACATGACCTTTCTTACAGCTTTCACATCTCGATGGAGGTGGTCCTTTTCTCCCAGTCCTGAACAATTCCCTGCCACAATCAACGCATAGGATCTTCTCTATTTCGTTACTCGTCCTTTCGTACAGTTTAATACTCTTTTGAACCTTCTCTTTTTTCTTGACAACTACGATCTCAACCGGAGGAACATATACAACCAACTCGACATGTTTTCTGGCTGCGCAGATCTCTTTGGCAAGGGAAGATTTGTACACCTTGCCACAAGTGCAAGGCCATTCAGACTTGTCTGTTTTGTTGTATGGCATCACCTCTCCTCTTGAGCCTCTTCAATGAGCTCAATGCCCAAGCGTTTCACATTGTCTCTACTGCGCGGTTCAATGAATCGCTCTGTCCAAGCGCTAACTCGTTTCTTGAACGACAGCCCAGCGCTCTTGATCGTGTTGAAGACTTTCTTTCCATCCATCTCAAGTGTTCGACGTGAGACAGTGACGAATTGAGCACCGAGTTCACGAAGTTTCGACTCAACATAGTCGACGTCAAACACATCGACCTTCTCACCATTGGATTCAACGACCACTTTGACAATGGCGTTTTTGTAGTCCAATTTTGGAATCGCCTTGCCTTTCACTTCGATCTGAATGAAGCGTTTGGCATCGACTTCAACGAACTTCTTGGTGAGTTTAGAATCTGAGTACTTGAAATGCACAAAGCCCTTTGGTTGGTCTCGTTCAGCGAACGACACTCGATCCAAAGAGCCAGAGTAAAACACGAAAGGCTTTTCAAGGATAACTTGATGCTCATGCTGATGAGCACAACAGACAGCGATCACTCCGTCATCGTTTTTAAAGATTGACAGTGGAATGTCTTTTGGCTCGTCAGACTCCAACAATTCTGAGTAGTGATGCTTGATGCCTTCAACATTCCCGTGGAGACAGACAATGATCTTCTTCTTTGTGCCCCAAACTTTCTTGCGAATTGCTTTGTACTGCTCGACCCAGTCATCAACCGATTCTATGTACGGCATCGCAATGATGTAGTAGTTGTCCTTCTTTATCAGTGTTGGCTCATCAACAACATGCGTGTTTTTGAGATTCAACACCTTCAAGCTCCGGATATTGAATGAGTTCTGCTTGGCAAATGAGCCATCGTGGTTCCCTTTGAGGATGACCACCGTGATTCCATTGTCATTAAGCTTCTTCACACGGCGATAGAACTCAGCTCGCTCTTCTTCGCTCAGTGTCTTGCCTTTGCTCAAGTCGCCGTTGATGGTGACCAACGTCACTTTGTGTTGAATGCAGTAGTAGACCAAATGGTCAAAGCATCTCAACACGCTTTCAACAGAGGTGTCCAATCCGCTTTTAGGATTGGTGACGCCATATTTGTGCTTGCCAATGTGAATGTCGCCAGTCGCAACTGCTGAGATCATATACTGACTCCACGTGATAGCAGCTCGATGAAGTGATTGAAGTCTTTGTAATCAAAGACAGTGAACAGAGTATCTTCATCTGTCCACCCATGAAATTGCATCTCACATTCACCAATGAATTCCGGATGTTCACCATCACTATACATGTGTGGTATTAATGGAACATAATAAAAATCTTCAAATGGTCCTCTAGGGCTTTTTTCCATTGTATATGTTTTACCTTTGATTCCCAGTTCAGAAAAACTAAGTTGATGATATGTCCAGAACAATGTACCTTCTGGCATTTTTAAAAATTCTTCACGAGTCAAGTTTCGCATCATCGCCTCTTAGATTTTCGCTGGTGACCCTTTGCCAAGTGTTTCATTGCTTCAGCTCTATTCTCATCATCACGCTGGTCTTTATCTGCCTTTGGATAAAATTCCTGAAGCTTCAATCGTTGTTCTTCTTGTTCTCTGGCTAAATCACCAAAGAGACCAGCAGCAATCATCAAATTCAAGCGAAGACTTCTAGCCATTAGAACTCCTATTGAAATTCATAGCTTCCAGTTGTTCTCTTATAAAAATTTTTTGTAGTGATATAAGACAACAGATTATTCTTTTCTCCAGCGTATTTTTCGCCAAACCAATCTGTGTAACACAGCAGTAGAAGAGCATCCGTTATATTTGATGGATGTCTGTTTGCATTGCGAAGCGGGAGACCGGTTATTTGTGATTGAGTGAATCCTTTTACGTCACCATTTGGATAGACGTAGCTATCATAATACATGTCAGATCCCAAGAATGGAGCGCATCACAGCAGCCCCTTGTTCTTCTTTGATCTTCGTCTGCTGCATTTTCTGGTAGGCTTCTTCAGCCTCGTAGAGCATGATCAAAGCATCGAGCTTCTTGATCCCTTGATCGAAGAACTCGACTTTGCTTTGCCAAGAATGCGGATTGAACATTGGACCAAGTGCCTCAGCTTTGCTGCGACGATCGACCATCGTCTGCCGAGCTAAGACCAACTCGTCCTTTGTGACATTGAAGAAGTGCATGGACACAGCAGTCATCACGCTTTTGATCATCTCAGCGATGGCTGTTGATTGCTCCAACGTCATGCCTTTCTGTTCCTCTTGTTTCTGAGCCTCTGCAGGAGCATCGATCGGCTCTACTGCTTGAGTATCTTGTTTTTGATCCATGGCGTTTCTCCTATGATTTTGTAGCCATATTCAGTGATGTAGAATTGTTCGAATGTTGTTGTCACTGGCGTTTTGCCAAAGACAACGTGTTCATCCATTCCATTTATCCTTCCAACCAAGCCTTTCTTTATTAAACCGTTGAGTGCCTTACGTCTTACTGACTCATTGAGCTTCTGTGCAACGTCGAAAAATGTGGGAGCAGATGTTGTCTGTGAGATCAACAACATCTGCTCCATCACATAGTTCTCGTCACCACCTTGTTTGAGTGGTGAGCGTGGCATTACTGTGGTTGATGCTCAAGTCTTGCGTTATGAGCTGATGCTGCACTTGTGATGGTGGCAACATAGTCCTTGTATGCCTGCACAGCGAGCTTGGTCAGGATCTCTTTGAAGCCTGACTCAATGAAGAAAAAATCCTTCTTCTTTTGTTCAACGCTGTTCTTCTCTCTCGAAGGGAACGAGATGTAGAAGCCGTTGTCGCCTTGAACAAGTGCTATGCTGTTGAGGAACACAAAGCCAAGAGGTGTTCTTACCTTGCAAGAGACGTAGCAAGCAAGTCTCGAATCAGGCTTGACACAATGAAGCCCATGCACTCTTAAGCTTTGAACCGTGTCAGCGATCAATGCATCATCGATGGGCATTGTTATCTTTCTCCTATTGCCAAGATGTACGTAGCATCTTGATGAAGATCTTCTTGACCTTTGGATCCATCTCCATGCGATCTTTGAATTCATCGTAGTCGTTGAAGGCATAGTCGCCAACATAAAACTTTTTCGCTTTGTTCTTCTTCTTGATCCATTCACCCATGCCAGTTGAGTCGAGGCAGTTCCAAAGGTCTAGAACCTTATCAACACCTTTGCCATAGTGAATGTTAAACAATGCTTTGCGGTGAGGCTTAGCGCACTTGTTTTTCTTCAAGTATGCTTGAGTCTTGTTCGCGATCTTGTCATCGCCCTTCTTGATGGCACCCATCATCTTCAATTGAATGCGCATGTCGGCGGCGAAGCGAAGTGCCTTACCACCAGGCGTGTCTTCGGGATCTCCAAACATGACGTTGAACTTGGTGCGTGTTTGATTGATGAACACCAAGCAAACATTGTACTTGCGAGCCATGCGTCTTAGCTTACGCACTGTCTTGCCCATCAACCGAGCTAGACCACCCATTGTTTCCTTGTCCATCGGGTTTTCTAGTTCAGCCTTTGGCACCAGCATAGCAACGGAGTCGATGGCAATGAACAAAAACTTTCCACTGCGGATCATCGTCCTAGCAATATTGATTGCTTGTTCACCGTTGTCTGGCTGAGAGAAGAACAAGTCTTCTTGAACGACACCAAGTGCGTCAGCATATTCGAAGTCATATGACTGCTCAGCATCGATGAAAGCACAAGCCAGTTCTCTCTTCTTTGCAATGCGTTGTGCATTGGCCAGTGTTTGTAAAACCGTTGTGGTCTTACCACTGGACTCTCCGCCGTAGATCTCAACGACCGTTCCAGTCATGAGACCACCAACGCCAGTCGCTCGATCAAGTTCAAGTGAAGCAGTTGGTATGACGATACGACCAGCTTTCTGTTCAGCGATCTTATCTGCTCTCAATCGCATCACAGAGCCTTGACCGTAGTCCTTGTTCAAATCAGCTATGATCTTGTCGAAGTCCTTATCTACCTTCTCTGCGTGCTTCTTCTCTTTGGACGTCTTTTCGATGGGCATTTAGTGCCTCAAGTTGATCCCTACGGCATTTCCGGAACCACACAGGTTGGCCTAGGCTCGTCGATCCTTGCAGATACGTAAGGATAAACGGTACTGCCCTAGGTGGGCTTTGTAACTGAGACTTCTTTTTGCTCTAAGGTCAGTTCACCTTTAGCATCGTGTAGCTTTGAACTGATGGATGGATGATTGAGCTGCAGGATCTTGAGCACGATGTCTTTGTACCTGTCGTCGACAGTCACCACAAAGATGTAGTGACCGAACACAGGGTTCTCAACATCAGTGCACGTTCCGATCTCTGGTCCACCACCATGCAACACGAACTTTTTGCCAATGAACTTTTCAGCCATGTTCTTCATTCCACCAACTGTTGGTGAGATGAAGTCTTGGCTTCCCTTTGCTAACGGGATCGCGAAGTTCATAGCGAACTTGATATAGAGCTTTCCGAATTCATTGAATCCAGCCTGCATTGTAGCTCCGAAAAGAAAACAATGATGATCTGCGTGGCCCATTGTGTAGGATGGCACGTAACCAGTAGTCGATTCCCGGGATCAGTTTCTCTCTGACCTGACCTTTCCACGACAGAAGGAGAAGTTGAGCGGATGGCAACATCGTCCCGACAACTCAACTCTGCTTGTCCAACCTGTCTTTCGACTCATCATTGCACTCGTTCAGCTGAAGTGGGGGTACCTCAGCCGAACAAGATCAGTCTTCATCCTCATCATCGTCGTCGTCCTTCTTGGACTTCGACTTCTTGCGAGGCTTCTCATCCTCGTCTTCATCTTCGTCCTCGTCGTCATCGTCAGACTTGGACTTGCCCTTTTTCTTGGGCTTCTCATCTTCGTCCTCATCCTCGTCTTCGTCGTCATCATCCTTCTTCTTCGACTTTTTCCGAGGCTTCTCATCTTCGTCCTCGTCCTCATCATCTTTCTTCTTGCCCTTTTTCTTGGGCTTCTCGTCCTCGTCCTCATCGTCATCCTCATCTTCGTCTTTCTTGGACTTCTTTTTCGGCTTCTCGTCCTCGTCCTCATCATCCTCATCGTCATCAGACGACTTCTTCTTCTTTTTCGGCTTGTCGTCCTCGTCCTCATCGTCATCAGCGGCGTACTTCTTTCCTTTCTTCTTCGGCTTCTCGTCTTCGTCATCCTCGTCATCGTCCTTCTTCTTGCCCTTGGCCTTGGACGAGAAGTTGCCAGTCAGCATCTCTTCGATGTCGTCGATCGAAACCTTCTCGACGAACTTGGAGAGATCATAAGGACCACCGTCCTCCGTCTTGGCAGCGATCAGTTCACGCAGGTCGGAAGGCAACTTCTTCTTCACGACCACGCCATCCTTCATGAACGGCTTGATCGTGTAGCGTGTGTCGGTCTTCTTGCTACCGACACGAGTGATGATCACATCGAACTCGCTGGGATCCGTGAGACCGGAATCCTCATCAGTGAGAGCAGCGATGTCTTTGAACGTACCGAAACCGCATTGGTAGACCATGACCTGAGGCTTCTCAGCCTTGCGATCGATCACGTTCATGTAGAACTGACGCTTCGCCTTGAAGTCCTCGTCTCCGCTCTCCTCGAACTTGGCGCAGATAGGGCACTTGCCCTTGCCATGACACACGGCAAAGCGAACTCCCTTCTCACCGTTCTCTTTGAAGCCAGGGAAGAAGTGAACCCACGCATCTTCGAAGTTGTTGTCGATGATGCGAATCCTGAGCTTCGTTTTCTCACCCTTGGCTGGAGCGTTGACCTTCAAACGGCGGATATCGTCACCACCGCTGTTTGCGATTGCGTCTTGCCACTTGTTACCCACGGTTACCTCTTAGTTTGAATGATTGATGAGTTTGCGCTTCTTGACCTCAATGAAGCCGAGGTCGATGGCCTTATTGAAGAGCATACCAGCGCTAACTAGCATGTCCTTCTTCTGCTTGAACGAGTCTTTGATTACCTCCAGAATGTCGACATTCTTCCTCCAACGCTGAAGCTTTCTCTCGAATTCTTCATGTTCATCAGCGAACTTCTCCTCGATGTAGGCATCAATGTCGTCGTTTGTGATACCACGTTTGATGCCATCCTCTTTGAATCGACGATGCAACCGTTCAATAGCTACGCGTCGCTTGCTTCGCTTCCACTTCTTGAATTGCCGTTCAGTATCACTCAGCATGTCTTTTGCTTTAGCTAAGAAGATACCAAACTTTGCAAAACGCGTTGGTTGAAGGAGGAACTCACGTTGAAGAGAATCGTAGTCGTCTGGATCGTAGGAGATCAGCATCTCAAGCACATTGCCTTTGTACTGCAATGCATTGATGCTGATGCTGAACTCCTCACCGCCTATCTTGTCACGAAGCTTTTGTATCAACTCCTGGTTTCCGAACTTCGACATGTGGAGCCTCCTCGACATCGTCACCGCTTACCATCTGCACTGGATACCTCAACACAACGACCCTTGTCGTGCTGAGCTTCGCAGATTCAAAAGCGGCTTTCACTTCTAACTCGATCTTCTTGAACTCCACATCGTCATACTTTGTGTTCTCATCACCAACGATCACGAAGGTGATCTTCTTCTTCAAGCTCTCGATCCTCATTGGTCTGAACTTGATACCAGCGTTTGTAGTGAGGAAGACTGTGTCACCGAAGTTCTTCTGATCCTTTGTCGCCATCTCGTGAAGAGCGTTTGTGATGTCACTTGTGTCCGGTGTAAAACCAGACTCAGCGTCACCAACGATCACGTGAACGAACTTGTTCTTGAAAGGCATGTTGAACACCACGACTCTCAAGAGCTTTTTGATCACGGTCATATCGAACACTGGCTTTAGCATTCCACCTCCATGAGTTAGATCTCAATCTACAACTTTCATGTAGTTATCTGCTCCACCACGCCCAGAAAGCACGAAGTTCTTCTTCTCACGATATTCTGAAACTGTGAGATCTCCATAGAACAATGCACCTGGCTTGACGAAGTGTTTGTACGTCTGCCATCGATCACCAAAGATCGTAAGTGAAGCCTTCTTCTTTCCGAATTGAAAGTCAACGAAGGCCATCACACCATTTCTGGCTCGATGTTCTCTCACTGAACGAATGATACCACCAACGTGAGCTTGGTAACCGGCGTCATTCTCGAAAACCTTTTCTAAATGTTCTAGGCCGTGATCTTTTCCAAGCTTGACGAGCATATCATCGAACAGATGGACAGAGAATTCAAAGCCATAAGCTTCTTTCTCCATCTTCAGGAGCTTTGAAACATCCCACCTCTCTCGTTCAATAGCCTCTCTCTCTTTTGGTTTGGCTTTCATCTTAGTGTAGAGATAGGCAAGCTTGTCACGCTTGATCTTTGGATCCATCGAGTCAAATGCACCAGCCTTGATGAGTGACATGATCGACTTCTTGTTGACTCGCTTTCCTGTTATCTTCTTGAGGAAGTCGTCGAAGCTTTTGTATTTCTCTTCAACGATCCTCACGGCTGCTTTCTTCACATCACGGATGTGACCCAATGGATATCTGATGCCATCGCCTTCTGGCTTGAAGCGAAGCTTCGACTTGTTGATATCCACTGGCAAGATCTTGATGCCGTTCTTCAAAGCGTCTTCAATGTAGACCTCAGTGTCAGTGCCACTGGACCATTGAAGGATCGCTGTGTAGAACTCGATTGGGTAGTTGACTTTCAAATACATGCATTGATAGCCAATCATCGCATAGCAAACTGAGTGAGCCTTGTTGAAGCCGTACTCAGTGAACTTGAAGATGATCTCCCAAACGAACTTAGCATCTGACTCGCCGATCTTCTTTGTTGCACGACTGATGAACTTATGCTTCACTTCATCAAGCAGTTTCTTGACTTCTGGCTTGTCGAACTTACCGACATTCTTCGTGATCGTCCTTCTCATATCATCAGCTTCAATGACTGAGAATCCTGACAGCTGCATTGCAGCCATCATCACTTGTTCCTGATACAGCACAACGCCGTATGTTTCAGGGAACATCTTACGCATGATCTGTTTCACCATCTTCTTCGTATTCTTGTTCTCAACACCATGCTTGAGATCATAGAAGACCTTGTCCATCTTCATTCGCAACGGACCAGGTCGATCGAGAGCATTGAGAGCTGCAAGATCATCGAAGCAATCCGGTTTAAGTTCTCTGAGCATCATCGCCATGATGTCAGTTTCAAACTGGAAGGAACCGAGTGAAAGTCCCTTGCTCATTTTCTTGTAGACTTTCTTGTCTGTCAGCGGAATGGTCTCAATGTCGATGTCTTTATCATGACGCTTCTTGATAAGCTGCAAAGCTCTCTTCAAGATGTCGAGCGTTTTGATGCCCAACACGTCATACTTCACAAAGCCGAAAGGAGTCAGTTCCTTCCTCTGACCTTCTGTCCAGCCAATCAACAGCTTACCACCGTGTCGCTGTACCGCAACCAAGTGATCCAATGGCTTAGGAGTGATGACGATCCCAGCTGGATGTTGACTGATGTGCCGAATCCTACCCTTGAGCTTCCAAGCTGTTTTGAGGATCTTCTCATGTTTCTCGTGTGCTGACAAGAACTTGTCGACGTGCTCAGCGAAGGCTTCCTTAAAATCAGAAAGCTTCGGATACTTCGTCTTCACTTCTTTGTCAATGTCTTTCGGGAAGACAGCCGTGAAATCGTTGGTAGCTTTTGGATCTCCACCCATCACACGTGAAACGTCTTTGATGGAGGACTTCAACTGCATCATGCCATATGTTGCAACGTGTCCAACCTTATCCTCACCATACTTGCTGATGAGGTATTCTTCGATCTCGCCTTTGCGTTCAGATTCGAAGTCCACGTCAATATCAGGCATGTCTTTTCTGGCTGGACTGATGAACCTTTCGAACATCAGACCGTGGATCAGAGGATTGACACCTGTGATGCCGAGGCAGTAGCAGATGAGAGAACCAGCGGCTGAACCACGACCAATGCCAACCATGATCCCACGCTTCCTTGCTTCTTTGATTGCATCGGCCAAGATCACGAAGTATGGCAGGAGTCCTAAATCCTGAAGGATCTTCTGTTCATACTTGATTCTTGCTTTCTCATCTTTGCTTGAATCTTTGAAGCCTCGTTTCTTAAAGCCTTCATCAAGCATTTCTTGAAAGGTATCCTCAACGCTCTTTTTAGAGTCGATGTTTGGAAACTTGTAAGATGAATCGATAGCGACATTGTCTATCTTCTCCGAGAGTTTCGCAGTCTCAGCGACAGAACGTTCAAAGATCTTACGATCCATGTAGTCCTTATGCCATTCCTTCCAACTCGCTAACATCTCGTCTTCGCTCTTCATCCACAGTTGCTTGCAGCCAAGCTCCCAAGGCATTTTGGATGGCTCACCACGTTTGATTCTTTCCAGAGCCTCCTTTCGATCCTTCCACGTCTTCTTCTGCTTGATGAGTGCCATCACATCTTGGAGGAGACCATCATCCTCGTTGACATAGTGAGCATCATTGGTGATGACTGTTTTGATCTTCAACTCTGCGCTGAGTTTGATGATGCCTTTGTTCACGACCCTTTGTTCTTTGTAGTCGTGCACTTGCATCTCAAGATAGTAGTCTTCACCAAAGACCTTCTTGAATTTCTCTGCCCATTCTAAAGCTCCATCGTAATCTTTGGCAATCAGCTTCTTGGCGATGACACCAGAAGTACAACCAGAGAGAACGATCAATCCTTCCTTCAACTCTTTCAAATGAGCGAAGTCTATGCGAGGCTTGCGATAGAACCCGTGTTTGTGGGCCCATCCGTTGAGACGCAGAAGATTCTCAAAGCCTTGCTTGTTCTTAGCCAGCACGATGAGGTGCATGTTGCCGGTATTCTTCTCTTTCTTCTCAGCATCATAACCGAAATAGAACTCTGATCCAAAGATCGGTTTGATGCCGTTTTCCTTGCATTCTTGATAGAGCTGCACAGCACCATTGACATTACCGTGATCAGTAACAGCAATGGCAGGTGAACCTTGCTCTTTGGCTTTCTTCACGATCTCTTTGATCGTTCCAACTCCATCGAGTAAGGAGTTCTCGCTGTGTATATGCAAGTTGACAAAGCTCATTGTTTCACCAGATGTTTGTACTGAGTCCAGAACGCATCGAACTCAGTTTTCCATTGTGCGTAAAGCTTTGGATTCCTCATCACTGCTCGTGGATGCCACATGTAATGCACAAACCAGCAGTGACCATCATCCAACAATTTCTTCAACAACCGCTTCATGTAGAAGTTGTAGGAGTGCTTAGCCACGTTGCCCATGACGAAGATCAACTTCGGCTTCTGACTCTCTAGTTCTAAGCGAAGAAAGTCTATGCATCGAAAGATCTCATCATCTGTAGGAGGCCTATTGTCTGGTGTCGGGCACTTCATCACGTTGGTGATGTAGTATGGTGCATTCATCTCTACATCTTTGAACAACTTGACGAGTGTTCTACCACTGTTGTTGCCACCATCATCTAAACCGAATGGGATGATGTCTGCTGTGCGAGACTTCGGTTGCCATCCAGCGTTTTGAGCGATGAACATGATCTTTGATTTTCCATCACCATAACCAAGACCTCTGTTTGGTGACAGCTTACATTTATTACACAGTTCGACTTTTGCGTTGATCAGCTTTAAGTTCACGACTTCTTTTTCTTGTTAAGGCGCATTGCCCTTATGAACTTGATCTTTGCCTCTATCATCTCAATGCATTGCTTCTCATTGTGACGACCAGTGTCAACGATCAAGAACCTGAAGTTGGCTGGAAACTTTGGAGCATAGAACTTCACGTACTCGGTGAACATCACACCATGAAGATGTTCATCAAACTCTGGTCCAGTGTCGTCTGGACTTTCTGCGATCAATCGTTCCATTCTCGTTGCAGAAGAGCACGTTGTGACAACGACTAAGACATCGCCTTCGATGCTTGTGATCATTGGCGTGCTGATGTTCTGTGTTCTTCCGTAGATCTTAGAGTACACTGCGTCCGATATGAAGAAACGATCGCAGATGAAGTTGTCGAACATCTTGAACATCTCAAGCATTGTTTTGTTGATGCCTAAGAAGTAGTGCTCTATCTTTCCACCTTCCGGGAAGCTCACGTTGTCAGTTGCTCTCGGAGGATAGAACATCTTCATGCCAAGTTTCTTCGAGAGAAGATTGGCCAATGTCGTCTTGCCTGTTTTGTCTGCACCTTCAAATATGATCTTCATTGTTCTACCCTCTCATAAATGTGTCGTGTCCCAGCGCCACTAAAGATATCGGCGATCTCAGCAGTAGTAGGTACCTTGTCATTGTTGATTGAAGCTTTGATGAACACTTTGTATGGATCGATCTTTACGATCGTATAAAACGATTCACCAAAGATCAATCGCTCTCTTCGAAGATCCAATATCATTTCTTGCGCCGTCTGTTTACTTGGATGAATCCACATCGCCAATCGAACTAAAAGATTGTGAAGTGAAATACGAATTGAGTTTATCATCTCTCCACCCATTTGATGACGTGCTTCATATTGTACGATGCAACTACTTTGTAATTTCCAAAACGAAGACTGCTACTCTTGGTCTCTTTTTGAAACTCAAGAATACCATCTTTCACATCCACCATATCAGCTTTGACGATGTCAGTTCCTTTGATCGTCGTCACTGTGAAGCTCATGGCATCAGCTCCATCTTGCTGGCAGTTGTGATATCAGCGATGATGCGTGGAGCCGCTGACTCATACGTCTCGTTCTCCATTGCAGCTTTGACAAGCATTTTCCTCCACTTCAATTGCTCAGCCTTCGGCATGGTGAGAGCCAAATGCATCTTCTTCGCAAGGTCAGTGGTATCTATCTTGAAGCCTTTGTGCTTCACGAAGAGCGGATAGTTCTTCGCATATTTCTCGATCTTGATCTTGTAGTTGTTGACTCGAGGGCAGATGATCAAGTTGCCAGCCAACATGGCTTCTGCGTGAGTCACGCCACCATGTACCTCATTGACGAAGAGGTTGCAGCTGATGTGCTGACCGCGAATGAAACCAAGATACTGCTCTCTGTTGAGATGAAGCAAAGTGATCCGATGATCTGAACCGTCATCAATGACGTTTTGTTGTTCTCGTGTCACTTTACGAGTTGGATCAAGCATGTAAGCAGAGAATTGAGTGTGATCTTTGATCGCTAGCAACTTTCCAATGCCATAAGCAAAATCATCCCAGTTGGTATATCGACCAGCGGTCTCTGTGATTCGATTGCCAAAATAGATGATTGGTCTCAAGCTAAGAGAATGAAATTCAAAAGCTTGGATCCTCTTGTCAAGCACTTCAGTGGCGCTGCATCCAATGCCCCAGATCGAAGGCTTCCAATGCATTGTGTAATCGCCTTTTCTTGTGAGATGCTGATCAAGGACTCTGATCGTCTCATCTTTCGTAGCTTCACATTGGAAAGCTGTGATCTCAGAGTGAATGAAGCTCTCCACTTGACGATCGAAGTACCAAACACCTTTCGGTGTCTTCTTCCCAATAGGATTGTCGAAGAAGTAATTGGTACTGATCATCGGAATGCTCAAGCCGAGATCGTGGAACACGACCTTCCAGCTCATTGTGTGAGTGTTCTCATCATTGATCATGACATCAATGCCATGAAGGAATGGATTGATGAGGAACTCTTTCCTTCTACGCAAGAAGTCGAAGTGGAAGCGACTGGTCACAGGTGAGATCGGGATGTCGTCCTCATAGATCATGATGTTGTCGCGAATCTCTTCAGGGAAGAGCTCAGCATACGACTTCATGTCTGCGATGTCCTTCAACCTTGGCAACTTCACGACGAACTGCCATTGAGGCTTCTTCTTCAACACAGCGATCAAGATGCCACGCATGATGTTGACACATGCATCATTGCGAAGCAACCATTTCATAGAACCGTCTGGCATCTTCGTTGTGTTGGACACTTGCACTGCGTAAAGGATCTTCATTGACTGCTCCATTTGGAGTATTGTTCGATTGAGAACGCCCGGATGTTCGACTTAGCAAAGAACATGTCTGCGTATTGAGATGGGTAGTCATTGAGGTATATGACTGTCTTGATCCCAGACCGGCAGATCATTGCAGCACAGATATCGCAAGGCTTATTGGTGCACCACATCTCAGCGCCGTTCAATGCTATGCCGTTGTATACAGCATTCATGATAGCGTTTTGTTCTGCATGAATGCAGATCGCATTGTCAAGGTTCTTTCCTGACTCATGCGGCTTGTCTTTACACTGACACCGCAAACAGTCGTCTGTGCTCACATGAGGTGGCGGACTGTTCCACCCTTGTGAGACCAGACGGTTTTCTACAAGGATGATTGCTCCGATCTGCCTCGACTTGCATTCTGATTGTGCTGCAAAGCGAAGCAGCAGATCAGTCCAAAGAGCATTCTTGTCCTTCATGTCTCTACACCTTCTTCAGTTTCTTGAGGAGCTTCTGCTGGAACTCGACTTCCTTCTCATCGCTCTTCAAATCAGCTTTGGTTTCCTTCAACCGCTTCTCGAATTCCTTCAAGGTCCTCTTCAACTGCTTCTTCACGAAGTCGATGATGTGCTGCTTTGCTTTCTTCTCCGACTTGTAAACACCGGGAGCCTCACCAGCTCCACTCATCGAGATCCTAGCTGTGAACGTGTCACCATTGACCTCATCTCCACCTTTGATCACTCCACCTTCAAAGTGCTCGAAGCGGAACGACAGATCACCGCTCTCAAGCTTCTTGAAGCCATTCTTGGTTTTCTTGCTCATTACATACCTCCGTCAGTGTGTGCCCTACTTCTGTAGGGACGTCTCCAAGATCTTGTTGAGTATGTCATACTCATGATCAAGATCCAAGTCGATGAGCATCGGGTCATTCAAATATCTGCGAATGAACTCGCTGCCATATGGTTCTGAGTCAATGTAGAAGTTAGGTTCTAAGAAGTCCTCTGCTCCTCTTGCAATGCGCTGAATGTTCTTCACATCAGCCCAAAGACCAAGCAGATTACCGTGGAAGTCTTGCTTCAAGTACTCCTCAACGATCCAAAGGATGTACTTGGTTGGGTGAGTACGACCAGTGATCTTGAAATGATCGATGCCAGTGACTGACTCGTAGAACTTCATCGTCTGAGGCAAGATGAAGCGAGCACGAGTCCATTCAACTGGACTCATCGCATTGCGAAGATAAGTGCACCGTCCCATCGGATAACTCTTCTGTTGAGCTGCTTCTTTCTCATCAGCCACTTGAGCATGATCGTTGTAGCACTGCACTCGATCAGCGCAGTCAGCAATGCAAAGCTCATTGGCCAGAAGTTCGATGTCGATACCGAGCTTCTTTGCTTCCTCGAGAAGCTTGAAGATGAGTTTGAAGTTCCGGTTCTGAGCAACATCCAAGCACATCTTGTTAATGTTGGGTGCCCGTCGCTTTAACTCACGCAGCTGGTACGCTGTATTCGCTCGATAGATGGTGCTGATCTCGATCGGAATGTCGCACAGCTCTTGAACCAACTCCATCGCAAGAGGATGGCTGATCGTTAATCGCCCAACGCCAAAGCTCTTCAGCATGTCGAGTTTCTCTTTGATCAACACCTTGTCGATGTCGCTCTTCTTGACGATCGGAATATTCTCGGTGTAGTTCACCAAGATTCCTGCATCAACAAATTGCTTCACCGTCTTGCCGAACGTCTCAACATCCGTTTTAGGAACACGGAAGTCAGGACGCGCTGAACCAAACACCTTAACGCTTTGCACTGAACCATAGATCTCATGGATCTGTATGCCATTACCAGCATACTTCTCGTTGAGAGCTCTGAAAGCCTCAGGCAACGCTGGGTCGTAGTTGCTGCCAACCATTAGTTTGAGCACGCTTCCTCCTCAGATTTTGATGCCTTGTCTTTGAACGTACCAGTTCAAGATCTTCTTCGCTAAGCTCATCTCATCTTCGAAGATGTGCATCGAAACTGCGGAGTGATAGTAATGTCCGAGATCGATCTCCATTCCTTCGTTCTGAAGTCTCTGCAGTACTGCCATTTGGATGTGTGTGAAGTTGTACACATCATAGCAGAGCGTTGTGACTGCGTTGTTCGAACGCATCAGAACATGAAGATTGAGTTGCTTGTCTCTGATCATGAACTGCAGTGCGATCGTGCATGGGTACTCGACCTTTGTGAGCCCATTGAACGAGTCTTCCAGCATTTCTGAGTCTATTGGATAGAGGATATTGATCACAGCTCGTCTGGTGTCTGGATCTCTCTTCAGCTCAGCAATGATTCGCTCTCTCTGTTCGACAAAGCGAGGTCCATATGCTGTGTTGCGTCCCTTCATATCTTCGTCGCTGAACTTCTTGGCGTTGTCATTCACACCAAAGAGCTTGGTGATGTCTGACTCACCATTCCAGATCCACTCAAAGAACTTCTGAGCGAATTCTCTCTTGAAGCCTCGCGGTGTCGCTGAGACTTCGTTGTTCATTGGATTCTCCAGTACGAATGTGTACTGTGGGATCTCAAAGAACTTTCGGCCTCTAGACGAAGGACTGTACTTTGCCTTCGTTAGGATGTCTCTCAACACAGATCGATAGGCTCCATCGAAAGTGCTGAAGGCTTCGTAGAAGAACATGTGAATCCTTTCTGAAAGGTGTAGGTCGACGCTCGGAGTTTCACCTGCGCTCGACCATAAAAGGAGAGGCGCCTCTCGGCGCCTCTCCTCAAGTCTTACTCGTTGCTTAGTCCGCCAAGACCTTGGCAGCCTTCTCGAAGGACTCTCCCAAAGAGCTCAGCGCCTTGCTGGACTCCTTGTCGTCCTTCACCTTCTTCAGCTCGCTGGTCAGCTTCTTGGCGTTCTTGGCCAAGCGCTTGGCCAGCCGCTCAGCGACTCCCGACCAATGCTTCACCAGTCGCTCACCACCGCTGCCTCGCTTGCTCTTCTTCTCCTTCTTCTCCTCTTTCTCCTTCTTGCTCTTCTTCACGTCCTTCTCTTTCTTAGCCATGGTTTTCTCCTTCTTTCCTTTGGGGGTGTCTTCCTCGTCGTCCTCGTCCTCTTCGTCATCTTTGGACTTGGACTTCTTTTTGGACTTGGAGGACTTCTCCTCGTCCTCATCCTCGTCATCCTCATCGTCATCAGAGGACTTCTTGGACTTCTTCTTGGAAGGCTTCTCGTCTTCCTCATCTTCGTCTTCGTCATCGGACTTCTTCGACTTCTTCTTGGACTTGGGCTTTTCGTCCTCATCCTCGTCGTCGTCTTCATCGTCCTCATCGGACTTGGACTTCTTCTTCTTGGAAGGCTTTTCATCTTCCTCGTCGTCGTCATCCTCGTCTTCATCTTCGTCTTCGTCGTCAGACTTGGACTTCTTCTTCGACTTGGACTTCTTGTCGTCCTCATCGTCGTCGTCATCCTCATCCTCGTCTTCATCCTCGTCTTCGTCATCGGACTTGGACTTCTTCTTTGAAGGCTTCTCGTCGTCATCGTCATCATCATCTTCGTCTTCGTCGTCAGACTTGGACTTCTTCTTGGAAGGCTTCTCGTCTTCCTCCTCGTCTTCGTCCTCATCTTCGTCGTCGTCCTTTGCCTTGCCCTTCTTCTTCGGCTTCTCGTCGTCCTCGTCCTCTTCATCTTCCTTCTTCTTGCCCTTCTTCTTGATGTCCTTCTCGTCCTCTTCCAGTTCCTCGTCCTTCTTCTTATCCTTGGCCATGGTGGCTCCTTCTGTGTGATGATTGAAAAGTGAAAGTTGACGTAGATCAGCCTCGTTTCTGCTCGCCGTCATAAACCGATAGTCCACCTCCGTCAGTAGACCTGTGAAGTGAGTGAATCAAACTCGAAGATATAGTATCCGGAAAGCCTGATCCAATGCTGCACTTCAAAGGAAATTGTTCTGTTGTGCATCGATGATGCGATCACGAACTTTACGGTCAAAGATGGATCTGACCTTTGCTTTCGTGAGATGCATCTTCTTTGCGATCTGCTCTTGTGTCAGGCCTTTCATCATCAGTTGGCAGACCTTCCTTCCTTCTTCTGGAAGGATGTCCATCAACTCTGAGAGGAAGATCTCAGTGTTCTTAAGATTGAATTGATCATCGCTCTTATGATCACTAATGCCATTGATCATCTGTGGCTTGTCTTCCCTCATATCGTCCAGTGACACGCTAGACGATCGAACTTTTCGTTTGTAGGTGTATTGACTGTAGTGATGTTGATTGAACCTGTTCTTGAGTGACGTACCCAAGAATGTTGTGAACTTTGCTCCAGCCTTTGGATCGAAGTTCTGAACGCAGTTCCAAGCAACGATGCGTCCATCTTGCAATAGATCATCGATGCTCTCACCACGAACTCCACTGCGGAGAGCAAAGGCAATGATGAGTCGATCTGCGATCTTCAACAGATCTTCGAATGCATCATCACTGCGCCTTGCTCTTCTGACGAGGTTCGGTCCGATCCTATTTGGTCCGTGGTATTTTGAGAACATAGCTATTTCGCTTTCTTATCTTTGTCACCCTTCTTCTGCTTCTTTTCGAAGGCTTGCTCTTCTTCTGCGATCTTCTCTTCGACCTTCTCCATCATGTTGTTGCTCATCATCATTGTCCATTCCTCATAGGACAATGAGACGCCCTTACCAGGCGACCAAGCTCCACTTTCACGATCTCGCTTCCAGACTCGGATGTCAACCTTCGGAGGATTGGAACCCCATTGTCCGATTGTCACCATCCGTTTCCTGTTCTCACCGTCTGAAAGCGTTTCGAACTCGTGAAGCAACTTGTATTCGATCGGTTTGCGATCACCTTTCGTATCCACCACTTTGTCTTTAGCCATTGGCTTTCTCCTTCTCCACGAATACAGGAGTTGTGATGGTCAATCGTCCTTTCTCTGTCTTTACATCGATCACTTCTTCACCATCGAACTTTCCAATGTTCACATTCTGAACCGTTCGAACTTGGATCTCAGTGAACGGTCGCTTTGTTTGGATCTCCTTGAGTATCGTCAGCAACCTTGCTGCTGTTAATTCTCTTAGCGCTTGTTCTGAGATGGTCGGCATCTGAGGCCTCAAAAAGATCTGGAATGCGAATTGCTTCAGTACCAAACTCACGTTTGATATGAAGTACTCGCCCTTTGAGAGTACGAAAGGTGAGCATCATGATCTCGTACGGATTCTCGCTGTTGATCTTTGGAAAGTCAATCCCTTCGACCATCCCGCTGAAGTACTGTTGCTGATGATCCCATTGGAGAGTGAAGCCGACTTTCTTTTCTTTCATCCAATGAAGATAGGCAGAAAGCACCCACACGCTACTGAACAACTCGGGGGTTCAGCACCGACTTGATCATGTGGTTCAACATCTTATCCCACGTCTTTTTCGGGATCAGTTCCATGATCTCTGCATTGCGAATGTACTCCCACATTTCCTCTTCAACATGCTTGTTGAATGCCTTCTTGAATTGATCACTGGCGATGATCAATTCGAATTCCTTCTTCACTCGGGACTTGATCATGTCTTCGATCGTCTCACGAGCTTGTTCCTTCACAACCTTTTGGATCACCTCAGCCAAATGGCTTTTCAATGCTGACGACTTGACAGCGTCCTCGACTTGCTGTTCAAAGCTTTTTTTCTCGTTCATAACCTATCTCCACTCAGATTCTTGTGGGCTCTGTACCACAGCTGCATCTTATTCAGCGGTGCAGGACCACTCGATTTGGCTTTAGGGACAACCTTCTTGGAAGGTTGATATTCCACTTCTGTCGTGGCTTCCAAATACCTGGAGGCCATCTTGAATGTTTTGAACGGTTTGTTGTAGTATCTCGCAAAGCCATTCAAAGGATCATTTACAACGCAGTCTCCACACAAGATCTTATCCGCTTCTGCAGAAGCCTTTGTTGGGTTCTGACAGTTGCAACACGGAATGATGTGGAAGTTTTTCTTCCATGACTTCTGCGCTGAGTTGCTATTTTTTCTTTTTCCACCTTTCATCAGCGCCTCAGAAGATGGATTGTGGATCCATGATCTTGTAGCCTTCCTTCCTCAGTAGTTCACAGGCAACTTCAAGATCTTGGATCGTGTTGTCGATGTCTTTTCTGAAGGCTTTACGAAGAGCGTAGGGAACTGAGTACTTCACATTCCCTTGTTGCTTGATCTTGCGAAGACGATGGAAGTCTTCAACGATCCGTTTAGCGACTTCAGTTGAGTACTTCTTATTTTGCTTAGCTGTGAACTTCACTTGATCACAGATGACGTCATTGATCACGTCGAGATCCACATCGGTAGCTCGTTCACAGTTGAGCTCAAGGATCGCCAAGTGCTGTCGAATGGTATTGATCTTCGACTTGCGTTCTTGTTGAGCACCGATGTTCAACTTTTCTTTGACGTCAATTTTGAGATCAAAATACTGAGGCTCAAACTTGATCGTCTTCACCATCACATGATCCTTGCCCTGCGGTACAAAGAAGGCGACTGGATTACCAACCAACCTCTTCGTCACTGGCAATAATGGATCAGCGATCCAAATGAATCCAAAAGTGTTATGCTTGAGTTTAATGAGTCGCTTGAGTTCGAGTTTGTCGAGTCGGATTTTCTTGTCTTTCGGAAGTCCCAACTCAATCCACTCACGATCTTGCGCTTGACGTGGTTCAATGCCAGCCACGTTGATGACCTTGATCTTTTCTCGTTCGCAGTAGTTCTCCACTCTCAACTTAGCTCTAGCAAACTTCGTTGCGTACACCTTGAAGACCCTGTTTTTCAATTTGTCTGGGTTCTTCTTGGATTTGAAGTATGCTTTGAAGAAGAAGATCTGGAGGACTATTGGCTTGTCCTTTGTTTTACCAGGGAACTTAGCCACGCCTCCTCCTAAGCTTTAGTGTTATGGAACTTGAACCACATCCTCTTCTTGATGCTGAGATAATTCTTATCGATCTCCCATCCGTTTGCAACCCATTTGCCTTTCTCGACTTTGAACAGCAAATTGAGAAGGTCATTCGCTTCTGCTTTGCCTCGTTGTGTGATGAGCTTGATGATGCGATCTTTTTCGCTTGGTGAAGGATAAGCGAGAGGATCGTTGACCACCTTCTCAAAGTCTACTGCTTCATAGCCGTACTTTCCTGTTGCAACGCTCAAGTACAAGTTGTAGATGAAGGATGAGTCTTTCATCAGGAACTTGACTTTGAGCAATGGGTCGAGCACTGTTCTCAATCCTTCGAGCTTTTTCCTTTCTGATTCAGGCAGTCGAAACATTCATGCCCTCCATGAGTGAGTTCAGAGCACTTCTCCAAAAGCAACGTGAGGAAGCGTCTTCTGGATCTTCAAACGCGTTGGTCGTTTGTGAGTGATGGCGTCAATTGCTTTCTTGACTATTCCAACATCCTCTTTATCATTGATGAAGATGATCAGTCCACCACCAGTGTATGTCTCATCCGAGACTAACACCCAAACTTCGTCTCGCTTATATGCCTTAGCGAACGAATCCTTCTTCTGTCCCTTGAACAACGCAATTGGCTTGCCCTTTGTGTCTGACTCAAGGACTTGACCAACAACGATGTCGTGTCTGGGAGCTTGCGGTGTGCTCACAGTGTTCCTCCTTGTTTCTCACTTCCATAGATGGACAGCTTCAACTTCTCTTGCTGTCCCTTCAGCCGTTCGATCTTGGTGTTGTACTCGATCTTCACCTTCTCGACTTTCGAATTGAGCGCGTTCACTTGCTTATTCTTTTCTTCAGTGAGCTTTGTAATGCGTTCAGTGACTCGAGTGAGAGTCTTGAACTCCGGATTGTGTTTCTGTCTCAACTGCTCTTCCTGCATTTTCTTCAGTTTGTTCTCAAAGAAAGCGCATTTGAGATCCTTGTTCGCCGGATTTCCTTGCCAAACGCATCGCTTGTTTTCCATGCACTCTGCTATGCGATTGCACTTCGGCACTTTGGTGAGCATCAGAACTTGACTCGAGCAGATTTGCCATTGAAGTAGGCAGTGACTACGATCTTTTGGTTCAAGATCTCGCAGAGGGCTATCAATGATCTCATTGGTGAAAGACCAATGCCGATGATCGTCTTATCGGCTAACTCATCAACAACAGATGAGTAGCCAACGAAGAGACCACCATCCTCTTTTCTCATGCGAATGACGTGTGTCTTCATTGTGATGTGAAGATCGTGAGCAGCCATCCAACTTATGAGCCGATTGTTCTTCTCACTTTCCTCTTGCATCTGCTTCATGCGTTCATCTGCCATTGGCGGAGTCTGTGGGAATTTCATCGCATCGAGCTTTGCAACTCGAAGCCTCACCAATGCGTTGTCTATCTGCTCAGCTGCTTTGATCTTTCTGGGAGCCATCAGCTTCTCCATGAGTGAGTTTTTTCTTTCCAGTCCCATCACAGTCTGGGCACTTTCTGATCTCAACGATTGGAGGCATTCCTTCTTTCACCTTTCCTTTCCCTTCACATCTCACACAATCGTCTTTGTGAAGGATCTTCTGAGCAACGATTTTGCCTTTCACTTCATTGAATCTATTGCGCACTGCATCGATCTTCTGCAGTACCTCAAGAGGCAGCGTGAGCTTCTCAATGAGTGTCGTATCTTCTTTGCTGATAGGCGTTTTGATGCAACCACTGTCGTCGTGAACATGCTTGACCATGTCACCGTGATTGAACATGAACAGCAGATCATCATTGCCTTCTAACACCTCAACCATTGGCTCGATGAAGCCATCTTGAAAGGCTTCAAAAGCATTGATGGCATCCTTCTTCTTAATGATCACCATGACTGGGATCATCCACAGCTCTTCTTTGTCTTCACTCATTTGAATACCTCGAGCCAAGCCGTGAACGATTTGATACGATCACCAGTCGCTAGTTTAGTTCGAAGCGAATGCTTTCTCCACCGTGGAGTTCGCTTATCATTTCTCCACTTTCTAACTAACTGACGACGGTAGGCTTCATGTACATCTTCGATGTGTTTAAAGTCCTTTGTCACATTAGCGAACGGTGTCAAAGGAACCGGATGGTTCCTACTTCTCATGAACATGCAGTAGTCGTAAAAGACTTTTGCATGTTGTGCACAAGCATGGATCTTGTGATATCGTTCTGTGTACACATTGTGAAGTGCAACGAAGTAGTCGCAGAGCCATGCATAATTCTCAACTGATGCAGCGGCCCATTTGACACATGGATGAAAAATGTGTGTTGGCTTATATGGAGCCTTGAGATTGCTCATCTCGTTTAAGTACATGACGGTCGACAGGATCTGCGCTGTTTCAGTGCACATCTTGACAACTCGCTTGTCGTCAAGACAGAGAGCATTAAACTTTGGATTTGCGAACGGAACGAAGATCTGCATTTTTACCCTCGAGTTTGAGTCGCTCTTCTCTAAGAGCAGCTTCCATCTCTTGGATGCGCTTTTCTTCCTTCTTCAAATCCTTTGGTGACGTGATTCGTTTGACTTCACCATGACCGAAGTGTTTCTTGTTCTCTGGATCACGCATGTCTAGCCAGTCGCTCACAAATGAAGCGCCACGGCTCAAGCCGACTCCTTTCGCATTGCCCCTCAACGTCATTACCATGCGATCCTCTAGTGAGTGAGTAGTGTTCAGTTTGCTAGTTGTACCTCTTCTGTAAAGTCCTTGCGATTCGGCTTGAGTGTGTTGACCATATTGATCTTACTGCCAAATCTGTAATAGAGATCTTTGAGCCATTCCTCATTCGGAATTCCGTTATGCTCAAGTTTGTGATGGATGTCTTTAAGCAGTTCTTCAACTGCCGATGCCATTCTGCTAGAATAGAGCTGTTCAGCATTCAAAGCGATCAACGCCTTCATCTTGACGTCTTCTGACTCTTTCAATTTCTTATTGGCTTCGACCGACTGATTCAAGAATACAGTGGCTCGAATGGCATACATTCCAACAAGCCTTTCGTAATGAAGCTTTGTTAACTCTACTTCGTGAGTGATGATGGTACCAGGTCCTTCAGGTAATGCGTTGTTCATTTCCTCACCTCGATAGGAGCTCTGCCTTTTAAGATCTGGAATCCAGCAGAGCGTTTGTGACCACCACCACCGAACATGGCAGCGATCTTGGAAACATCTTGACCATTCTCTTGAGAGCGGAGGCTGAAGCTCATGCCCTTCTCCGTTTCGAACCAGATCCCGGCGAAAGGCTGACCTTTGCTCAGCTCGTTCCCAACATCAGAAGCCATATCGGGAGAAGCATTCACCACTGGCACTTGATAGCCAGCGATGCTCATCATGAAGGCTTGTCTCACCAATGCAACGACTTTAAGATTGTGATTGCGCTCAAGAGCAACGCCATCAACAACGAGCTGACGATAGCCTTCATCGTCCAAGAACTTATTCCAGATCGTAAAGTCTTGCTCATGAGAGTGCAGAGCATAATGCACTTTGCGAGTATTGTGCAGTTTGAACTGCCAAGTGTCCCAATCCTGGATGTTCTCGTAAAGAGCTGGCATCGGATCTTCAGGGTAGAAGTGATTCCACGTCAGTCCAACACCGCTCTTCATCGGATCGAGACTAGAGCCATTCACATCCTGACCTCGCCATTGGAAGTCATTCATCGCTTCGATGGCACTGACGTGGTGATCCAGCCAGATGATCTTCTTCGACATCATCTGCAACTTGTACATGTCGCTCGGCTTGTACGAGAAGTCGACGATGTAGACATCGCGATCCTTGGTGCTTGGCAGCTTCTCACTTTGGTACCGACCACGCCAAATGTCCACATCACCTTTGAAGTGATTGTGGACGATCAACGCGCTTCCGAAACCATCAGTGCAGCTGCTGTGATAGATGCAAAGTGGTCTCATCAGTTCTCCTCTTCGAAGACTTGAGGAGAGAAGGTCTCAATGCGAGAACCCTCAAATGCTTGAGCTTTCAAGAACTTATTGAAGGCAGCCAATTTCTTCTTAGCTTCCGTCTTGTTCTTGGCATCGATGTCGATGCTAATA